CCCGCAAGCCCCGTCTATAACCGGTGAACCGGTTTAGGCGGGGTTGTTGACGAAAAAATGCCTCCGTACAAAAACCGGATTTGTGTATTCAGTATACGGCGATTCGCACACAACAGCAACAGCACACTGCACGGCAAATTTCCCGAAACGGTGTGCTGTTTTCGCTTTAGCTTAACCCGATACTGAGATTTCCTTCGGTATCCATCGTGATGCGCAGCTTATCGACCAGAGATTTCCGGAACAACTCCTTCTCCTTCTCGGTCATCTCGATGCGCGTCTGACCATAGGCGCTTTGCAGCATATCCTCAATGTTGCAGCTTCCCAGCTGCTGCTTGAGATAGGATGCGCATTCGAGCGCCAGAGCATCGTTGCGGAGCCGGTATGCGTCTCCCGCCTTGCAGAACTGGTCCGTATAGCAGTAGAGCACATGATGTTCCCGCATCTTATTTACGATAGCCTTGCTGGTCTTTTCCCGCTCGAACATCATCAAGAACCTGGCCGTTACGACATTGTTGATGAGCGGCCAATAATCGGAGTCTGAGGAGAACAGAAGAAAGCTGTCGATTTTCTTATCGTAGTGCTCCTGGCAGCAGCAGACTGCGACCGTCATATCGACAACGCTCTTTCCTTCCACAACGCGCTGCGTCATGAACCGGTCCACCTTGGCTTTCGTATAATGCTCCACGAGTCCCCAGATGGACGAAGCGTTCACATCATCGAACAGGAAAATCTTCTGAATCTTCCCGATAGCCTCAGGAGAAAGGCTCTGCAGCACAGCAAAGAACTTCAACGGGTCACAGTTCTCGCAGTCCACGAGGATTTCAGAGCGGACGGAATGAAGCAGGAACTGCTCGACATTCTGCTGTGTCTGTTTGCTTTCCCCGCGAACCTTGTCGTAGTCGCAGAAGGTATCTCCGTTCTGAGCATACAGCCGGATAAGGAACTGTTCATCACTGCCCAGAAGGTTTCCGCCCTCGTCAGCCTTGAACTGCCAGTTGAGGAAGGCATTGTACGGGAATCTGATAATATTCTCGTTGTAGTACAGCCACGCTCTTTCCTGCGCCCTGTCCTTCGTCTTGGTCGGGAACGAAAACATCTGACGAATATACTCCCACGGCACCCACATCGGGAAGATATCCTTGCAACCCTGAATACGATTCGCGATTTCCGCCGCGATTCGGGGTCGGTATTCGTCCAGCGTACAATTTGCTTTGACGATATCAAGCCCGTCCTTGCGCAGTGCTTCGGTCGCTGCCTTTGTCATATCCATTGAATGCAGGTTTTTGAGGTCGTTTACCATCTGCATCTGCAGCTGCTTATAGCAGTGCTCGATGCAGGTAAATAGAAAACATAAGTTGCGTACCATCCGCGCATCCTGATTTTTTTCGAGTTCTTCGTAAATTTCCGACAGCAACTCTCCGGAATCAAAGATGTTCTTATCAACGCCGAGCAAATACCCGGCTTTTGATACGATTTCCTTTTTGTCGGTATAAGTATCGTTTGCGAGTGCAGTTTTAAGCTTTGCTTCGGCAAATAAATTGCCCATGCGGAATCCCTCCTTTGTGTTTCGATACAGCGTCTAATTTCTGATGTTCAGGTAACAAGAAACCCGGCATTGGTTTGCCGGGCAGGAATGTTATCTGAATTTGTCACGGATTTCTTCGTCCGTTGCCGGGCGAGGTTCGCGGTGTTTTGAAATGATATACGCGGAGCACTGCTCATTCAGCCAGTCGATATCATTGCGGTCTACCTGACTGAATCGCTGGCACAAAACATACACATGTACGCCAGCCTTCGCAGCAGCTTTGAGCAGTTCGCGTCTGCCGTTGAAGATGTCGTGGCGGCATTGGTCATAAAACAGGAACACCATCGGTTTCCGGCTTTGCGCTTCCTCGCTCTCGGGGTCTGCCATCGCAAAACCCTGCGCCTGAAAGTTTGCAAGGTCTACGGACTTGCCGATTGCTTCACCGGCACCATCCTGCAACGCGAACAGCAGCCGCCCGTGCGGGGCGTTGCCGTACTTGGCGCGAACCATCCGGCAGATGCGGTCAAATTCCTGGTCGAAGCCGATATACAGGACAATATTGTTCTCATCGCGCAAGCAATCGACTACTTCTCGCGCCGCCCAGAGCGTTTTCCCCGCTCCGGGGCGTCCAGCAACGACATTGATGTGATTATCGATGTTCATACGGCATCCCCCTTTTACTGCTTCTCGGTCTTGTCCTCCTCAGCCACAGCGGGAGTCTCAGGCTCTTCTGCCTTTCCGGTGGGATTTTCCTCGACCTTCTCGGCATCAGCATCAGAAGCCTTCTTCTCGCCGCCCTCGTCCTTTTTCTCGGGCATGGAGCAAGGAACCTTCACGACATGGACCAGAACGACCGGCTCGTCATCCTCGTCCTCGTTGTCGGCATCCTTCTCGGCGCATTTGCGGCAACCATCACAGGGAGCGTCATCGCGCAGTTCATCGAGGTCGAAGTCATCGTCATCGGCGGTCATGGCCGTCGTGGCACCAAGCACAACACCGACAGCAACAGCGCCGAGGGTAACAGCGCCGACAGCAGCGAACAAATTTTTCAGAATGGACATGATAGCTTTCTCCTTTTTGCAAAACAACAGTTATTTAATATTCTTGGATATTCAGAAATTTCAGATACCCGTGTGTGTATCCGAACAATCCCCACAGTGCAGCAGATGCCGCATCGCGCCGTGCCTTATCGGCAAAAGCCTTGAACGGAACGACCGCATCTTTCAGGTTCTGGTATTCGTCAACATCGACATTCATGAGAGACTCGATAGTCTCAGGCATCTCGTTGCGGAAGAAGATATATACTTCCTGCCACTGCAGTTCCTGTTCTCCGCCGCCAACGAGCAGGTATTCGATGCCGATACGAAGCGCACTGGAAATCAAGGTCTTGTAGAACTCGTCGTCCGGGTCAGGAAATCCTGCAAGGATTGTGGCAGTCATATTTTGACAAGCAGCTGAAACTTCACGGTTCCTGTCAAACGATTCCGTTCCGGCACCGGGCAATACGAACTCGCTCGGCAATCTCGGATAAGAGCCCTGTGCGGGGCTCGGTGTACCGGATATAATATCGGGATTCAAAGCCGTAGTATTCTGCCGGATAAATTCGGCAGGCTCCGGCATCGGATGTCGTTTAGCCCAGGGCCAACTCATGCAAATCACCTCTAATTTTCATTATCTGCAATTCGCACGAATCGGCAAGAGTTTACGGGTTGTTTTTGTTTTGCTTTTGCTGTTCCTCAGTTTCAAAATGCTCAACGCGGATATGAGAGACTCGTTCCACCTCTTTGAACGTTGCGACCTTGATGAGGATATTCTGGGAAGTGATGTTCTTACGGTCCTTCCGAGTCACCGCAACATGCCGCATCGTTTTCCAGTAGAGGTCCGGCGAAATAAGGCTGAGCGTGTAGATGGGCGTTTTCGTGGTTTCCAGAATATAGTTTGCAGCCATCGCACGGATATGTTCACGGTCATGCAGGCTCATGGTGCAGGGGTTATCGTTCACGAGAACACGGAGCAAAACGGTCGGTACGAACTGAGGGTGTGCTGCTCCATCGTCATCGAAAGCATACGAGAGAGCGTAGGCAATGAAATCCATGGTGCGCCACTGCACGACCTTGTCGTTGTCGCGGACGGCGGGCGTGAGGGAATCTTTCGACACATACTCGGCGCTGACGATTTTCTCACCGGGTTCGAGTTCTTCCTGCATACAGGCAACGATTTCGAGGCGTTTGCGCTCGCAGAGTTCATCGGTGAGTTCTTCTTCTTCGCAGCAGACTACGATATCATGGCACAGTGTACGGGTGCCGCGCTGAGTGACAATACGCAGATAGAGTTCTTTCGGATTGATGGATGACATCAAAATATCAGTACCTCCCGGCAGCAAGAGTATGCTGCAGATATTTTACGCCGTTCACGGCGATGAAGAGTATGCTTATCACAACAGCCGGTGCAGTGGACACTCCCATCGCAACCAGGACTGTGCGGATAATCCAGAGAGAAAGGTCAAGGGTGAAATACCGAAAACTCGAAAATGCAATGAGCAGTGCAAATAACAGAATCGATATCCAGGACCCCTTGATATCCTGAGCGCTCGGACAGGAATGATAGGCTATCTGTGCCATGAGTGTGGCAGCGACCCATACACCAGGTTCGCAAAGAGCAGCGGCAGTCCCACCGTTCTGCCAAACCTGCATGATGTACCAGCCGAGCAGGCAGACATTGAGGCTTCCGAACAGTGCCGGGGCAATGCCGATGGCTGTTTTCTGGAGCAGCGGAAGCAGGAACAGTCCTCGCGGCGTGTAGTTGACATACCCGAGCGCCTTATCCCCTTCCTCGCGCTTAAAACGATAGAGCCGGAACTTATCGATGCGTGCGCCGGTGAAAAGAGCGACCAGAAGGTGCGAGAGTTCGTGGTGGATGACACCTATTGCTGTCCAGCGTGTATCGTAGCGTTCCGCAAATTCGACACCAAACGCTTTCTCCATGAGCCAAAGACTTCCCTGCCGTCCCGCCAATTCAATCGCCATAATGATGACGACGGTGGCAATCAGAATCACGCCGCGATAGGCGTCCAGAAACGCAAGGACTGCATTCATCACCCGTTCACCCTCTCTTTATGGATTTTCTGCTTTTCGCAACCGCCGCAGCGGAGCAGACAGCAGTAGTGTTCGTGACGAATCAGAGCCTTGAAGTAGGAAATTTGTGTGCGGACCGCATACGGACATGTCCGGTCTTTGACGGAACAAAGTCGTATATACTGATACCTTGCCACGAAAACTCCTCCAAAAACTACATTTCTTCGTCACATCCACATTATACCAAATGAGGTGTACTGAATACAAGCATGATGCGATTTAGTTGCATTTTGTTCACAATTTACTTTTACTGGTGCAAGTTATATCGTTCCCGCTCAAAAGCCCTGTATGTGGGTCTGTTTCGAGCGATACCCAGCTACACCCTTCTGATGCAGGCGGAGATGCCTCAAATTCGAGCCGTACACCGCAGGAGGGTAAGTTTATGCCCTGGCTGAGACAGCCTCGCTGGCATAGACGCTCGTGCGGGAAACTATGCAGCAGAGAGCAAACGGCTGCTTGAATCCGACTGCAGTACGTTAAGTTTGAACCGTGCTCTGTGCGAGACCCACTGCTGAGACAGGCAGAGATGCCCTGAATTCGGGTTGCAGCCGTAAGTAGGGTAAACATACGTCTCGGCTACGAGAGGCTCGTCTGCCCTAAGCGTTCTTCGCCCTGGCAGAGCATAGGCGGCGATTCCCGCATGCGACCTCTGTCGAACAGTGCTGAATGCCCGGATGTGATGGACCCGGAACGCGGGAGTGTTAGTTCCGGTGCTGTGGTAGCCTTGTGCCGAACGGTAGCCGGTCGTGTGCCAGCGTGCAAGTGCCGTGCCGAGAGGGTTCAGCTGCGAGGCAGGCTAGTGCTGCTCCAAGGCTATCAGGTGCGCTCAGGGGAGGTTCAGAGGTCTAGTGCCGAACCGGGGCTTTCTGGGGCAACCAGGGGCTTACAGGTGCTTCCCGGTTCCGTGGACTCCTGCTATCCCTCACCGCGCAGTTACGCGCAGCTGCGCTAGGTGTTCGCCGTTGTATTGGCTACTACCTGCGAAAACGCAGTTGCCGCCATACGGCGGCCTACGGGAGTTTGAGCTTAAGTGTTTGCGTAGCCACCCTACTCCACTCAGGTTCCACCCACAGGCACTCTCAGGGACTCCGGTGCTTTCTTAACCGTTCTCCTGCTCTTTCCGGTTCTTTCAAAAAAATCTAAGACTCTCTTTAATCTTATAGAGCTCTATATATCTAGGGCCGCACAATACCTGTTTTCTTATTGCCACCATTTTGCGTAAATTTGCGAAACAAAACGGGCTCAGCAAGCGGTTTTACCACCTGCTGGATACTTCGTCATCGTATTCACTCAGACACTCAGCAGACATCTGGAACGCGGCGTCATCTGGGAAATCAGGCTCAAAATCCTCTGGGTCGTCATCGGGTTCTGCGAGCCAAAGGTTTGCTTTGGAGTAGTCCACGCGCTTCGGCCGGAACTCATCCAGCAGCAACTCATCCATCGAGCAGACGGTCTGGTAGTCGCCGCCGAGCCGGACAGCCACGCTCAAGTTGCTGCCTTCAACGACCTGTTTGCTGGGCAGTGCGAGCGTTGCGGGAAGGTAACCGGCATCCTGAAACGGCTTCGTGATTCGGTCGATGGTCTTCTGTTTGGCGTACAGGTTAAGACGCAGCTCGGCTTTTTCGAGAACGGGCAGGAACGGATTCTTCATCTGCTCGACTGCTTCAACAGCCTTGACTTTGAGTTCATTCGTGTGCTCGACAACCCTGTCAGCAGCTGCGCGAATCGAGCACTCAAGTTCCTCGGCAGTCTGCTCAATGACTTCCTGCAGAGCGCGGTAGACGGTCGCTACATGGCACTTGAACAGTTCCGCAATCGCTTTGACGCTCCAACCCTCGCCGGAGAGTGCCTGCATCTCGAGAGAACGGCGCATACGGCGCTTCTTCTCCTCGTCCACGATATCAACACCGCGAATTGCCGCCTGACGCTTGACAGTATCGATGCCGATTTTGAGTTTTTTAGCAATCTGCTTTATGCTCAGTTTTTCCTTGTCAAAGAGCTCGATGATGGTATCGTACATTGCCTTCTTGGCTTCGCGCTTTTGTGCCGCTTCCCAGATTTTTCTATGGTTGCGGATACGGTAATCCGGAATGACCTTGTGGTCAATCAGAACGCCGAGCATCTTGCGGTCAGTAGCGGAGCTGGCAACCGGGTACAGAATCCCGTCATGGGTCTGACGGCTCCTATCCATCTTCTTCTTGAAAGTGCTGATGCGTAGATTCTTGAACTCTTCCTTTGTCAGACCAAGAGCCTCAGCGATGGTCTCATCCTTGAACGGATGCTTCACCCAGCTGACGATTTTTGCAACTTCCTTGTCCGGAAGTGGCTCCGCAAAGGTAGAGTTAATAAGCTGTGCCTTTTCCAAAGACGCAGCTTGGTGATAATCGCATGCTGTAGATAAGCAGTACAGCAGCACAGTATGCCGTTTTCCAACAGGGGTCGTGTTTCTGCGCAGGAAATCGATAACCGCATCCCAGCGCTGTGTGATGCAGCGTTCGGCAATCTCAGACTGGGGTTTTGCGATACTTCTGGCAGAAACGACCGAGCGCTCCGTATTCCATTCGAGAATACGCTTCGCAAAGCGTTTTTTTGCCCATGCAAGCTCCTGCTCATCGGTGGTATTGAAGATTTCGCGGTTCGAGACGACTGTATCGTCCACGATGCGCCACTCAACATCGATAGAATCTGCAAGGACATACAGGTCATTGAGCCGGTATCCCACTGCAGGGGCATGATAGACATGGCAGCAGCGCCCGGCCTTCGTATTGAAAGTGCCAGGCAGACGCATAATATGATTGATGCCTTTAACGGAATCGTCTACGGAAGCGTACAGGAAATTGTCGCCCCAATTCACAATCTCCGCTTTCAGCATCGTGCGAATCTTGGTATGTAACCGCTTATAGATTTTCAGGGCGTGCTTGTTGTTCGGATTGACAGGGTCTATGAAAATCCAGTAAGCTGCGCCGCGTCCGGTATTGACAACAAAGCCTTCCGGAAGAACCCCATTATAAATGGCGGTGGTCAGCATCTTGCAGATGCCATCACTGTAATAGAGAGGGACACCCTCCTCATGACAGTCGATATCAAAGCCCAGAGAAATCAGCTGAGAGATACGGGAGTCTGTACGAATACCGCTCTCGCGCAGGGATTTAGCCCAGTACGCCGTGTTATTTGTGATGTACAGGTTCGTGGTGCAGTTATAGTATGTGAGCCGATTCGACTTTTCACTGGTCTTTGTGAAGATGCTATGCAATTCCGGCATGATAGTGTTCGGGGCAAATTGACGAATGGCACTAAGTTTGTGTCCGACACCCTCGGGCTTAGAGTACACCTGAAGAGCGCCCTCTGCTTCGCAGAACTCGTAGGTCTTGTAGAACGCAATATCGTTCTCCGTAGGGTAAATACGGCGCTCGCACTCGGGATAATCGGTATATTCGATTGTAGCAGCAGTTGCAGCTTGCATTGTGATACCCCTATATATGGCGTTCCATTGCATTGCGGACACATCATACTGTGATTTTAGTTGCTTATTTCCCATTATCTGCGGTTCGCAAGTATCCGCAAGTGGGTGCAGGCAGGGGTATATAGCAAGTTGCACAAGTGAATCAGGTGTATTGAATACAACTATGATTCGACAAATGTTAGCGCAGAACAACCTGGCTCTATCAGTGCTCAGAGCGGGAACCAGCCAGAAAGCACCAAAATCTTCTCTGTTTTTACCAAAACAAAAAACTCCCCTGCAAAAATGCTAGGGAGCGAGAAAATATTATTATGTTTTCGGGACAAACACAACATAGTATTGAGACTCAATAGCGCGGGTCCAGTCAGGAAGCAGGTCCATGACTTCGATGCACAGCTTATGCTGAGAGCGATTGAGCAGAACAGCATCAAAATCCCACTTATCGAGAGTATCCTGAACCGTGCGTTCAGTAGCACTTTCCGAGCCAGTGCCCATCGAGATAGAAGCGTCTATCACATCGTCCGGATACAGGTCTGCGCGGCTGTCTGCGAAGTCTTGGAACCCATGGTATATCGCTAAGCCTCCGTCGTTATAGCCCGTGTATAGGCGCTGAGGATTTAGTTCGTGAAGCTCCTGCACAAAGACAGGGTCCATCTTGTCGTAGGTCTTGTCAGGGTCATTGATAACAAAGGGAGCATAGAGAACGATGGCGGCGACCAGCACAACTAAGGTGAGAATTGTACTCCTCTTCGCCTGGCCTGTAAATCCTTCCGTGGGTCTGCCGCCGGTCTTCCACATCTTGTTTTCCTGCTCATTCATCATGACGGCGAGGAACCGGAAAATCAAAGGCGTAGTGACAATCAGAAGATAGGTGCGGATTCGTACATAGCGGGATGTAAGAATCAGACAGCAAAGTATCGGCAGAAATTCCGTGATGCGGACTTTCTTGTGCGAGGCAAAGACAATGAACAGAAATGCCAGACAGAAGAAGGCAACGATATCGGCGAGCTCGCACGGTTGCCATTCCGAGACATATTTCTTTGTAGCCTCGTTGTTTGTCAGGAAGAAGTAGTAGTATAGTTTGTAGGTATAGGGATTGATAAGTCCTGTCAGAAGACTGGCAACAAGAATCTGGATATAGGTCTTGACCTTCTTTGTCTTCTGTTCGTTCTCATTGACAAGACCGAAGGTATTGATGTCGGGCAGATAGCACATCAGAATGAAAAGAACAATGAACGCGAACAGAATAGGCAAAGACCCGCCATGCAGGTTCGCCCAGAGGAAACTCAAAACCGGCAATAGCCAGCACCGTTTCGAGTCCGGGTTCCGGTATAGGTCGTTCAAGAGATAGAAAGAGACCACAAAGAGAATCATGCCGATGTTCTGAGGTCTTCCGGCCCAGGATAGCAGCGCTGTGACAATGGTGACGAACAGACAATTCTCAAACGGGTCGCGCAGTTCTTTCGCCCAGGCATATTCGATAAAGAGCGCGTACAGGAACGCGGTGATGAAGGAATAGATGAGCAGTCCTACCACGGGATTAGAAGAAATGTACGAGAACTGATAGAGGATGATGCTGCTTAGCCATGAATGCGCGGTCTCTGTCAGCCCTAAATCCTGAGATATCCAGGAGAAGGTATCTGCAACCGGAATCGTGTGTGTAGAGCAAATTTCTCTGCCGAGAACGATATGCCAGTAATAGTCGCTGTCCCCGATTCCGCCCAATTCAATGAGCAATACACTGATAGCGGCTGCAATCAACGCGGCGAAGAAATAGAGCGTCTTATACCGCTTTTGCGAATGATGCATAGGATGTACCTCCAAAACGAAAAAATGGGCAGACCCAAAAGGTCCGCCCGCCGTAATGGTCATACTTCCATACTATGCCGTTCGCAAGATTCGGCAACTATTTTAGGATTTTCCGCTCTGACAGTTGTTTCAGGAGCGTGGTGTACACATGATTGTTGATACAGTAGTCATGCCCGAAAAACTCCTCATCGCTCTCCCTTAGCGCCTTCGCCAGAGCCGCTGCTACGGCAGGACTTCTGGAATATCCCGCATCGCAATGAACGATAATCTGGGAAACTCCGTCAACATACTGAAGAAATGCATCTACAATACATCCGGCGTCCTCGTCAGACATCGGTTTGAGCCCATGCACGCATTCGGCAGTGTCGATGTCATCGAACTGGAGGTATTCGATATGCCGGATATTCTCGTTGTCGGCCTCGTTCATGATGAGCGGCAGCTTATCGTCAGTGCTGGAAATCGAAATGATGAGCGTAGGTTCGTCGATGTTTTTGGCATCATACTCGGGTCCATACCCCAGAGCTGCAGCAAGGCACTGGACACGATACATCACCTTGATTTTCACAGTCCCTCTCCTCCTTCCGGTCCATCAGAAATCCTGTACGATTCAGCCACTGTACGGGATTCTGAAGTAGTCCAGATATGCTTTGAATCTGTCCTGTGCCGTTAAGCAAGTATCCACTAAATACCCATGCTCATGGTTCCATTCGTGGAGCCCGCGATAATAAAACATCTTCAAGTCATCCTCGATAATAAACGGGACAATGTTATTTTTAAGACATTCTTTGAAAAGGATAAGTCTGCCGATACGCCCATTGCCGTCTTGGAACGGATGAATGCACTCGAAGTCGTGATGGAATGCAATGATTTGTTCGAGCGTATGATTTGGGACGGCATTATAGCCGGACAGCAATTCGGAAATCTCCGCTTCGACTTTTTCAGGCGCGGTGGTATCTCGCCCGCCGACCTCGTTAGGAACGCGTTTGTATTCGCCAACGGCAAACCAGTCTTTCCGGGAATCGCTTGTGCCGTTTTTTAGCGTGAGATGCAGGCGCTTGATGAGCGTCTCCGACAGCGGATACATAGCGTTGTCGATGACCATGTCGATGCATCGGAAATGGTTCGCGGTCTCGACAACATCGTCCACATTTACAGCCCCGCTTTCAAACCCGATAGTATTCGTCTCGAAAATATACCGGGTCTGGTCATGCGTCAGGCGACTTCCCTCAATATGGTTCGAGTTGTAGGTCAGGTCAATTTGAACTTTGTGGTAGATTCCGCCTTTCCGCTGCTTCTTCTTCTCTTCCCGAAGAACGGACAGCAAAGCGTTCTCGACCTTTGCGTTTGCCCGTTTCGGTTTCTCTGCGTCTTCCGGGATTTGCCATGTTTTACCGGCAAGAACTGCATTCGGAATTTTGCCGATAGCGCAGTAGTTCCGAACCGACCGCTCCGAGAGATTCCATTTTTTTGCCGCATCAGCGACTGAAATATACAGCATACTGCCACCTCGCTTTAGTATAGTATACAACGATAGCGGCAAAATGTCAATTTTACATAGAAGTAATCCTGCATTTTGCCGATGAGTGCAAACAAAAAGCCGCCCACCAAAAAGTGAGCGGCTTGCTGTTAGAATTTTACTCTGCGAGAATAGATTTAGCCTGTTCAGCAACCGCATCGCGGATGTCGGCAGGAACTTTCAACATCTCCAGAGCATCGTTGAGATTGGTGTTTCCTTTGGTGGAACGGATGAGGTTGACGACACAGTCAACAGTGCCTTTCAGCTCACCTTTATGTTCGCTGTCGGTCAACATGTTCCCAATCAAGTCTTTCATGTTAATGGGCCCCCTAGTGTCGATTTCGTACGCAACATCGAGAAACCGATTGTTATTGGTAAAAGCTGCCATGAGTTGCAAAACCTCAGCAGGATATTTCACCGGTTGTGCAGATGCTTGATATTCTTCTTTGGTCCGAACTTGATGCAGATAATCGACGACATGACGAAAATCACTTTTGAAAAGCTTTCGCGTATCATCGTCGAGAAATGCAATCTCGAACACTTTGATGTGATAATCATTGACAAAGGATTTGAGTTCTTCGGGAATGTCTTCGATACATTCCAGCAAACTCGTTGGCTTTGCCCAATGTGTTGTACCGAAGTACAGGACAAAGGAAAGACATGGATATGTTTTCTCTTCTTTGAGTTCTTTGTTCTTGCTCCGGTGATGGTTGACCTGCTCCTTGTAGCTTGCGCCATCGTAGGCTAAAACGCGAAGTGGCATGTCTTTGTCCTGTAAAGTCTGGTTTTCCAGACCTACAAGAGCAATCTTAGTATTGCCCTTTGTCCAAATTTTAACCACATCGCGTTCCTGCTCGCGGGTCTTACCGTGAAGCGTAAGCACAGAGCGGGCTTCGGTAGAAACGAGGTCTTTCGGGTCGATGACTTCTTTTCCGTGGAATACAAGCACGTTCACAACATCGGCGAAAACATCTGCATAGTTCAGCAGGTGCTTCTCGGTGCTGTCCTTTTCGTTAGGCATTACTGCCTCCCTTCTTTCTATTATACTCTTTTCGCAACAGAGTACAACAGAAAAATTTATTTATAAGCGCATAAAAAGTCTCTTTTGGCAAAGATTTCCTATGCGATTATACAAAATTATCTCCTCGCTTTATACGCCGCGAAGGCAAGCAAAACAGCGACCATAAAACTGACCTTGCAGACGCAAGACAGGATTATCTCGAACTCGTGCAAAAACGTCTCGTGTGCTTCCAGCACACCAGTTGCCTCCAAAAACATGGTTATTGGAGACATACCGACGATTTCGATGACAAAGCCAACAGCGCAAATCATGATTGCTACGAATGCGATTCTGGTGAGAACGGACGAAACAGCAGATGACTTTGGAGGTTTTGCAAAACGCTCAGCTATCGCGCGGTCATCGCACAGTTTGCTGTATATGACGGATGCAACGGTAGCAATGGTGGAAAATATCAAGATGTTCCTGCAAAGAGAAATAATACCGTGAACCGTCACCATGACTGCATTCGTGTCAGGAACAAAAAGACCGGCAATGCGATAAGCAATGGCAAAAGCAACCATGAGAGTTGCAGATGCAGCGGTTCCGAAAAGAGATACAGTGATGGGCTTGTCAATAGGATTGTCTTTACGCATAATGTGGCTCCTCCTTTGAGCCTGAAAATTGAGTGTGTAATGTGACGAACTATACAAAGCACAAAAGCGCTATGTAACGAAGCTTGGCCGAAGCCTTCTTAGCCAACAGCACCGTAGGATGCGACGCCGGCCATCAGATACCCGTTTTTGTTACCGACCAGAGCGGTAGCCGCTTTCTCAGCAAAGCCGATATAAGCATTCATGACGGAACTATCCGAAAGGCGGTATGCGTCCAAAGATACAGGAGCGGTGATAAGAAGGTTGTTGAACATGTCGGTGTGCGGTGCCCAGCCGTTCAAGGAGCAGAGTTTCTCAGCCTCTTCCTTGTCTGCAGGTGCAGGGACAACTGCCTTCAAAACGAGATTCACCTTCCCATCAACAACGGGGATGCTGCGGCACTGACCGCCTAATACTTTGAGCATTTTCTTAGTCCTCCTCGTGTTCAGTTTTCAGCGAGAGAAACGCTGAAAACCGCGTAGAAATTGTGATAGCTTCCAAAAGCGTTCTTCTGCCATTCGCCGACAACATACAGCGGGTTTTCCTCGATATCGCGGATGCAATCATCGAGGGTGTAGGCGACGGCAAGGTTCTCGGGACGGTTCTCCTTGTCCTCTTTGAAGAGTTTGTCGGCAGCGGCTTTGGCGGCTTCGAGCGTAGGATAAACCTTGTCGCAGCTGCCAACGCGGTCAAACTCGCCATCGTCCTCGTTCGAGTAGTACGACAGGATGATATAGAGTTCTTTCGGGTCCGGCTGCTTCAAAGAAGACAGCGCATCCGATGCACCGGCAGCATAACCATAGCAGTAGGCTGCATTGTAGCACCCCTGGTCTTCATAGCTGTTTGCTTCACGCTCTTTGTCTTCGATAGCTTTGCGGACGAGTATTTCATTGTTGTTCATAATGCACCTCCAAGTGCTTGTTTTGCTGTAAACAAAAAAAGACAGACCTACCACGAATGGTAAGTCTGCCTTAGTGAATACAGAATTGTGAATCGTACGAACGCAAATAGCGCCTTAGTAGATGGTATCTATCGTACAATTTCAATTCTATGCGGTTCGCAAGTGGTGTCAACAGAAATACCGGCTACTTTTCAGTGGTCGGTATAATGCTATTAGCCCTTGTATCCGCTGGAAACCTTCTTAGCAAGGTATACCTGACCCTTAGGGGTAATCAGTGTCTTGCGTGCGGTATGGGATGCTTTGCCGATGTAGTACACCGTTTCCTTGACCTCAAAAATCCCCTGCTGGATGTACTTTTGGTAGGCGATATTCGAGGCGTCAATGTACTTCTCTTTACGCAGCCAAGCCATCAGGCGATTTCGACCGATGTTGATGTGGTCGTTGGCAAGGCATTTCGCAAACTCGCCAAAGTCCACGCTGTTGACTGAGGCGCTGACAGCGCGGTGGAAGTCAACGCTTTCCTGCTGTACACCGATGACCTTGTCCTGATTCTTGACGGCTTCCAGAGAAGTCACAAGCAAAGCTCTGGTTTTAGCATCCGTATTAGGGAGCCACTGGTCCACAAAAACAACAGGGTCGTTCACATATCCGCCGGTCTGACGAATCGTAGGCAGCAACTCATCGAAAACCCAGTTCTCGAACTGTTCAGCCTCAGGTTTATTGGAGCGGCAGATGAGGCGGTATACATTTCCTTCCGAGATAAACTTGACAATGCGGGGAATGCCGCCAACCTCAACGCGACCGGACTTGATTCCGTCCTGACGGCAGTGGATGTTCAGCTCGCGGGTTATGTTCGTATAACCCAACGCCTTGCAGACATCCACGGCACAGAAATAAAACTTGTTGTTCTCCTCGATAATACGGAGTTCGCCAAACACTTCAGACAGGAAAATCTCAGGTACGCGGTTCATATATAAACACTCCTTTAAAATTTGAGTGGGGTAACAAACCGTTACCCCACCCTGATATTTTTACGATGATACGAGCGAATGGTTTTTAAAAAGTTTTCGCGAAAACGCTTTTTATACGTTGATTGCGGCTACTTCTTCGCCGCACTTGGAGCATGTGAACAAATCCTCGGCATCAGGTGCATGGGTTACTTCATCGCAGTCAGATTTGGCTTCGATAAAGTCGCCGTCTTCGTCCACCAGCCAAGTTTGGGTTACATGCGCGGTTGCGATGAATGTAGTGTTGCCGCATTTAGGGCAAGGACCGATTTTGATAGCCATAGGTCAAGCCTCCCTCTTCCAGAAAATCTTGTCGCCACGGAACGCAGCGATTTCTTTTACGAAAGTGAATGGGAACATTCCGTCTTTACACTCGATGTTTATCCCGTTGTCTTTCAGGAACTCATAATATCCTTCAAAAGAATCAGGATACTTGAAACCAGCCTCAGGAAGAATCGCTTCATCGAGATTAGCCCCCGTATAGCCGAAGAACTTGGAATCAAAACTACCGACAAACTGCTTTCCATCGATATCCAAGGTTACTTTTACCTGACCGGACTTGGGAACCGAATCGTGAAACAGTTTTGCCTGAATCAAATCCTCGCTTGGCGTTTTTTGGTATTCGGCAAGTTTCTGTTCTTTGTATCTTTCGATGGATACCTGTCGGCGAATGTGCTTTAAGCTCCACTCATGTTCTTCAAGCATCTTCTCTACATACTCTTTCGCCCACTCACTCTGATTGGCGAGAAACAGTACAATGGCATCGCTGGAAGAGATAGGATTTGCCGTAAAGGAAATGTTGTTAAACATATGGTGTTTTTTGCCAAAGACAAATTCATATTTGGCTTCGGCTGTGCCCGTTTCTTTGATATCTGTGTCCACGTAGCAATCCGTAAACGTTTTGCGGATATAGTTCTCCACTTCATCGTGCATCTGATTCGCAACATCCTCATAGGACATGGATTCGATGCCGAAGCGTTCGTTGAAGAAGTTCTTCAAGTCGCAATAGATTTTCCCATTGGTCACAAATGCGACGAAGGTGTACTCTCCAAAAGAGAAAAAATCATTCCGCAAGCATCCGTTCGATACGATTGCTTTTCGCGCATAAATCGCATCAACACAGTTTTTCCCTTCGGCAACTTTTACGCGGATAAAGTTGTAAAAGAGTTTGTTATCTTTTTTTAAAACACCCGCGTAACTTTTGATGCCTCTGTCTCCAATAAAGGCATCCATTTGCTTTCGTGTAAGAACCTTATTGGGGTTAAACACTTCATCTTCTGCAACAAAAAAATTAGTATTCATTTTCATTCTCCTTTTTTGACGCACAGGTCAAGAATCATTTGTCGGAAAACAGTACAGGGATGATGATGTACTGTTCGGGATGCGCGATGACATCGTTCAGTTCGGTATCGTCCGGATAGCACTTCCATTCGATGCCGTTATAGAACAGCTCGCACGCTTCGGAACAGGGGTGGTTGGAAAGGATGTCGGTAGCGCACGAAAGGTTGTACGCCTCCGTGGAACCCATCGGGATAGTGCAGAAACACTTCTCCAACGAACTCTGAATGCTGATGCCGTCCTTGTCCCACTTCTTCAGAGCGTATCTGGCGGTTTCAAGAGCCGCGTGCAGTGCTCGTTTCTTCATGTCTTCTGCAAAAGAAATGAGCTCGCTTGCTTCTCGATAACCGAGGATGATATCGAACACATCCACGGGCGTCGGAACGGTTTCTGTCGGGCTCATCCCGTTCGCATCGTCCTCAATGCAGATTATCTTTCCGTACAGGTTCGCCAGAAGTTCGGTCTCGCCATGGCTTTCCGAAAGAGAACCTTTAACGAGGCTGGCATCGGTCTTGATTAAGCAGTTGAAACTATACATACTATTTCTTCCTTTCAAAGTGTCTGCAAACAAAAAAGGCAGACCTACCACGAATGGTAAGTCTGCCTGAGTGAATGCAGAATTGTGAATTGTACGAACGCGAATAGCGCCTTAGTAGATGGTATCTATCGTACAATCTTTATTCTACGCCGGCCGCAAGCAATGTCAACGCCGGAAATGTAATTTGGTAAAAAATCGAAATCTTTATTGTTCGTGCTGCAAACTTTTCCAGCGTCAACAAAAAATCCCGCCCACCAAACGGTGGACGGGAAGAGCGTCAATGCTTCTTATCAGCTGTGCAGCTGTTCCAGAAAGCATCGTCAAGCTGCGTGCGAGTCAGGATGTAGCAGGCATCTCGGTCGGCTTTGTCGGTCAAGACATAGCCAGTTTCGGTCTTCTGAACCTCGACATCCTTTACATCTTTCTTGATGATGTTGCGGAAAAATTCGGAAGCGGTATCCGTTTCAGAACTGAGCAGGACACTGCCGAGAAATTCTTTTTCCTCTCCGCGAATACGGGTTGCGGTAAAAATGCTCTTATCGGTCATGATAGTTCCCCTTTCAGATTTGCGATACTTTTATCGGCAAGCGAAGTTTGGGAGCCGTGTTGCCAAGGATGTTCTCCCAAAACGCTTCCCTTTCCTCATACTGATATCCAGCCTCAACCAGACACGGCTTGAGTTCTCTTATAGCTTCCGGGTCAGTGGCAATCGAAAACGTGGTATAATCCTTGTCATCGATATACCACCCGGCAGGAAGGTTTTCGGGGTCTTCTTTGCTTGCTTCATGGTAAATAACGACGCCGCCGTTCATCTCTTGGAGGATGCCAAGCGCAATGCTCGTTTCAAGGATTTCACGAGCAAAAAGCTCATTCAGCATCGTCAAGCACCTTCTTTCCCTTTGCATCGAAGCGCGTATCCCACTGAGCAATTTGGTCGTCTCCGGTAATGCCACGGAGGCTCAGCAAGCAGCTGTTTTGCGGATGACACCAGATAGTGCTGGGTGCTTCGTTTTCAAGGAAGGCACCACAAAACGGGCAAGGCTTTTTAGGACTGATTTTGTTAAGTCGCAGCATGCTCATACCTCCTCGTAGTCGATGTCGAACAACTCGAACACGCCAATGACCTGAATGGCGTAGCAATCCGCGACCATGATACGGTCACCGCCATCGATGTCGTAAGGAACATCGCGCTTGTCCAGTAACCGACATGCACGGTCGAATTCTTCAACGCCTTCAATGTAAAAACGAGTCATGATTTACACTCCTTATTGATTTTTTTCGTACAAATGCGATTTATGCAGGGCTATCAGCCTTCTCGGCGGGTCCGAGATACTCGAATTCGGCAAGGTCATCAAGACACCGCTGATTTTTCGAGCAGTAATCGTGGAGAAGGCCAACGATAGCGGTTCGCGTATTAGACGGCATTGCACAATGCTCAACCGAGAAACATACGCTGGTACTATCCTCAAAGCCTGTACCGTCCGAACCATCGCTGGTCTTTTTGAAGGTTGCTTTATAGGAGCCGATATGAGATGCGCGGCTCCCCTTGTCCACAGCCTCGGACAAAAGAGAATCGAGTTCCTTGCAGCGCTCCTGAGCGATGTAATACTCGCTCATCTTGATGGGTTGTACATAATCGGGCAATTTTCCGGAGTTGTGATGCGCGGCCGGGGTGGAATAATACCCGTAAACATTACCGCAGCCGTCATCCCACATGGCGATTTGGCATTTCCCGCAATACGGAAAATCCATGAACCACCATTTGCTCGCCGTTAGAGAATAGGGGTTGATATGCGATGTAACTTCCTCGTGCCAGCGCTTATTCATGGGCGAGTTCTTCTTGAACACGCATAACCCACTCTCCGACTTTTCCTTCATGAGCTGTGCGCCAAACCATTCTTCGTCATTCGGCGGAAGTTTCACGGTAAGGCGCATGTTCGTGGAAAAGCTGTAATCGAAGTCCTTGTTACGCGATACGAAGTATTTGTCGATGAACGAGGATGCGAATCCGACAAATTTGTCCAGCTCGTTCTTTTGTTTGAAGTATTTGCGGTACATCTCAGAGTCGGGTTTCACCAAAAATGCTATCTCAGTCATAGTTCAACATCCTCACTCATCCATCGGGATGGCATCTGTCACCTCATAGTGGCCGTTTCGCATAGAATAGCCGATGTTGTTGGCAACATCAGTGCTCATGTTTGCATCACCATTATTCAACGCCTGACTTACCTTTTCGATGGCATCATCAGGGCTTTCAGCATCAATGCAAACAGTCGTGGAAACAGAAATGACAACATTGTAGGTATTCATGGTAAACTCTCCTTATTTTTTCTTGGTTTCAATGGGATTCGGATTCTTGTATTCAGTCCAGAGGAAAAGGCGCTCCACGGGTGTCAGGATATTCGTGTCTGTGGCTTTCAACAGCGTGTTGGCACCATCGTCACAAGAGAACGGATACGGGTATGTGGCAACCATGTCATCTTTGTTGACAGTCAGATAGTGCTTATTCAGGACATAGTAGGAACCCGTAGACCGGGTCTTAACCTCGTGCCCGGAGCACCAGACGCGGATGCTGCAATAGCGTTTTCCGGTTACCTTGTCATCGACTTCTACCAATGCGGCCAGAATCATCTCATCGGGCTGCGTGCGGTAGAATTCGTGCATCTCCTCCTCTGTTCTGATAACGGCGGGCTTGATGTCGTACCGTCTGATATCCTCGCGCAGAAGCTGCTCACCGGCACTGTGCAGAAACTCCATGATAGGATAGAAGTCACCCGCTTCTCGGCCATATTTCTCCCCTGCATGTGCGTAACAGCGGCAAGGATAGAAAATATGGTTGTCGATAGACTTCTCGTATTCTTTGAGTCCCTGATGTGTGAACGCGAATCCCATGGCTTCATAGTTGTTGCTCATAGGAGTGACCTCCACATGGTAGGATGCGACATGGGTCACTTCCTTGTATGCATCCACATAGTCGGCTTCATCAACGACGGACGACAACATTTCCGGAATATCCTTCTTATCCATGTCCCGCAGCTTTTCATACGGGATGTACGGCAAGCTAGGATTTTCCTTGTTGTATTCCTGAATGGCATCGTCATCGTCAAGGCCGAGCCGTGTCTGCACAAGTTCACTAACTGACGAATATTCATTACCCTTTTCGTCATAAAACCTGCTGTAATCGATTTCTTGACCTTCAATGACAGCGTCATCCAACTTCATGGTATCCTCTTTCGGAAGTTGCTGTTCAAGGACATGAATTGGCATATTTGTCCCAAAATTGTCCACGGAGCCTTCGAACTGCAGGGCGGCAAACCGCTTGAGATACCAGCCATTCTGGGGGTCAACCTTCACGGTCGTTTCAGAGGTAGCTATGAGCTCTCTTGCTTTTCCGTTTTCGGTCATAATAAAACACTCCTTTTTGAAAATTTAAACAAAAAGGCGGGCCTCTCGTGATGAGAAGTCCGCCTTAAAGCGAAATTGTGAATTGTACGAGCACAGAATGCCGTTTATGAATGGTATCTATCGTACAGTTCTAATTGTATTCGGTTCGCATAAATAGGCAAGGGAGAAAAGCGATTTTCTCTCCGAATCATGCGATTCCGAACACCTTTTCGTTGTTTTTATCCTCGCGCTGACGCTGCTCGGAATAGGTCATGGTGTTTTTATTGGAATTAAGGTATGCGAGTTCCTTCTCGGCATCCTCCTTGCTTTCAAACACCGTGACATTCAGCAGCTCATTCGGAAGGTCGAAGTAAATCTCTGTGCCGGTATCGTCCTTTGTGGCGATATCGACGGTGACGGTACATTTCGGGCAACCGGTATCCCCTTTGCTGTGAGAATACCCGCGCCACACCTGCACATTTGTGATAGTGGCGGGATAAATCACATTCTTGCTGCGGGACTTGGAATAGGTGCGGTTGTTCTTGTTACGACCGCGAACCTCTGTGATGACCCATACGGGCTTGTCAATCAACGCAAGAGCGTTGGAAAGGTTGATGTCGTTAAACATTTTTGTCGTTCTCCTTTTTTATTATTATTCTCTGATGGCGATAGGCGGAGTCTTGTCGAGCAGCGTGTTGATGTTCCAGCCGCAAAGGGTCAAGAGCACCTCAGATGCGGGACTCTGATTCCGGATATCGTTTGCCAGGTGAAACCCGATGTGTGCATAGGCATCATCATCGCTTGCAATTTCGTTTTTGACGGTCTCGGCAAAATTTTCAGCCAGTTCCGCGTTGTCGGCGATGACATTCATGGCCTCGTTCACGACGCGGTCCTTGACTACGAATGTGTCATCGGCAAAATAGTCACATTCCGGGCAATGCGGCTTAGCCCTCACACCGCTGGATACGGAAATCAGCTTGCAGCCACACGAGGGGCAAGTAAAAAAATACGGATGATTGGTCGGTAAGGTCATAAAAATACGCTCCTTTTTGATATGGTTTTGGAAAATTGTGCGCAGACAGCATTGGGGTCTGCGCGTTGTTGGGCACGGGAAACGATTGCTCCCCGCAGATTAGATATTGGGACTTTCGTAGTCGCACAGCTTGCCGTCAACCAGTTCCCACTGCATGTGTCCGCCTTTGCAAAGCACATCGAAGCGTGCATAGTTGAAGCTTTCACTGACATACAGAGGTTTTCTAATTTCGGCTTTTGCAAGCCGGACATTTCCGTATCGGTTCGACTCATAGGTCTCTACATCCGGGATGATGACAAGTTTTGAGGCGTTGAAGCCGAAGCGGGCGGCAATGAAAACCTCAGCGTCTGACTGCACCGCGAACAGGTTTTTTCCGTTTCGTTCACAGGCGGCGGAAAGACTGCGATAGGAAGTGTCGGAATAATGGGTGCCGTACTTGATGGATGGTTTCCAGTCCTCGAGGGTATCGATTTTCTTTTCCAGTTCCTTGATGGTACTGTTCAGACTTTTGATTTCCGCAAGCCGGTCCTTCAACAGATTCCGGATACCGTCTTTTTTGAGCCACTGCTTGCAGAAAACCTGCTTGTCTTCTTGACAAGCCATGTATGCGGCTTCAATGACGTTGTATTCTTCCGAGGTCACCTTGACCTTCGTAAGCTTCTCAAATTCTTGCTGCATCATGATATTTCACACTCCTTTACTCTGTGAAATCGAGCCTTTGACCACAGACAGGACAGCGCTCGTAATGCGGGTTCTCGTAGTAGCCGTCGTTGCAGTCTCCGCCAAGGTCAGCATTGCAATGCGGGCAGAGATTCGGCGACCAGCTTTTAGAGATGGGATGTTTTGGAATCTGCAGTTCGCAGGCTTCAATGGCCGTCATCAGAGGAGAAGTTCCTCTTGCGCCCATGAGACCGCCGTTCAGAAGGTTTTGCAGATAGCGAACAGCATTGCGGTAATCGTGCTCAGAAGTCATTTGGACGCCACCTCCTCACCGAACAGTTCGGAGATACCGTCGAGGATTTTCTGCGCATCCTTTACCGGCTTTTCCTCATATCCACGCCACGCCTTTTGAAAGAACTTCAAGTCTTCGATGATTTCAGAGCGGGTCACATCATCCATCAGCTCAAAAGCTTTGTTCCAGAGGCTGTCAACCTTCAGAGCGTTAAAACGAGGACCGTAGCAAAGTTGAAGCGTATCAATGTCCTTCGCCAATGCAAGGCATTTGGTGTAAGTACACGTCACTTCCTGCTCACGCTTGCTGAGCTCACCGTCGAAAGTGTTTCCAACCACATGAATATCGGAGCAATCCCAAAGGAAAACGGGGTCACTAAGACGGTTTGGCTCACAGGAAACAACCGTAAAGCTTGTCAGCGCCTCGTCGTACTTCACAATACCCTTGTAACGCTGCATGTGTTTCGTGTCGGTCCTCTGCCAAAAGGTGATGATGTCGTCCTCAAAGACGGGGGTCTCCAACACATCATCAACTCCCGTGTATTGCCCTACTGTTTCAGCATATACAACATGCTTCTCAACCTTCGGGTCTTGGGTATAGATGATGGCGCGTTCATAGCCTTTGTTCTGAGGAAAGATGCCGCCTGTGACCCAGATGCCGGGCAGAGGCTTACCGGATATGGAGGTCTTCTCCCCTTTGTGCCGAGTCTGACCACGAAATAATATTTTTCTGGTTGCCATATAAATACTCCCTTCTACGCAAAAAGGCGGGCCTCCCGATTCTTCGGAAAGTCCGCCTCAGCGAAATTATGAATTTTTGTACGAACACAAAAAGTGCCTTAGTAGATGGTATCTATCGTACAAATACCATTTTAGGCGGTTCGCACACTTTGGCAAGTAAAAAAATGCCGCCCATCCAAAGATGAGCGGGGAAAATGTCAATCAAATTGCTCCATGAGTTGGCTGAGCCACATGGGACGATACGTTCCAACGGGAAGAATCTGCCCGTTACGGTATTCCGCCACGAGAACAAATCCGTTGTCATTGTCGAAAAACTTGGCTTCATCGCAATACGGAAGAATTTTCAGGACATCTTCGAAACGATGAGAGAATCGAGCCTTTACATCCTTGGTAGGAATGTCGTGCCCACCGCGTTCTACGCGGTTTTGGATTCGCCGAATACTTTCCTCGGCAGTGTCCAAACCGACATAGTACAGGCGAATATAGTATCCGGCCTCCTTTGCGCGTTTGCAGAGTCGTTTTGGATATCCCCCAGAAAGAGTTGTCTCCTGCGTAAAATTCACGCCGTCCTCTAAGGCTTGCTCGATATGTTTGACGGCAAGCTTGCCGCCCTCGTACTCGTCGCCGCCGCATTGAACGGTCAGCTTATCAGGGTCTACCACAATACCAAGGTCGCTGCGCTCAGAACGCAAAGAACCAGTCAAGCTGGATTTCCCCGCACCATTTACGCCGCCGATAAGAGTGTATGTTTTCACGGTATCACCTCTGTTTTTATTATACCATATTGCATCATATACACGCAATGCGTTTGAGAATACTTTTAATCTTCCTGCTCATCGGAACCGAAGCTTTCAGCAAGGTTGTCAAGAATGTCCTTGGCTCTTTCTGCTATATTTGCGTCATCAAATTCATCCTCGGCGTAGTATTCCTGCTTATCCTGCAAAGCCTTGATAATCGCCTTGCGATAAGTGGGGTTCAGAAGATTGTCTGCGATGTCAGAGATGCTTTCCACGCCTTCGTTGTCGTGGTACTCATAGGGGTCGTCATCGAAAGCCAGGCTGTCGAGTTTGGAAGCAATATCGAGGAATCTTTCGCGGGGTACGGACAGCACATCATTTGTGCATTTCCGAACCGGTGCATCGGCTTGGGTAGTTGTTTTGGTCATAATTCTTTACTCCTTTTGTTTGCAAACAAAAAGGCGGGCCTCCCAAAATTCGGGAAGTCCGCTAATTTGCAGATTGTGAATTGTACGAACACAAAAAGTGCTTGAGTAGATGGTATCTATCGTACGAATACCATTCTAGGCGGTTCGCACATTTTAGCAAGTAAAAAATGCCGCCCATCCGAAGATGAGCGGCGACTTTTTATTTCTTCGCTCCCATGAGGACTTCGCCTTCTCCGGATACAACGAACCAGCCTGTATCTTTACGGTATTCAGCACTGAACAAGCTTGCGAAGTTGTACCCTCCGGAAAATCCGATGTGTTTCAGCGAAAATGTCAGCTGCAAATAAGCATCCGAAGAAGTGCCGTTGCAGTCGTTTTCCAAAGAAATATTCAAACGATAAAAGTCCGGACGAGCGAGGTACTTATCGACAATGTCCTTGTCGTAGGTGATGTCGTGGAAGCAGCAGGACGAGAATGTCTGCAGATATACTTCGCGGTACGTATGGCCGAAAAGACCACACTTATCGCGCAGATTCTCCGGCCAATTCACCTCGATGCGACCATTGGGTTTGAGACATGTTGTAGGCATCTGTTCCACGCCGATGCCGTAATAGTGGCGGACAAACTCAAACAGCGACTCCCAGTCGATGCCGTTGTAAAATTCAGTCAGCTTCTCACCATCGCGAAGCTGGTAGGTTTCGGTGACCATATGCATTTCGTATTACTCCTTTGTTTGTTGGTATGTATTTTCAAGGGCTTTCTCGTCCAAAGCAAAATACTTGTGCGTGAACCAAAAATCTGTCGGTGCCCGCTCTGCGTCTGGGAACAGAGAGTTGCCTACTACGACAACTCCCGGAACGCCAATACAGCACATCTGGATGTAGCACATCTTGCAGACCAGAGGGTCAATGTCTTGTGCCACAAACAGAACATACTTGTCCCAGTCCGGGTCAGTGGATTCCAACTGCTCGCGCATCACATTGTACCCCGCCAGAAGCAGGCATCCGGCACCACAGCACGGGTCGTTCACCCGCAGGATACGGGACTTGTCCAGAACAAGAGAATCCGGCATGTTTATGCGTGCCATCATCTGTCCGACATTGTACGGCGTGAAAAACTGCCCTGCTTGGCTTTTGCTTAATCCGAGATTATGGTAAACGGTGCCAAGAAAATCCTGCTCAGGGTTTTCCAAGAGCGCGGTCATTGTGATGGCGGTAAGCACAGCAAACTGCTGTACGGTCTTCTCATCGTATTTCTGGACGATGGCATTGTACTGTTCCTCTCTTGTGTCTCTGCACCGCAAATCACAGGTGTTCGCAAGTGCAATGGCATGCATATCAATGTAGTCATACCAGAGTTCGCTGCGACCGTACCGGGCGCTCATCTCATGGAAAGCCTTGATAAACTCTTCGACCGGAGAAACTGGTCTTTTTGGGTTGCTCATAAAAACTCCTTTCATAGTAAAACAAAAAGCGGACCTCCCAAAAATCGAGAAGTCCGCTTATTTGCAGATTGTGAATTGTACGAACACAAATTGTGCTTTGGATGGTATCTATCGTACAATTACTATTTTATGCGGTTCGCACATCGGGGCAAGTACCAGCTATTGGATTTCTGTTTTCAGCCATTGTAGATACCGGTATCGCTCGGCTTCGTTCTGAATCCCCTGCAAAGCGAAAGTTACGAACGGCACATCCGTGCAATGGTTGTACAGCCACGGCTCGAGGGCGAGTGCCTCAAAAATATCATTGTAGCAAGTATTGCGCCGATAATATTCGAGGTTTTCATCTTCGATTTCGTAGTCGAACTTTGCGCGGATTTCTTCCGCCGTATAGTTTTCGGCTTTTGCGGCGGCGTTCGCAAAGAACGGGATATTGCCTTCCTTCCATTCGAAAAACGGATAATCCTGGTCGCAGGAGTTCTGAAAATATATACTCAGCGGCCATTTCTCGCTTGCGTTTTCAGGCGGCATCATGATGATACCGAGCAGCTTGTGCTCTTCCCAATACAGAAAACGGAAGGTAAACAATGCCTCAAGCCAATACCGGTCAGCGGTATCTGCCAGCGTATCGGCTCTGCGATTTTTGCTCTCCTCATCCGCAATGTACCCGGTACGAACCGAAGGAATATAATACAGATTATCCCTGATGGTTTTCCTGATATTCTTTTCTGTCATCTGAGATTGCGTATATTCCAGCGCAATCGCCATGGCTTCCTGCAAACTATTCGCCTGCGCAAAGCCCATGTCAAAACCGTAACTCATGGTATGGAACTCCTTTTTGTTTGCCTGGTTTCAGGTTCGTGGTATAGGTGTCAGATGCCAAGGCGCTGGGCGGCAGTTTCGGTATCGCAGAAGCACAAAAGCTCCTGACCATATCGAAAACCGTCAAACCCATCGCTGTAAGAATAGTCGATACGGCCTTTGCTATCGCGTTTGACCAGCTTCTTAAAAGCATCTTCCAGAGTCGTTTTGCCACTGTTCACGGCTTCTGTAACCATGTCGTTGAGCTCATCGCTCATGTCAATGCCAACAGGGTCAGGAAACATCATGCTGCGGGCGTAATCGCGAAAATCTGCTATATCCATGAAATAGTCCTCATCAACTTCGGTGCGAATAGTGTTGGTCAGTTTACTCATTTTCTTTCTCCTTTTTGTTGGAAGGCAGAATTAGATTCTTTCAACCTCATCTGCGCCATATACAACATTCAGTCCGGAACCATTGTCCCAGTGCATGAGAAGATTACCGATGCTGTCAACACCGACAACCGTCCCCTCCGTGCCAATAGGCGGGGCTTGCACATCATCCATTTTGACAAGACGGACGCGAGTGCCGTTGGGATATTTGGCGCGGAGCATTTCGATAATTTCCTTAGTTGCGTTCGCTCTGATTTTTGCTGCTTGGCAGATGAGCGTTGCGAGTGTTTCAGGGGTGTTGAACCGGCTCACTGAAGGGCCTTTCCAGGTCCCGATGCTGCCATTGATACCATTGCGCAGTTTGATGCCGCTGCCGCCTTTCTCTTTCCAGTCATGCAGGTTGACAGAGTAGTCATCCAGAAGGACAAAAGACTTGTCAATGCATGGCATTTTTAGACGATTGGCAGCTGCTGCAGCCTTGCTTTCTCCGCAAGGAACGAAAATCCTATGTGCAGCATCGATTTCCGGCACATACACATCCAGCCATCCGTATTTCTCCCCTACCGCAGCAGGGTTCTCCGGCATGAATGCGGACAGCGCATAGATATCAAGTTCAGGATGCGCGTTGCAAAGGATTCTTACGGCATCCACCACCGTCTGATACGGAGGCAGGTCCCGGAAATAGTTCTCCTGCAGTAAATCTTCAAAACACGCGGCTTGCTGCCACGCTGCGAGTGTGCCGTCCATGTCGATGAACAGCCGAGCCGTAATGATGTTATCGGTCATAATGAACCTCCCTATTTGTTAAGTGTGAGCGTCAATGAAGTTCTCGTCCAGAACGAAGAATCTGTTGTCTTGAACCGTATCAGTGGCATACCAAAGTTTATCTGCAACATTGTACAGATAACCATAGGTGATGTTTTCCTCTTTGAGGATGTTCAGGAACAGAGTCTCAGCGTTTTTCAGAACAACAGGAGTATCGACTACTACGCTGTCGATTTCCAAGTCATCGCCTCTGTCCCGATGATAGGCAGTTGTTATACCTCCTTTAGGACCGTGACGAACAGGTGTATCAAATCTGTGCGTTTCTCCCTCGTCCGGGGCAAGACGCTCCCGAACCATCGAAAGACTTCCAAGGTCAACGAGTGCTGTTGCAAGTTCCGGGGTGTTATAATGCTCAAGAAGCATTTTGCCAAGATAAGACGGGTAGCCATCAGAATGGCAATAGACGAACTTGATGATTCCTTCTTTGCAAAGTACTCCGATAAAGCTTGGCGTGCTCATTGGTTCTCCTCCTCAGTAGTCGGGACCTCAACAACGGTCCACCAATCGATGAAATCGGGACCTTTGATGTGGATGTTTTCGAGAATAAATGTTTTCATTGCAAAACTCCTTTTTGTCGTTCGCAAACAAAAAAGGCAGGCTCACCCGGAGATGAGTCTGCCTGAATGCTTGCAGATTGTGAATTGTACGAACGCAGGAATGCGCCTTGGTAGATGGTATCTATCGTACAATATCTATTCTATGCTGTTCGCACAGCATGGCAAGCAATAAAATGCCGCCCACCAGAAGGCAGACGGCTGAATGCTATTGGTTAGTTGAGGTTCGGTTTCGTCATGACATGGGCGCGATATACCGTGTTGGTGTCTTCGTCCTTCAATTCCCAGCAGCCGGTAAATCCATCGCAGGGTTCAGTGACGGCAACTTCCCTGCCGGTATCATCGTACAGGATAGCCTCAGTCCAAGAATCGTCCTTGCCGCCGCAGCAGCGGATGTCCATTTCAAACCCGTCGGAGAATTTCGCAGTCTTGCCCAGCGAAGAACCATCGCCTTGCACTTCCTCGCCGCGAAGGTGCTTCTCAATGCGCTCAGCGTACGGCTCGCTGATATACACAGTTTCTTCCAGAATGGTTTCCTTTGGAAGTACATCGACAAGAACATGGTATTCGGCACCGTTGTATGGAAGAATCCAATGGTTGCAGAATACCTTGGTGTTCTTTGTCGTGTATACCGTCTTACCGTTCACGGCAAGCGTTACCATACCAGAAACACCATCTTTGCTGTTCCCTTCCCAAAGTACGGAAACCGTAGTATTATCTGCGGCAAAGACGACATCACTGATTCGATACTCGTCGTCGATGCTGTCAGGGTCATTGAGATGGCGGAGAATAGCATCGTATTCCGATTTCTCCATCTGGATGCGGTTTACATAAATGCGTTCAAAGCACTTGCTTCTCTCGTACATGCGTGCCACATACAGAACAGTCTCGACCAAGTCCTCGACAGTACCGGCAGTCATGGAATCCAGCGTGCGGCGAGCCCACAGGTCAACACCATCCTCAATAATGCTGCACTCACAAACTCTGTGAAGGCTGGGATAGGTCACACTGATAAGCTGCATACGAAGGGCAGGTTTGTTGCCTTTTGGATAAATGTCATTGATGGGAAAATTGAGGGGGTCAAGGCTGACACTTTCAGGGACCTCACCGAACCCCGACCAACGACCGGGATTCCGTTCTGCCATGAATTCACGGGCAAAACGCTCTGCAGTCTCCTTCGTCAAACCATGCCATTCTTTGACATCGCGGCTTTTCTCGATGGAAGAAACTGCATCGCTGACGGCAGTGAGGAAATTGCTCTGGTTCTCTTCCTGATTCCGTCTGGTTTCGTCCACCAGCTGCTCAAAAAGGGCTGCATCGCGCAGATACTTGGCGGCAATGGGAGCCGATACCTCGGCGGAATCCGGAATAGTCACCGCAGTGTTGAGGTATTCTCTGATATCCTTTTCGTCCTGCAACCGCTCGCAGAACTCCGAAAGCGCATCGAGCTCATCCAGAGAAAACTCGATTTTCGCGCTCGGCTGCTTCGCGGTTTTGGTGATAATGATGCCTGTGTTGATTTTTTGGATTTTCATAATATTCTCCTTTTTGTGTTAGTATCTTCCGAAAAGCATCCTGCCGATAATCGCAATGTCTTCGTGCTCGGTGGAAGGTTCGTGTTTTGCGTTGTAGACAATCATTCGCAGCATGGTCTGTCTGAACCAGAAAATATCATCTGCACGAATGTCGTTGTAGCATGCTTTTTTGTACAAAAGCCGATTCTCGTAAAACTCTCGAAGGGTGATGGCTTCCTGCTCGCCTTTGACAAGTTGATACTTTGGCTGTGGGTCAGACGACGGAATTTCCTGAAATACGATTTCTCCGGCATCTTTTCCTGCGAAAATATCGGCTAGATATGCGACCTTTCGAGCCTCATTCCAGGCGTAACGGCTCTGATAGCCGGGCGTCAAGTCAACATCATAGAAGTACAGGAAACCCAGCAAAAATCGAACCGTGTGATTGTAGTTGCTGACCGGAAGCGGCTTGTAAGGGTTCGGCTTTCCGTAAACGGAACCGATGTCTTTGTATCCGTATTCCGGTCTCATATCGAGCCACGCATAGCAGCGGTATTCGGTAGATTCGAACATCTGCACGACATATATCTTTCCGCCGTCAAGTATGTCTCTGACAAAGCCATGCTGGTTTCCCGGAAGACTTACGCTTTCATCGATGCCGAACCGATACGCGGGACTACCGGCACTTTTTGCGATGATTTGTGCCCGCACAAAGTACGGATTGTCGCATGAATGACAAGTGGTACTGGTTGTTTTGTTCGCCATTTTAAATTACACTCCTTTTTTGAACGCAAAAAGGCGGACCTCCCAGAATCAGGAAGTCCGCCTTAAAGCGAAATTATGAATTGTACGAACGCGGATAGCGCCTCAGTAGATGGTATCTTTCGTACAACTATTATTCTACTCCATTCGCATAAGCACGCAACGGTATTTCGATTATTTCCCGAATAGCGGGTTTTCCCAAAGAACCTTGCGCCCGCTCGATACAGAAACGATAACCTTGAAGGGAATACTGTGCCTGTGTCCACGACCGTACCATTGGCAATTTTCTTCCAGAAAATGTTCCACTTCTTCCTGATGACGAACCGGGGAAATCACGAAGGTGTCAAGACTTTTAGTCCGAATCGTATCGTAGGACTCAATACCGACAGCAGGATACACGACTTGCATAGACTTGCCACCAGCTTCAATGTTCAGGCGAACAGTTTTGCGGTCTTTGACAGCAGCCATCAGATTCTTGCAGATACTTTCCCAGCAAGAAGGGTCAGCGCTGAACGTATCCAGATATTGCCTGGTCTGAACCAGATATGCCACGAAAGGTTCAGCAAATTCCTTGGCAAACGATTCCCCGATTCCGGACTGTTCCAGAGCCTTGGCAAACCGCTCTTCCCAGCCGGAAGGATTCGCAAGGTAGTCAACAATGACGGAATCGTCGAACTTTTCAAGGAGTTTCAGCATCAAATCGAGTGCTGTGGTGTCGTTGTTCCTGTCATACACATACTGCTTCACGGCACTGTCGTATGTCAGGGACTGAAACTTTTTGTCCTTCATCACCTCAGCAGAGGGGGTGTAGGTGTTCTCGATGTACGCGAGAAAGGCATCTCTCATTTCAGCCGTGACCCAGTTGGAATCCGCCTGCCGGTAATCGTCAAAGAGCAGTGCGAATGCAGCAGACTTGCAGTAGGTTTCTTTGCGGTCAACGATGAACGCCATGAATTCGAGACCATTCTTAATGCTGAAATGGTACACACCCATAGCCAGAGGGAAAGAGCCGAAATCCTGCTCGTACAGCGCTTCGACATAATGTTCTCCCTTAGCCAAAGGGACGCGCACAAAGCGGCGGAAAGCGGTGCCTTCGAAAGCGTTGGTAATAACACCTTCCAGAACGGAATCTGAGTCATTTGCGATATAGGAATCGAAGATTTCCCTTGTGATAGTTTTGCAGTACATATAAACCTCCTATGGTTTAGACCTTTTTCTTCAGAACGACGTAATGGAAGCCGATAAGCTGCTTTGGCACATCAACGGAGGACTCGTCGTCCGGGTCGTAATAACCCGTCTCGACTGAAAGTCCCATAGCTTCCATACCGCTTGCAACCACATCAAGCTCCTGCTTGTTGTGGGAAACGATAGTGTTTTCCACGAACTCCACAGTGTTTTCAGATTTGGATGCAAGGCGCTTGCCGTAAACGATATAATCGAAATTTTGAAGAAAAATTCCGGAAGAAAGGTCACTGAGTTGCTTTTCGGTGATGGCTTTCTGACGATTCAGATAATCGTCATTCATGGATTTAACGCACGTTACATCTTCATCGACCCAAAGGATGCGTTTTGATTCATCCCCGTCAGCACGAATACCGTCAGCAATGATGGCAAGAGGCTGGTCAGTCTCCATATCATCATCACCGGCGTAAAGATGACCCATTACGATGTCATTGGTATCGTTCGGCAGCTCGAGGCGGAACCAAGAACAGTGGCGATGGCTTTTTTCATTATCGGTCGTAAGCCAAATGCCGGGATAGGACTCTTTGGTTTCTTCACCAAGAGAAAATTCCGCATTGGCACTGTCTGCGCCAAGAACTGTTGATACGGTAAGAGAAATAGGCGGTTTTTCGTCTTTCGGCCAGAACACCTCGATAACTTTCTCGATAGGGACGACGACAGATACGGGTTTTCCGCTGAAATTAGAAGAAAGTTTCAGTTCCATGTTAATTTACTCCTTGTTATAATTGGTTGTTTTTAGATATCGACGTAGTAGTATCCCGTCAGAGAATCTACCTCACCGCTGCGTTTGTCTTCCTCAGGGTCGAAATATCCGGTACTCAGGGTTGAAATATCCGGTAACGGCATCGAAACCCATTGAATCCAACATATCCGCAATGCGATTTACAGTAGTTTCGTCCTTTGAGACAATCATGGATTTGTCATACTTTACATAGCCGTGCGTGGCTTCCTCCAAACGCGTTCCGAAATCGGCGTAGCTGAACGGTTGGTCAAACTGTTTCTCAGTGGCGGCAAACAGCTTATACTTGTTTTCACCCTCGGACTCTTCACAGAAATCCTGAACGCTGACGGTTCTTTTGTTCGCGAAAACGATTCGCGGAGAATTGTCATCAGCTGCCCGATAGCCGTCCACAATGCGAAGCAGCCAATCATCGCTTTCCGTTTCGTTGTTGCCGGAATACAGGTATCCGGTCACGAATGGATTCAGCGTGTTCGGAGCTTCAAGAGAACACCAGAGTGCTTCGGTGTCAAACTTTTCATTTCGACTCTCAAGGTCAACACTCAGGTAGTTCTCCTCCTTCTCATCGCAAATCGTCATGGCGGCAAGGATGGTCTCATCCTTAACCTTGGCAGACATTTCGATGCGGTTGGGTTTGCTGTTTTCGTCAGACCAGTATTTCTGAATCAGGTCTTCGATGGGAATGACAACCTTTTCGCCATTATTGCCTTTTAACGTGATGTCCATAATTCATTCTCCTTGTTATTTTTCGATGTAGTCGCAGATGTAGTTCAGTATACCGTTCTTTTCAAGGTCGTCGCCGATAAAGCCACTGCAGGAATCAACGACATTGCCGTCTTCGTCCGTGATGCAGTATTGCCAGCAATTTCCTGCCAGATAGTCACTGTATGCTTCGAGTTCGTTACGGATGCAGTCCTCGGCGCGGTGCATTGCCTCACAGCGGGATACGGGAGTATCGGAAATTCTCTGCTTCATGAAGTCGTTGATGTTAGCGACCGCAAAGCCGATGCAGGCAGAATCCCAAATGTTTGGAAACGGAACTGTGCGGAGTACAATACCACTATGCTCATAGATATAAATGGGCAGAATGGCATACTCGCCTGTTTTCGCAAGTGTCCGCTTTGTTTCGTTCAGGTAGTAGGCACTGTCAATGATATCGCCTATCTTGCGGCGAGGACTTTTGAGACAGTAAAAAGTGGCTGCATTGCAGTCATTTTCGCGTGGGTTTTCGATGTCCGTGTCGCGGCTTATGTCGAGGCACAAGTCTTCTTTGAGGGTGATTTCTCGGTAATCGTAAACGGTCATTTGGAATCTTCCTTTCTGATAAATGCAAAAAGGCGGACCTCCCAAAAATCGGGAAGTCCGCCTTAAAGCAGAATTGTGAATTGTACGAACGCAGGATGCGCCTTGGTAGAATGGTATCTATCGTACAGTTACTATTCTATTCCATTCGCACAGCCTGGCAAGCAAAAAAGTGCCGCTCATCCGAGGATGAGCGGCGAAGAGTTATATTTTATATATGGAAAACAGTCCACTCGCGGTTTGGATAATCGTCGCAGAAGCTTGCGAAGGCGAGCGGCGCACCGTTGTCTTGACTGTCCTTGTTAGAGTGTACGAAGACATTGTAGTCTTCCATATCCTCAACATCATCGGCAGTGGCATCCTCGTCGAAGACATCATTGACGCTTTCCGCAATCAACTCTTTCATTTCCTCAAACGCCTCATCGAAACTGTCGTAGAAGCCCGTGAGCTTGATGCTCTCGTACTCCTCGTAAGAAAGAAGAAAGAAGGGCTTGTCGGTTGTGACTTCGTAAACGACCCACTCGACACTCTCTTGGTCATCCCCATTCCAGTAGTCATATGTGCTATACGCCCTGGGTTCGCTGTTGTCAGCAGGACAGTTCTCATCGAAGGTGAAAGAAAAGCCGTAGTGGTCTTCGTTTTCGTGCGTGATATCGGCACCGGTAAGACCTGTATGATAGTTCTTGTTGATGCGCTGTGCCATGCTGTCCTTTACTGCGGCAACTGCATCTTCCAGGGTGTCCTTCTTGCAGATGAGGTTCGTGCAATCATAGTGTTCGCTCTTAATCACGATAAACATTTTGTGGTCTCCTTTTTGCTATTTTATTGTGGCGTGTCTGATAATGCGTGGCATTATACGACCTCGTTGATGGCGTACAAAACCGAGACAGTCAGCCAATTCGGTGCATAATCCTGACACTCATATATAGCTGCCTCAGTGGTGTCGATATAATACGAGCAGGAAGCGGTCTCCTCGTCACTTCGGTCGAGATGGCGCTTTTTGAGTTCTTCCTGATAGTCCGTCTGCATAGCGGCATGAGCCGTTTCGATGGACGGGTACTGGTTCGGAAAGATTTTGAGAAACATCTCCCCTCTTTTGTTGGTGAAAGATTTTGCAAGAATAAACATACGAAACTCCTTTTCTGACGCAAAAAAGGCGGGCTTCCGAGAAGGAAGTCCGCCCTTAAAGCAGAATTGTGAATTGTACGAACGCAAGACGCGCCTTAGTAGAATGGTATCTATCGTACAATAACTATTCTACCCGGTTCGCACAACTTGGCAACTGTTCATTTTGCGTGGTGCAGTGTTTTTTCGCTGCGGCGCACAATTGCTTGATGTCAGCGGCGGAGTATCCAAAGTAGAAATACGCCATCGGCAGCTTCTTGTCATCGTGCTGCCACTCGCTGCGCAGAGCAATCCTGTCTTCATCAGCGTAAACGAACATGTCCGGAAATTTCGTTACAGCCCCTGCGCCGGGAAAGCCCACTCCGTGAGGGGTGGGATGAAAGGCGCGTTGGAAATCTTAAGAAATTCATAGTGTGTTAACCAATTTTGTAGCAATTTGTGGTATAATATGCTATATGATAAGAGATTATAGACGAACTGCCACAACCGTGTCCTTGGTGAATTATCATTTTGTGTTTTGCCCGCGCTATCGAAGAAAAATATTCTTAATAGATGGTGTGGAAGCGCGATTTAAGGAGCTTGTACATCAAATTTGCGAGCAAAACAATTTTGATATATTGGCTATGGAATGCCATGTTGACCATTGCCACTTGTTTTTAAATGTTCCTCCGACAATAAGTCCTTCTGATGTTATGCGTATCATTAAAACGAATACATCAAGGGTTTTGCTAAAGGAATTTTCTGAAGAAATTAAAACAAATACCATCTGGACACGCAGCTATTTTGTCAGTACCGCTGGTGATGTATCTGCTGCTATGATACGTCGCTATGTAGAAGCCCAAAAGACTCGAGGTGTGTAATTTGCCATACGGTCAAAAATCAAAAACGGATACCTTTATTCTGACGTTGCCGCTTATCACAAATTCGCACGATGAGGCAGTGCTGTATTCTAATTTTGAGAAATATTGCAAAGCATATAATTGGCTCGTTCAAAAAACCACGGAGATGTGGCATCAGGTGCGCAAGACGCGCAGATATCGTGAGTTGGTTTCTGCCATTGCGAATACAGCTCCCAAAAGTAAGGAACGAAAAGCGTTGTACAAAAAACGTACGGAGCTGCTCGAATCATATGGCTTCACAAGCGTATTGTTCGAGAAGAAACTTAAAGCATATGCGAAATACTACCATCTGCATTCAGCTATCTCGCAAAAGATTGCTGCTCGTGTCTGGGATGCGTGGTACAAGTTTTTCTATAAGAACGGGAAATCCGTCCATTATAAAAAACTAGACGATTTCGTCAGCTTTGCAGCAAAAACAAACGGTACAGGCATTCAGTTCCTCGACGATAACGGTTTGTATATCAAATTCCGTGGACGCTGTATTCCGGTCAAGCTGCGCAAGGGTAATACCGCTTGGTATCAGCAGGAAGCACTTAAACGAAAAGTAAAGTTTTGCATCATCAAGCGCGAAATGATTCGCGGACGGTGGCGTTACTTTGTACAGCTTGCCTTGGACGGCTATCCGCCCATCAAATGCGACGGTAACGGGGTCGCAAAACATCCCGTTGAACCGGGTCACATTGGCATAGATATTGGCACGCAAACCATTGCTTTTAGTGGCAAAGATGTTTGCGACCTTCGTGTACTTGCACCGTCCGCTATAGCGGAAGCACGCAATGGCCTTACTAAGGAAATTGCTCGCATTATGCGACAAATGGACCGTTCACGCCGCGCGATGAATCCGCAATACTTTAACGAAAACGGAACCGTCAAACGCTTGAAGCGCAAGAACGGTCATAAGCAAATTCGTCATTGGAATTATAGTAAGAACTATTATCGGCTGCTGCATAGGCTGCGGGACTTGAACCGCAAACTTGCTGCCGTGCGTAAGACGGAGCATTATATTCTCGCCAATGAAATGCTGACATATGGCAACGAGTTCTATGTCGAGGACATGAACTACAAAGCCTTACAAAAACGCAGCAAGAAAACGAAAATCAATCCGAAAACTGGTAGAGCGTACACCAAAAAGCGATTCGGTAAATCCATCGGGCGCTGCGCTCCTGCTTTGTTTATCACCATTTTGGGGCAAAAAGCAAGTCGTTACGGAGGCAGCGTTATCAAGGTAAGCACCTTTGAAACAAAAGCCTCGCAGTTTGACCATACCGACGATAGTTATACCAAGAAGAAATTGTCCCAGCGTTTTGCGAAACTTTCCAACGGAACCGTTGTCCAGCGGGATATGTATTCCGCATTTCTTTTAACACACTTAGATGAAAGTCTTCAAGGTTACGATAAAGAAGCTATCGATAAAGACTTTCAACAATTTATGAAACTTCACAACGAAACAAAAGAACGCCTGCAAAACAGCCACGAATGGCTGCCCGCAAGCGTAGGATTTTAAAGCTTTTATAGTTTCAAAGGGAAACGACGCCGCCCTCGGCACTGCTGGGTGATTGCATCTCCGGATGCATGAGGTCAGTGAAACTCCTTAACGGGAGGATGTGTACCCAAGCGTTTCTTTCGGCATAAAGATAAGTTGTTAAACCACCGGCATACATGCAACCTGCTTTGCGCGGTACATGATTCTATGCATCGGTTTATTGAAACTGCTGAACGAAAGGCGAAAGCCCGTAATTCAACAAGTCAAGGGTCAGCTCAAACACAGCTGTGAATTCAACGCGATTGCGAAGAAAAACCTCCAACCATCTTTTGTTGCAAAGAGCGAGAATCCCACTCCGTAAGGGGTGGGAGTGCGTCAAAATCTCATGTAGCGCATCATCGCCGGTGTCGCTGAAGATATACCTGTCTGTGGCGTTTGCCATCAGTCTTACAATTTGCTGCAAATCATCCGGTGAAAACGAATAAGTCTTGCAAGTGTTTAGACAGTTCGCCAGCAGCGTTTCAGTATCAATTTTCAGACAACACATATGGATTCTCCTTTCGGTGCTTGGCTTCTACATTTCCAAATATACTCATTTCGCACGAATTGACAACAAAAAAGAGCCCTGCATTTCTGCAAAGGCTCAAATGGAACGAATCGTGTGTCAGCACAATTCATTCTGATAGCAAGCCATCCTCGTGGAGGATGGCAAAAACCTGCTACCCGTCGCTTCAGGATGACCCTGATTGACTACTCCTCTGCACCGGGAGTGAAGTCCAACGCCGATTCTCAGACAAGAATCACCGATATGGCGTTATACGAGCTCGGCATATCACCTAGGTTATGTATTCCCTGTTGGTGCCCTCGTACTGGCGCAATGAGTGCTCACTGTATAAGTACAGCTTCTTTCTACAGCCAGAAAATTCTGGTGCAGGACGTCCCATTGCCGACTGTCCTGACTTTTGAGATATAGTCTCATATTGCAATCCATCGTTTTGATAGAGCTGGTGTGACCCGATGGTGGATATTCAGTCACGCTCTACGTTGCCGTTAACCCAAGCAATCTCGGAACACCTTTTTTAGTACCTGTATCGTTCAGGAGGCAAGTGCTGCCTAAGGGGTGGTGCGGTTAGACGCGACCGAGGCTCTTGCACCCCACGATGCGTCCTTCCGCGTCGCGGATAGGCTCATTGGGGATGAAGACATCGGTACGGTCCTTGCACCGTGCGGCGACGAGGCTGCTCACGATGAGCAGAGTGTCGTCGCGCTGGGCGGGAAGGTTCTGCACCTCGCCGTAGACGGTGGTCGTCAGCGGGATAGTGGTCCCGTTGAAGTCCACCGAGCCAGCATCGGCAGTCGCTGCGGAGACGCGAGCTACTATGCCGGAAGGCTCGATGGTGATGCCGGCCACGGTCACGCTATGCGGGGTCAAGTTGCGGATGTACATGTGGGACCTCCTTCGTTGTCTGCAAAACAAAAAGCAGACAGTTACAAGTTTACGCAACTCGCATAATGCGTCAACCATCACTCGGTATCGGCAACGCCCATATAGAGATGGTAGGTGGCGTTTGCCGTCTGGCAGACCCAGTGATTGTAGAACGAATTGTACGGCTCGGATGTGACAACATCTTCGTCCGCATAATAAATAGCAGCCTCGCACCACGAAGGACCATCCTTGCGCGGGACGCAGCGCACATCCATGCACATACCATCGGCAAAGGTAACGGACTCGAACTCAATCTCGTCCTGCTTTTTGCCTCCGTCGGTGTACTGCTTGATTTCGTTCATGCGCTCTTTACTGATAACAAGGCGCTCGACAAAAACCTTACGAAAATTGGTGAGATTCTCATAGGTGGCGCAGATACGCATGATTGCGCTTGCCAGAGAGTGTACGGAACCGATGTCATAGCACAGGGCCGTTTTGTCAAAACAGCCGATACCATGGCCGGTCCAGAAACCACCCTCAAACAAATGGATGGAGGCAGCGTAGCAAGAACAAGCATCGATTTTGCAAAGTTGAATCTCGAGCGTGCAGCCATTGTACATATCATCCACAGCAACCCGGCAAACATCAAAGATTACTTCGGAAGGGACTTTGCCGCTGCCGTCCCAATAGGTGGGATTGTAGCGGGAAAGATACATCTCGGCAATCTGCTTTGCGTTGTTCTCGGTCATACCGATGGATTGTCTAAGCATTATTTATACCTCTTTTCAGATTGTCAGACATATTAGATGCCTCTGGCATTACGTGGTCGGGTTGGTCCACAGAACCTTCTCTCCAGCCCGGATACGCGTGATACAATCGATTGGAAAAACGAAGACATCGAACATATTGGTTCCCTTCTCAACCTGTTTGATGAGGTTTGGATGCTTGCAAACAAATCGCTGAGTGGCTTCCGGCTTTGCGAAGGCGCTGATACGAGTCACGGAGATTCCTTTCCTGCGCAGTACATCCGCATCGCGAATAAGGTGGCTGGGACAATCCACTTCGAGATGCTCACCCATTTTCTTGTCGTCAATATAGTCCATGACGAGAGTGACGACTTTATAAGGTTCGACCGCATCCATCATGCTTTTGCACACATTGGTGATGTCCTTAGGGTCGGCACTGTCGTGTTCATAAAACGTAAGGAATAGTTCCGACATCCTATCAATGGCAATCAGCCGGGCCATGTAATAAATTCTGGATGCCGTTCCGTTGCTTGCCGTAGTGACAGAACTTGTCTTTTCAGCCCAATCCGATGGAGATGACAAATAGTGAATCACATCGTCATCGTTCAGAGGATACATAGTTCGAATCAGGTTGGAGAACTCATTGCATCGAGTTCCAAAAAGAAAGGCGGAGCAAGCATTGCGGACTGCTTTATCCACTGTATCCTTATCCTGAAACATCGCGGGGTCTGCCGGAATGTTCTTTCGGAACAGCGGAATACGGATACTGTCCAGTTTCTCGAAGACATCCATATCGTCGATGAAATCGCTGCTTTGAAGCAACGCTTTTACGGGTTTGGAGGCCATGTAAATAGTTTTGCTATCTACAATAAAGCCGCCAAATTCCCATTTTGCGAATCGTGAAAAGGATGGCTTCTTATTGTCCGACGAATCCCGGTTCTGAACCATAACATAGAGCGATTCAACTTGATGTTCTCTAACCAAAACCGGACGTTTGAAAAACGAGTAATAGCGGGAAAACACAATGTCACCGCTGCGTTTTGCTCCCTCAAAAAAGGTCATGGTCCAGTTTGAGAGAAAACGAATCAGTTCCTCAACAGTAAAAGTCAACATAGTTTATACTACCTCTCTTTAGATGGTCAGCACAGCAGAATCGAAGTTTTCCAAACAGTCGCAACTCAAGAACTGCCCTCCACAAATGGGGCACTTCTCAATGTCGCAGCCATAGTGGTGGTAGTAGCCAATTTTGGCTCCACAATCTCCACAGCGGATATCTTTCTCTTCCGGAGTACCAACGAACTCTTCGTACCAGTCGCCGGGGTCGCCGACTTTGATGCGCTTGAAAGTTTCCTTGTGTGCGCCTTTAACGACTACGCGCTTATACGAGCAGCCGTTAGCAGTCAGCATTTCGCGCCCACAACAGTTACATTTTGCCATTGTCCGTCTCCCCTTTCAGAAGCTCGCGTGCATGGTCGAGGACTTCCTTTGCGACAGGTTTACCGCCTTCGTTCAGAGCGAGGAAGACCTCCAGAACCTCTGCACGGGTCGTATTCTGGTCAAGTTCAGCAACACCAATGGAAGCATCCATGAACCAGTTTTTATCCAAAACGGAAAGGTCGTTGTAAAATACGCCTTTGTACGGGAATCGGTTCTCGTAAAAAGCAAGCAGGGTCAACATACGCTGCTTGCCATCGACGATTTCGTAGTAGTTGCCATCGTCGTTTGTGCGATTAAAGGGCAACTGTTTGAAGACGAAACGACCAATTTCGCGTCCTGCGAAGATGCTGTCCAGCAGTTTCTCTCTGTCCTCCTCATCCCAAACAGAACCGCGTTGATAATCGGGGTTGAAATCAACGCCGAACAGGTAATGGAAGCTGAGTAGAGAGTACATGCTGCGGTTCGAGTAATGCAGACGGGATAGTGCAGAATCACGCTTTGCGAAATGCGTGTCTTTGTCGTCATCCAACGGTCGAACACTCGTCCAAGCCCAACAGGAATATTCGACATTGTTCTTGGTGGTGACGCGGATGAGATACATTGCGCCATCATCCATCACTTCTTCGACAACACAGTTAGGAAGATGTCCAACCTGCACCCTGTCTCCCACAGCAAAATGGTATGTGGGTGTGCCAGAGTTCTTTGCTGCATTACAGGCTTTCTCGTAAGAGTAGCTATCCTTTACGCGTTCCTGCGGAGTTTTCTCCCGAGCAATTTCTTTAGTACGGCTTTTTGCCATGGTAATGCCTCACTTTCTTTTTTAGCGGTCGTTGAGAAACGTCTCAACCGTCAGTTGTTTTCTTTTTCGTGCTTCTTGTCGTCACGCAGAAGGTCGTTTGCCACTGCTACGGTATCACATGTGTAGTAGCGTCCGCAGGTGTATTCGCACTGAGTCAATGTGGCGGAGCAACCGTTGATGCAGCCCATGAAGACATCCTTATTGCCGTTCTCGTCGGTGAAAATGCCGCCGGTCACGGTGATGCTCTCAACATAGGGCAAGCACGGCTCGTCCGTGTCCTCACTCAAGTTCCATACAATCTCCCAAAAGCTGATGAAGGTGTCATTGTACAAGAAAGAGGGGCGGTTACCGCTGTCTTTCCGAACCAGTTCTTCAAGGGCATCCCAAGGAACTTCATCTGCAATGAAGATGCCGAATGCGCCACAGGAAAAAACGATTTTTCCAATATGACCGCAGATACGGACATAGTCACCCACATGAAGTTCGTTGTCATTGGCATCGGTGAAACCTGTGTCGAAGCCTTTCTGTGCCATTTCATTTGCGTTAGTCATTTTAATACACTCCTTTTTGAAATTGACGCAAAAAAGCGGACCTCCCAACATCGGGAAGTCCGCCTTAAAGCGAAATTGTGAATTGTACGAGCGCAGTCAGCGCCTTAGTAGAATGGTATCTATCGTACAATCTCAATTATATCCGACTCGCACGAAGATGCAAATGTTTAATTGCCCTCATGGAAAAATGTATGCGTGAATTCCGGATGCCCGGCAAACACCTTCTCAACGACCTCGGGCAAGTCATGGATATCGTCCAGAACGAGCCGTCCTTGCCTATCGCGATACGGTGCCACTGCTGCGGTTTTCTCTGCAAAATAAGCGTCAAACGCCTCTTCGCTATCGAATTCCGGCATTAACGCAATTTCCCGGTTGCGGTCCTTCATAATTTACACAGCCTCGTTAAACGCCGAGCAGTTCGCGCTCTTCGGCAGTCAGTTTATCGAGAACCTTCTGCCTGCGCTTTTCCCGCGATTCCTGCTTGGTGCTGATGATGAAGGTATCGGCGCGGTCGCCATCCCGCACAAAAACGGGACGGTCTTTCAGCATATTCCGCATCGCGTCCAAACGCTCTTCTTTCGTCATGTCGTACATGCCGGATGCGCCGTAAATGGAAATGTTGATTTCATCCTTTTTCGGGGTCTTGTCATAGGCGGTGGGGTCTACGGCAGTGAAATAAAGGGTGTAATAGTAGCACCTGTCGGCGAGCGCCAACGCGATGGTATCGATATTTCCCTCAAAGACACCAAGGTCGGTGATGGAGCGACCCTCGCAGTCACCCTCCGTGGTGACATGCCAGAATCCGTAGGCTTTGTCGTAAGGTTTGTTGAATTCAATCATTGTAAATCAGGGCAAGGAGACCCGCGACTTTAGGCGTGGGAGGAATTGCCCATTCACATCCTTTCTATTAGATAATTTGTTGCAGGTTCTAATAGCTGCAACTTTTTGAATGAAATACTGTTTGTAACGACAGTGCCATCAAGCTTTCTGAGAGCAAAGCTTCCTGATGCACGACGACCGGAAACGAAGCACTCTTGCCCCTTGTAGAGAACCTTATCCCAAAGACGATAGCCTTCGACAACATAAGGCATTTGGCTTCTTTTGCGAATGCTACCTTTTGAGAAGTTTGCTTTATGGGTTTGACGATTGTGATGCCTTATAGCTTTTGTGCGATAGCAAACACTGCATGGTTCAGCAAATGGATGCTTGCTGATACAACGGGCATCGTTTACATGGCTTTTCTTGATGTCATTTTTCTCTCGCAGATTCAACCGTAATGTGATTTCCTTCTTGCCCTTTTTCAACTTCTTTTGGAAGCAGTTTGCCATCCATATCGAAAGCTTCGACAAGACAAATTCCGTTTTTTTTGCAAACTTGAAGCAAGTCTTTGAATGTTGCAATACAGCTTACACCGGGGATTGCTACAAACAAATCACCAGACAGATGACTTGCAACAGATGCTTTCAAACCACCTTCTGTAATAAAGATAGTCTTTTCATCTTTTAAAGGTCTGCTCCAAAACAGTGCTGTATTTTTAGCGGAAGAACCGTTAGGATATCCGGCAGATGTTGCCCAACGGTATCGTTGCTGTTTAAGCTCTGATGCTTCTTTCCATTTTTACTCTCCTTGATTTTTGGCTGAAACAACTTGGAATCGCAGTTTTAGTTAATATCCCAAATATTCGGGTTATCGTACTTGTTAAAGAACTGCATAAATTTGTCTTCCGGCATCTGAGCCTCAGCTTTGTCTAGCATATCGCAAATCTCGGTCTGGTTTGTATTCCCATTCAAGACCTTAACATAGGTAGCACTTCCGGGATTGGCTCCGATAAAATCAGCAATTGCTGTACGGTTGTGTTCGATGGAATTTTTTAGTTCCCACCAACGCCAAGAACGGATGCACTGAGTCAGCGACATTCCATCCACTGCTTCCCAGTAATCGCCGCTTTTTTCGACGGCACTGTACACTTCAATAGGATTCAATCCACCATCTTGGAGTGCTTCATCAATCATTTCAAGAATCAGGAACGGATAGAGTTTTCCATCAACCTCAACTTCTGCATAATCTAGGTCATCGTATACCTCAAAGAGAGTGGCTTCTTCGTCACTATCAAAGGAAAAATCATCATCCTCGACTAATTCCTTCACGAGCTGCGTTTTTCCACTGATGTCAAAGACTTCATGCGTCTGTTTGTTTACTTTGCAGGGCAAAGTGTGAATACCATCGGAAAAGTGATACTTAACCATTGCATTAACGATATTAGAATTATTAACCATTTTGTCTGTTCTCCTTAATTTTTTATTTTTTTCACCATTGCGTTTTAATCAAAAGCGTGAAGAAGCAAATACTCCTTCTTTTTGACTGTGTTTGGATTCATATAATTGCATCAAATCTTGGCGCACGGTAACGGGTCTTACGATAGCGTCTTGAACGGCGGTTTTGCCTGCGCGTGGAAAGCAAATCTACCACATCACTCCGAAGAGGGTAAAAATCCTTCCCCAAGGTTATAAACGGCTTGATACAGCCACACCTGTCGGCTTTACCTCAGCTTTACGTGATGTGTTGTTGTCTTAGAGCGCACGGCTAGGATTTACACCGTACGGTAACTGTCTATTCGCTTATAACGGGGCACAACTTAATGTGCAAAGGGTAGTCAACATATCCTTGCGGACACTTCTAAAGTGCAGACTTACCGGAGCAAGCCCGAGACTTTAGTCGTGGGTTATTGACTGTGTTTCACCACTTTCTGCTTTCGTCGGACTTATACATGAGTTCAAAAGTTTCAGGCGAAACGGTGAAAAGGCTGTCTTTCTTGCCCTCCACCAGATATTCGTAGGGCTTGATGCGCAGTACAATCATGCCAAAGCTGCGAATGATGATGTTGTCGCTGGCGTCGTTACGGACAATGTTATCTGCCTTCCAGCCAATACCGGGATTTTCGGCAATCAGCTTCTTGATGTCCTCGAAGCTCTGCGCGTTTTCGGGGGCCCACTGGACCGCACGGATGCTGTTCCTTTTGTGATAATTAGCCATTGTGATTTCTCCTTTTTTTGGTGTTATTTATTTTCGAAAAATGCAAGCATAGCCGTATTAGCTGCCTGCGCATACCGCGTTTCAGGATGCCGTGCAGCAAAACTTTCTTTCGTAAAGAGATTGTTTGCGGAATGTACCGAATACCTCGTACCCTTCAACTTCAACTGCCAAGCCAGCTGGTTCGTGTCACGCTTATGAGCATCGGTAATGCTCGTGACGAGTAAACACGGAGGCAGCATCTTGGCGTAAGTCTTAGGTGACAGGCACTCAGCGTAGCTGGTCTTCTTCCAATCCTTTTCGATGAGATAAGGCGCGATAGCGTTCATCTTTCTGCTGGAAAGGTCAAGAATACCATTCTGCAAACAGACACCCTTGAACGAAAGTTTTGCTTCCTGCGGTACATCGAATGGCAGTTCATCTTCGAGATGCTGCATGGATACAGGGTTCCAGAGAAGAGCGTATACGAGGCAAGCCAGTGCAGCACCTGCACCGTCACCTACCAGATACATTCTGGACATATCTGCGCCATACCGTTCTGCGCAGCGGTGGATGACAACGAACGCCTTCAAAAGGTCGCCGAGCTGCCCGAACAGATTCGTTTCGGGAACCGGGGTGTATTCCGGAATAAAGGTCAGATACCCATACTCCGCACACCACGCTCCGAAATTTCGGTTCAGGGCACTGCGTCCTGCAACGAAATCGCCGCCGTAGATGTCGATGATGACAGGAAATTTCTTGCCGTCCCCTTCTTTGTGCTTCGGAACATACGCAGAGATGGGCAAGCACTCATCACTTCTTTTCGTGATGATGTGATGTGTGACCTGCGTCTCGCTGCAAACTCCGATTGCAGTGGTATTGGGTTTCGGTTGCTTGCTTATGATTTTCTGCAAGGAACGCTCCTTGCAAAGTACGTAACGGTTGATATTCAAATTTCTTCCTCCTCGTTCTCGCAGCAGTCAAAAAGAGAGTTTTCCCAGCCCCTTTCAATGGCAACTCCGTAAGCCTTTTTGTACTGCTCCTTGAATCTCTGCAGGACTGCATCGTACTGACTCTGCGTCATAACAATGTCGTTAGAGTTGTCGTAGTGGTACAGCCGCATTTCAAATTGTCTGCCGAAAACATCCTTGTCCGGATACCAGCATAAATACAAAACTACATAGTCGTCATCACAGACATCGAGTCCAAACACCTTGTTGATGTCGAACTGCCTGGGAAGGAGAATGCTGATATAGTTGTCATCGATTGTCCGCATATCGTAATCGCAGAGGGTGAAGCGAAGGAACTCATCGAGGTCTTTGATGGTTACTTGACCATGTTTCATCACAGAGTCGATAAATTTTTTGTGTGCCATGATTTCTCCTTAGCTTATCGTGCGCAGCGGTAAAAGAACGCCAGCATCTCATCGTTTGCCATCTGCCCCCATGCCGTTTCCGGATGAAGTGCGGCAAAAGCGTGGTCGGCTTCTTTTACATTGCAGAATACGAATTGATGGTACTGGTGGTTGGTTTTCAGCAGCTTCACATAACGTTTTGTCTGTCCTTTCAGGAAATCTCCTTTTCCGGAACAAAGAAAGCACGGCGGCAGCAGCTTGCAATAGTATTCGGGACGAATATTGGAAGCGTACTTCTCTTTGCGCCATCCCCTCTGCATGTAGTTGTCCGCCAGCAATCCAACCTGACCTTTGTAAAGGTAGAACATCCCACTCTGAAAACCCATGGCAGTCACGCGGAGAGCCTGAACCTTTTGCGGGATATATCTTTCAAGGTGGCGGATGACCGGCTGCATCTCGGCAGGATGGTGTAGTGAAGCAACGGCCATAGAGGCCAAGAAAGCACCGGCACTGTCTGCGGTAACGAAGAGTTTTTCGATGTTGCCGCCGAACTCTGCCGCTTTCGCTTCAATGACTGCGAGCGCATCGAGAATATCCGAGATTTGTCCGAAGATATCCGTTTCGGGAACCAGACGGTAATCGGGGATAAAAACGATATAGCCTCTTCTTGCCAGTTGGATACCAAGATTCCTGTTCTGTTCTTTGCGGCCGGCAATCAAGCCCCCGCCATGAACATCCAGGATGATGGGTAGTGGTTCTTTGACCTCTCCGACTGGTTTGTAGACATCCATTGAAAGTCCTAAACATTTCCGAACCGGGATGGTAACAATATCGACAAGGCTGCTGTTGTGCATATGCGGCTGGCTGCGAATGATTTGTTCGACGTGGATGCGCTCCTTTACGGAAGCACGAGTAATGATATTCAAAAAAATCAACTCCTTTAACAAAAAACGCGGCTGCTGCTCTTCTTGAACAGCAGCCGTATTTGGTGAAATCAACGGAACTCGAATGTGTATTCGGTCCCGGTAACGGTTGAGACGAAAATGTTCACGCCAATCACGCCGAGGCGCTTTGTCGTGGCAGTCGTAAAAGAGCGAGCGTTCTCATTTGACCCCACGACAAACCGAAGAGGCTCGCCGTTTACGACATGCAAGGCACCTTTGCAGCCGATAAGAGACTTGACTCTTTCATCGCTGCTATTGGTGGCGGTTAAAATACACCCTTCCCGAATTCGCATTTGTAAATTCCTCCTTAATCAGAAATCTCAAGCTGAAGCTTGCGGGTACTGGTCAAGAACATCGTTGAATCGGGAATCTAGGTGCCGGTCATTTTCGTCACGGGCGGGATAACTGAACGCGTTCTCGTCTGCAGCAGCATCCGTGAACCCGTCCATCATGGTTAGGATACCCTCCATCCAGGCAGCGGCTCTGCCAAACATACCGTTTTCCTGTTCCTTGTTGCGGTGTAGGTAATCGGTAAGGCTTTCAAGAGCCATCTTCTGCTGGTAGAAGGTATCCCAGTTAATGTCTTTGATAGTGTCGAGGTAAGCGTTATCGTCCATTTTGAACAAACTCCTTAAAAAATAAATTTACGATGCATACCCCGAAAGGCTCCTGCAATCAAATTCCAAAACAAAAAGGCAGACTCTCCATGTGACTGGAAAGTCTGCCTTAACGGTTCAGAACTGTGAATGTGTGAATTACCTTTCGGTTGGTATCCATCGTACATTTTTCATTGTATGCGGTTCGCACATTCGCGCAAGGGCTTAAAGGTGAAATCTGAGAAAATTATTGGACAGTGACAGAAGAATTTACAGCCTCAGACGATGAATCGGTGCTCTCACTCGCGGCTGCATCAGAATTCGCAGCGTTTTCATCATCAGATGCAGCACCGGACTCGGTTGCTGTATCAGATTCCGGAACAGCGGCAGCGTCCTCAGCAGGTGCGCCGGGCATAGTCGCATACAGACCAGTCAGACGGACAGGCGCGTCACCGTAGCCAAGATACCCCCAGAAAGTATCAGTGCTGGCTTCATTGATGTACTCGGTGCCCTGCAATACCGGGAACTCATAGATATCGGTGATAGCCGTGCCCTTCACATCGGCGCTGTCAAATTGGTCGCTGCAGGATGCCACAACGGTGCAGTCCTCGTAGTTCCAGACGAGGTAGAAGGACTTGGCACCGGTCTCTTTGTTGTACTCCGCGTCACGGAACTCATCAAAGGAAGTATACTGCGTGCCGGTCGGGCTGTTCTTCCAATAAAGGCCATTCGGGGTGCCGAATACCGCATAGAGGGCGTTGAACTTCTCCTCGGGCGTGCCGTCAGCAGGAAAATCCTTCAGAGCGGAAGGCTTCATCGTCGAATAGAAAAGCCCATTCTCAAAGGCGTTCCCAATAGTCATGCCGTCTGCAGCAGCCGTGGTGCTGTCCATGACATTCGATACCGGGCCACCATTAAAGCCAATCTGGTAGTAGTTGGCGGATTCCCCATTCTCACCCTCGGTACAGACACAGAAATCCGAGATATCTTTTTCCAGACCTTCTCCGGTCACGGCATCCTCAATACTGTCGATGACCGTTTCCCCCGTTTCCAGAACGGACAATTTCAGGTATCCGGAAATTGGCATCTCGTTCAAATCCTTCACGGACACGTTCTTGATTTGTGTAGAGCTGCCGGACGCAGAGGAATAGAGTCCTGAAACGAATGCGCCATCCTCATAGGTCAGAGGATTTACACCCAAAGGCAACCCATCCGTCCATGTCATATCGGGCTTATCCAGAGTTCCTACAGCGAACTCTGGAAGATTGTCAAGCAATGACCATGCATTGATGGGCTCTGGCGTAGGTGCAGGAGTCGGTGCCGGTGTGGCAGTGGGCTGTGCGGCGGCGATAGCCGCTGCCTCAGAAGCCGCTTTCCGGTTCTGAATCTCCTGAGATGCACAGCCGGTAAACATCACTGCGGATGCCATCATGACAGCTGCGGCGAATAGAATTTTCTTGTGTTGCATACTGTTTTTGCACTGTCTTATTATTTAGGCAGTGCTTTGCCTCCTTTTACATATCGTTTGTGCTGAATATGACCAATGACCGCAAGCCCCAAAAAGCCAACGGCAATGAGCATCGAACTGCCTCCGAGAAGAAACGCGCAATAACCGGCCACATCGCGCCACTGTGCAGCTTTTGCGAGCGTGCAGATGACGCAGGCAATAAAGCAAAGCCAGCCAAAGAGATAGCCAGCCATTCCGATGGTAGCCACCTTCCCTAATACGGATTCTAAAAGCTTCAAAGCAACCACATCCTTCCTACGAGTTTAATTTTATGCGATTCGCAAGTATTGGCAACAGGAAAATATCGTTATAAAAAGAAAAAGCTGCCCAACCGAAGCTGGACAGCGAAAATGCTATTGAATTTTACTGTTTTTTGTTTTGTTCTGCTCTTCTGCGCTCGCGTTCCTCGTACTCCTTCTTCTGATACTTCAAGCGTTCGTTCAGCAGAAAGGAGTTTTCATCGCGGGTCATGGTGAGTTTGGCTCTGTACACGATATAAATGACGATAAGTGCCAAAATGCCGTAGGTGAAGATGAGACTCAGAAGATTGCCAACAACCGTTACGATAATAGGCGAAATGAGATGGAGAATACCAATGACGAGCAGGAACATGCCACCAAAGACGATGACTCTTGCAGCGGTCTGAACGGCAGGCGGGTAGCCATCAAGAAAAGTGGATATAGTATCGTTGATTTTCGTGAAAATATCATTTCTCTTTTTGCCATTGCTATTATTATTTTCAGCCATACCGGACCCTCCTTTTTATGCCCATTATAGCACGTATTTGAACAAAATGCTATACCTCGCATTATATTGTGGGAGAACAGGAAGCACTTTGTTTGTCAGATGACAACAAAAAAAGCCGCCACCCCAAAGGGCAACGGCTAAGTGTGTTGGTGTGATTAGCGAGGCAGGTTCTTGTCTACCACGATTTCGAGGTTGTAGTGAGGCAGTTTCGCAACATCACCCTTCGCAACCTTGAGAGCCGCCTTCATCTTGTCATCAGGCATGGACTGGATAAGGCTGTTCAGTTCCTCACAGGTGTGGCTGAGCATCGGACCGCGACTGGTGGTGAACATCGTAGCGGAAACCGGCTGGCAACCCTGAGAGACCATACCGTCCCAATGCGTGCGCAGTTCAGCAACGGACTTCATGTTAGCAGCAGTGCTCATGAAATCATAGATGTTGCAGTGGTTCTCGTCGATGTATTCAAGGACATCGATGCGAGTGCGGTTCGCATATACAGGGAACTGGAGCTCGACCTTGTTGCCGGTGTTGTTCATGATACGCTCAGCAAACTGCTTGGCGTACTCCTCGAGGGGGCAGGTCTTGTCTTCCACGACAGGAACAGCATCCTTTACAGCATCGAAGATGGCACGCCAGCCCTCATCGCTCAAATCGATGTTGGACTTGTTTGCGAGGGTGTTCAGGAACCCACGCGGCAGGTCAGAGATATCGATGGCGATGGTGCCGGTGAACAGGTTGAAGGAAGGATGACGAGCACGGTCCCAGATGGTATCCAACTGTGCGGTAGCGATAACGCGGTCGCCGAGCTGGATATCCACACCCTGGGTGCTCATATTCCCCTGATAATAGTGCTTCAGGGCGTAACCACCGGTCACTGCACGAGTCTGAGTAGCGGCTGCGTTGAGCAGACCGACCTCAACGGAAACAGGGATATCGTGACCATTGTAGTTCACGCTCAGATGATGCGTCCCGGTCACAGCCTTGTAGCGCTGGAAGATAGGCTTGACGAAAACATCGCAAGTCTTGCCGTTCGCCATCTGATAGTCGGGAATCAGGATACGGGCGGGAGCGGCACCGGAATCATCGGGCTTGAGGTAGTTGCGATACTTGACGCCGAAATGCTCCGCAATGGAACGGCGCAGCACATTGAGGCTGGAAACCTTGCTCGGAGCGCAGCTGCCATTCTGGGTCAGCATAGTGCTTGCGGTGCTCTTGTCCATCTCCACATAGATGATGGTGGAGGGAGCGCCGAGAGGCTTGTAGGCATCACGCATGACGATGTCGGCAAGAGGGATATCCTGCTGTTCAACAATCTTCATCTTGGTGTCGAAGGGGCCGTCAACGAGGTGGTAGGAATCCTCTTCCGGCTTCTTGGTGGCGATGAACCACGGATACTTGTTCCGGGTAGCGACCAGCAGGAAGTTGTTGAGACCTACGCCGTGGATGCACAGAGGACCCTCATCGGTGTGACGAGAGCCAAACTGCAGGCTTTCGCTCACCTCGTTGATGTCCATACCGTTGCCCCAGTCGGCAGTAACCATGCCGATTAGGTCCTTCTCGGAGCCTGGTACGAACGCAACCAGAGCGTTTACAGGGCCGGTGCTGTTCGACAGGATGTTGTCCATGGGCTCGCAAGCGGCGCTGTGCATCGGGAGAAACTGGTTGGAAACGGCATTGAAGTAGTTCTTGGTAATACCAACATTGAGAATATGTGCCTTCATAGTATACCCCGTATCGTGGGGCCAACGTGCTGCTCTTGAAATCATCTCCACAGCAGGTAGAGCCCCAAGATAGGGGGTTATTGTTATTTGTTTGTGTGTTTGTCTGTTATTACAGGAAGCAGACAAGCGTAAAAGATTGCTATCGCAAGTATCGCAATTACAATCACGATAATTACGGGGACTGGGATTTGTTCGATGAGCGCAAGTATCACGCGTTTTAACAGCAGCTAGAGAAGACGACGTAGCATTTTATGATTGCTGAAAAAAGCGCTTACTTGCTAAAATATCTTCTTGAAATTTGTCATGATAATTCTCCTTTTTTGATTGATATTCGTTTTATGCTAACGCACTTTATCGTTGTACCCACGGCTGGAACATGTATAAAAGATGCTCTAACGCGGCGTTCGCGGCTGGGATATGTATAAAGGATGCTTTGCTGTATTTGCAGCAAAACAACGATTTTCGCATTAACGCAGCGTGTACGTCCCGCTTTTTAGGCAGGAAATCTATTATAATCACCGTATCGTGGTGTACTACGATGCAGGAATGTTCCCGCATGACCAAAAACAGATAGTCCGCAAAAACCTCCAAAAGAAAAAGGACAGACACCCATGACGAGTGTCTGTCCTTTTCAAGAAAAGAGGATTGTGAATATGGCTATTGTTGCACTACCTATACAGGTAATGATACTGGTATCTTTGGTACGATTATTATTCTATGCCGTTCGCAAGCGCTGTCAACACTAATTTCTGATTTTTCCAAGCAAAAAGCCAACTGTGTGTCAGATAGTTTTTCTGTTATTCGTTGATGTTTTTCTGGTTGTGGTGAAGGGCACCACGGACAAATTGGTTCCAGCGAGCATGGTACAGGACGAACCCGTCCTCGAACTCCACCGTGATGTTGTTGACACCATGATAAGCAATACAGGTGGCTTTGCTGCCATTTTTCATCGTCATCGTAGTGCCAACAGATTTCACATAATCGTGCTCATCCTTGCGAGCTGCACTGATAGTACGCATCCGCATTTTGCAGTCGGGACAGCAGGTAGCACCGGATGCAATAGCCCGCGTCATAGCGCGAACGCTTGTCACGAACTCTTTCTTACAATCCGGGCAGACGAAGATAGCGCGTCTTTCCGAACGAGCAGAAATTTCGCTGGGAGTGTAATCGTTCTTGTCGCTCCACATGTGAACAACCTTAGGACACTGGGTAGCCAAATCATTGATTCCGGGAACAACCTTGCGACCTGCGCAAACAGGGCAACCGGTATGGTAGTACATCAAGGATTTAACGACATTGCAAATAGAAGCCTTAAATTCCTGCTTGCAGTCGGGGCATACGAACCATACCTTCTTGTTGTTGCCTGCAGATACTTCACTGGGAGAGCAATCGTTCTTGTCACTCCACATGGAAGCGGCCATAGGGCACTTGGTAGCCAAATCATTGATACCAGAAACAACCTTGCGACCTGCGCAAACAGGGCAACCTGTGCTGCCATTTTGTACGGTATGAACTACATTGCAGATAGAAGCTTCAAACTCCTGCTTACAATCTGGGCATACGAACCACGCTTTCTTGTTACTGCCTGCAGATGCTTCGCTGGTGGTGTATGTGTTCTTTGCACTCCACATAGCGAAAATCTTAGGACACTTGGTAGCCAAATCATTGATGCCCGGGACGACCTTAAGACCTGCGCAAACAGGGCAACCGGTATTACCACGCATCAAGGACCTTGCGATATGGAAAACACGGGCTTCAAACTCCTGCTTACAATCTGGGCATACGAACCACGCTTTCTTGTTGCTGCCTACAGATACTTCGCTGGGGGTGTATGTGTTCTTGGCACTCCACATAGCGGAAATCTTTGGACATTTGGTAGCCAAATCGTTGACGCCGGAAATGACATTCTTGGAATTGATGGTGTTGGCATTCATAGTAAACTCTCTTTCTCCTCGTATTTTCGAGGCTTGTGATAAATAAAAATGAGCGACTTGTAGTTACAGCGTCTTAAACTTACGGCAGCAACGCATCATGGTGCGGATACGAACCAAGTCAATCTCGATTGCCAATGCGTTGATGGCTTCGAAAAGTGCATAGACAGCCATTGCGGGAATCGCAACAAGTAAAATAATGATGGATTTAATGACTTTCATTTCAGACTCTCTTTCTCCGCATTTGCGCGGTCTTGCAACAAAAAAAGACAGGTCACCGGTTGGTGCCTGTCTGAATTTTGTCAGATTGTAAATGGTTGGTCGTGGTTTGGTATCTATTGTACAATACTCATTCTATACTGTTCGCAAACGCCGTCAAGACAACATTTCAAAAGAAAAAGCCGCCCCACCCCGAGAGGTGGAACGGCTGATGAGATTAGTGCTTGATGTAAAGCGAGGTGTCCCTGAACGGATTCAGGATACCAGGCTTATACTTGGTGCTGACATAATCAGCAATCTGAGTATCCGTCATACCGTTAAGCACATCGAGCCAGCATTCAGCGTTGATAGCCATGAGTCCGCCCATACCAAGTGCATTGTCGCAGCGTCTCATATCCTCTGCGAACGCCTCATGGTATGCGCAAGGCTCAGCAGCATGGATAAACCGATTGGTGTCGTACATAGTGCCACCTCACGCGTTTACCATGGCTTTAAGCCCTGCTTCGTCCAGAACGGGAATTCCCAGAGTGTTGGCCTTATCGAGCTTAGAGCCTGCTGCTTCACCGGCGACCAGATAGCTGGTCTTCTTGGATACGCTGCCGGTCACCTTACCGCCGTGCGCCTCGATAAAGGTCTTGGCCTCTTCACGGCTCATTGTGGGCAGGGTTCCGGTAATCACAAAGGTCTTACCAGCAAGCGATACAGCATCCTCAGCGGAACCGCTCGCGGATGCATTCGGCGCATGGTAATCGAGATTGACGCCAGCCTTGTACAGGGCCGTGACCTCCTGCTTGAACATAGGGTCAGAGAGCATAGCGTCCAGAGCGGCATAGATGGCATCAGAGAAACCGGGGATGTTACAATCCTTAATGTTATCCACATACAAGGCAGACAAACCGAGCAGGTTTCCGTCCGTTGCCTTGCACTGGGTAAACAGGGCGCGAGCAACATGACCGCCAATAAGACGATAGCCGAGACCTTTAAGAACACGGTCTGCGTTCTGGGTCTTGGAGTTCTCGATGGCTGCGAGCAGCTTCTTAGCCGTCTTTTCACCGTACATGTCGATGAGTTCGGATTCTTCCTCATAAAGCCAGTACAGGTCTACGGGATTGGAGATGAACCGACTATCGACCAGGTCCTGAATGATTTGAGGACCAAGACCCTTAATGTCCATGCACGCCTTGGATGCGAAATGGATGATGCGGTTGACCGTTTTGGCGGGGCATGCATCGTTCGTGCAATACAGGTCCACAGACCCGTTTACGGAAGCGATAGGCTCGCCACAGACAGGGCAAACCTGACTGGACATGTCATAGGGCACAGCATCTGCTGGACGCTTTTCCTTCTCGACCATGGTAATCTTCGGGATGATGTCACCGGACTTGTGCAGAACAATGGTGTCACCGATGCGGATGTCAAGATTTTTGATGAAATCCGCGTTGTTCAGAGTAGCACGTTCAACACGGGTTCCGGCCAACTGTACCGGGTCGAATTCCGCCACAGGAGTGACGCGGCCGGTACGACCCGTCTGCAACACGATACGGCGAAGAACCGTAGCCTTTTCCTCAGCGGGATACTTGAAAGCAATAGCCCACTTAGGAGTTTTGGTCCGCTCACCCATCTTCTTGCGGATGTCGATTTCGTCTACTTTGATGACAGCGCCATCAATGGGGTAATCGATATCATACCGATGCTCCCCGATATCGCGGATAGCGGCGAGGATACTGTCGGTATCGTTGCAATGCGCGTAGTAGGTGGTCTTGAAATCGCAAACATCGCGCAGATAGCAAAGCTGGTCGCAGTGAGAGTCAGCAAACTCAGAGGAATCCTCCCCGTCATTGACACTCTGCACATTGAAAATGAACACTTTCAGGTTCCGTTCCTTTGCGACAGCCGGGTCAGACTGACGCAGCGTACCGGCAGCGCAGTTACGGGGATTGGCGAACAGCTTCTTCCCTGCTGCTTCCTGCTTGGCGTTGGTTGCTTCAAAGTCCTCTTCGCTCATATAGCACTCGCCGCGCAATTCGATTTTCCAGATACCTTCCGGCATCTGGATATTGACAGGGATGCCAAGAACCTTGACATTGTCGGTAACATCCTCACCGACATGACCGTCGCCGCGAGTGGACGCCTGTACGAGCCGCAGCTTTCCGTCAGAACCGGCAGGCTTAGCGTACACCAGAGACAGGCTCAGGCCGTCAATTTTGCGCTCAATAGAGAAGGTGGCATCAGGATATTCCTTCTCCACAGAAGCCGTGAAATCGCGCACCTCATCGTCTGAGAAGACATCCAGAAGCGAAAGCATCGGGACACGATGCTCAACCGGAATACCGATAACGCGTTTGCCGCCGACTACCTGCGTGGGACTGTCGGATGTGACGAGTTCCGGATGCGCGGCTTCGAGGTCACGAATCTCGTGCATTGCACGGTCGTACTCTTCATCCGTTACGGCAGGAGCATCCTGCTCATAATACGCTGCGCTCCAGCGCTTGACCTTCTCGCAGAGTTCATTGTAGGTATTGATATAATCAGTCATTGTAGTTCAGTTCCTTTCAGTGTAGCCGCCATAGTATCTATCATACAATACATTTGGCGGCATTAGCAATATCGAACATCAGAAAAAGCAAGCCACAAATAGATGAGATTTGCTTTCCTTTTACTTTCTTTTCACCTTATCGTATTTCACGCCGAGAATCTTAGCGGCAGCGTTAAGGGTTTCGAGAGAAGCGTTGTTAAAATCATTTTGCGCTGCCATATACAGCGCTTTTGTGCATCTGACGGCGTCACAAATATTGTAGATGGTATCCTTGTTTTCGAAAATCAGCAAATACTGCTCATAGCCGACTGTGGTATCTTCTCGATACTCGACACCGTTGGCATCGAACTCATATAAGCGGTTTGCGGTTCCGGAAGTCGGGATGCATTCAAAACGGTTGGTATCAGAATCCGTGTGTGTGACCACCATTTTGCGAATCGTCTCGGGATAAGGAACCCCAAAGCGAAACTCGACCATCCAGAGATAATCGCCTGCCTTAACAGAAAGCATTTCAAATCTTCCTTTCAGTGTTAATTTTTATTGTTTATTCGTACCCTTCAAAGCTTCGATGGCAATCTCAAATTTTCAGTTCGAGCGCAACTTTTTCTTCTGCGCTCTTATCGTTCATCCCATCGACGAGAACGTAAATATCTACGTTCCTTAAAACAAGTCCTTTCGCTTGCCAGTCGGTTTCTTTGCGAATCTTTTCTGGCAAAAGACGAAGTGCCTGCTTTTTGAGTTTGTCGATTTTTTCTTCTGTGGGGTACATTTCTTGGCTGAAGGTAAATTCTGCAGTTTGGTACGTTGTAGTCCATGCACGAACCTTTACCGTTACTGTGCTTTCCGAAACATTGTAGTCTTTAAATGGGATTAAAGACTCACTCAGTTCCCCAATTCTCGCATTGAAGAGATTGGTTATACGAGCGAGTTCCTTTTGGTAGATTACCTTTGCTTGTCGCACCTGTTCACGGTAGCATTTTACGCAGTCTTCAACCGTGTAGAAGATGTTTACAGACTCACCCGTGTATCCCCGATAGCCTGTATTATCCATTGGAGCAATCACCTTGGACATAACATGACCGTTCTTCACAGGTCGGAAATAAATAGGAGAATAATAAATTGTCTTATTCGTCTCCTTGGCATCCGTTACCACCACCGGAGTGGGTTCAATTCCACGAATTGGTTTTTTGGTTGGGTCTGCGTTTGCTCGATAGTCGCAAATCCAAACCATCTTTCCCGTAATGTTTTCCAGTCCTTCCGCGTAATCAAAATCCGCAAGAGATTTCGTCTGCTGAGGTCCTAATGCACGGTTATTTCGCCAAAGGGTTACATTGTTATCTTGTAGATATTCTTCGAGTTCCATTTTTTCACCTTTTCCCTTTCAAAGCTTCGATAACCAATTCTTCGTAGTCCTCGATGGCGTAATAGATTTCAGAAAACCCATTTGCATGACCACGCTCATACGCCTTTTCCCAGACCATTTCTGCCGTTTCTTGACTGATAAGAACAGAGGAAGCGCTTTTTACATCCATCTGAATAAGGGCAAGAATGTCAACCATGACATCCGAAATAGCTTTGTTGCGGTCGGTCACAAGTTTGGTTACTTCATCGTTCCATTGCTGCTGAAGCTGCCGCACCTTCTTTTTATTCCAATCGAGGGAATGTGCGCTGCTGATGATATCACCGGTTTTAGGACGCTTGGTTTTAGGGGTTGTGCGCATGTTCCAAGCAGCCTCCATGCGAATCTGAAGATTTTTCCAACTACTATCCATGTTTTGTTTCCTTGCTATGCGTTTTTTACATCAGAATTTGAAATCCTGGCATACTTCGATGCTGTTTTTGTCGTAACCGACAGCGTACAGTTCTTTGAGCAGCGGCGTATACTCCTCGACCGTTGCAGGAACGCCTGCCTTCAGATACCCGTAAGACGCATTCACATGCTGCCCATTGTGGACATACGCATCGAAATACAGGTTGGGGTCCTTCAATTTGAGTCTTTTGCAAAACTCGAGGGTTCCCGGTATCTTGTCAAGAAACACACAGGTGAGTTCGGAATCGGCATCTGGATTGAGTTCGTCGGTACAGTTAAGAAAAGCTACTTTCATTTTCGTTCTCCTTTTTTGAGCGCAAAAAGGCGGGCCTCCCAAAATCGGGAAGTCCGCCTTAAAGCAAAATTGTGAATTGTACGAACGCAGTTAGCGCCTTAGTAGATGGTATCTATCGTACAATTCTTATTTTATTCGGTTCGCATATCGCGTCAACAATTATGTTCAAGGGGCTGAAATTATAGCGGAAAACGACCGTATAAAAGCGGACCTCCCGCTTCGGAAAGTCCGCTATAGCCGCAATTATCTGATTTTACTGAGCCTGGTTATCTGTCGGCTGCTGCGGTGCAGCGGGCTGCTGAGGCTGAACCGGCGCGGCAGGCTGCTTGGGCTGTGCAGGAGCCTGGTAGGTCATGTTGGGGTTCTGGGTCTGTTCCTGAGTCGGCTGCTGGTACTGAGGCTGAGCCTGAGCAGGATGCGCAGCCTTGTAGGTATCATACTTCTGCTTCATCTGGTCATAAGAATAGCCATCCTGCGGGATACCGAAGTACCGATACTGACCGAACGCCAGAATCATGTTGAAGATGGGGTTCAGGAAGAACAGGCCAATGGTGAAGCCAATCCCCTGCCCAAACGCGACACTCTGTTTGTACAGGGTTACGATGCTAATGATGACGCCAACGATGACCAGCAGCGTGCCGAGCAGCGGGATGCCGCCAAGTACAGTGCAGACGATGGGGACAAAGAACAGCCAGCCGTTGCCCCAGAAGATTTTGTACCGGATGTAGCTGTTGTAAAACGGGACGATGGACGCCCATCCGGGTTGACCGGCCTTTTCGAAGATTTTCCAGCCAGCCACAATGTTGAGAACGAAGAATGCCAGGATGATGAGCCAAAATCCAGCAAAGATGCTGAGAAGTGCATTGAGGGCCGCCGCCTCTGAACCGTAAGACATAATGATTCCTCCTAAAAATACTTTATATTATAAAGCCAATCGGCCTTATTTCTTTTCCTGCACGGCTTTGCGTGCCGCTTTTTCTTTCGACAGTGCTGCGAGTTTCTTGCCGCTTTCGACCAGGATTGCTCGGCGTTCTTCAGAGATAAACATGGGAGGACGAATTTTTACCCATTTTTTCGGAAATTCCGCTTCTACGCAATCTTCCTTGTCGATGGTCAGCTTCACCTCATCGGGATGCTCTGTTGCAAGTTTTCGCAACTCGTTCATCCGCGAATAATTTCGCGTATAGTACGAGCAGGTTTTCTCTGCATCGCAGAAATTGATGATGGTCTCGCGCTCGTAGGCACCATCGGCGCTTTGAGGCGTTTGGTTGATGGGACGCATTTTTTCATCTCCTTTCAGTCGAACAACACTGCCTTCTTCGATGGTCCGTCCGGCGTGAGGCTGCACGCATAAGCCCAACGCGGAAGCATAATACGACCGCGAACGCTAACGACGGTCATTTCCCGCGCCGTGGCTTGTTCGAATTCCGATGCGTCCAAAGCATTCCGGGTCAGCAGAATGGCGTCGTCCGGCATATCGTTGAGCATCATTTTCAGTTCTTTAATTGTCATAGATTGTCTCCTTTTGCATGACCTCATCCAGCGCCTCTAGGAACAAAACAGATTCGGTGTTCTGCGTCCCAGCTGCAACGATACCGGAAATCTCGTTCGGCTCGATGAGGAAAACGCTGTCACCGTCAATGAATCCTTGCGGCCATGGCGCAGCATAATAGGCGTAGGGCACGATGTCGGTTGCATAACCGATAATTATATATTTCTGGTCGGCGTCCTGCCGAACCTTAACGATTGTCCCGAGTGAAAACGCGGATTTGAGCGTGGGTACTACTGTAACGGGAATTTCTCTTTTGATTTTCAAGGATGAAAACACCTCCCTAACTGACCTACTCCCGGGCAAGCCCGGGAGGTTCTGGAAGCAGCTGCACAAAAAGCGTTACTCCGATTTCTCGTTTCAGGCTTTAAGCATCAGCATCGCTAGAGCCAGAACCGTGAATCAAGCTCCCCATTGGGAACATTAGCGATTCACTTCGTCTGTTTAGACAGGACTGTGGTCAGCAGCCCTTGGAAAAGTTTTAGATACCAGAATTACAGACCTTATGTCCGTTGGCTTTTATATTGGAAACACACTTATCATGTGCTTTTTTGAAGGCTTCATATTTTGAAGTACAGGTATCGCGATTGATGGTCTTTAAATCATCGTTATGGCAAAGAAGCAAAAAAGCGGAGTAAATATCGCGTTGTACTTTTGTGCCGTCCTCGAATTTATGCCACCGTTGGCTTAGTTTCTTTTTATTGTAGCTGTCACTTTTGTGGTCATACTGACTGGCACGATACATATTGTCAACTACATGAAAATGATTCTCACCAAACTTTGAACTAAGTTGTGCGTAAAGGTGCCCCGGACAACGATGAAGAATGGAATGTCCGAAACGCTTTCTGCGCTTTTGCTTTTTTCCTTGTTCAGGAACAAAGGGCTTGGCTTTCTTCTGAAGTGCCTTTACATTACTTTTTTCAATGGTCACATCGTCGCCCATGGCTCGAATTCTGTTTGCCAATTCATTATTAGCATACTTGCGACTCAAAGCGTTTTTCCGGCGAAGTTCTTTTAATGAGGCTTCCTTCTTCCTATATTGTTTTGATTTTTTCCAAGGTTTGCGAATGCCCTTTTTAACCGTACCGTCTTCATTGTAGCGGTCCTTATTGTTTTCCCTTCTGCTGCGGTCAAGCGCTCTTAAAAGCAGTCGTTCCTTGCGTTCGTGCCGTTTGGTTGATTTACTGTTTCGTTCGGCAAGGTTTTCCAGAATTACAGAAGTTTCGGATACGGCGGCAACACTTTGAGGACCAAGGTCTACACCAACAAGCCCTTTGCCGCATGGATGCTTCAAATCACCTGACTTTGTATATTTTGGAATCGGGTCTCCTTCAACAGTAATATGAGCGTAAACCCTTAGCCTTCCGCGAATTGTTACACATTTAAGGGCAACAAAACAAGGTCTATATGTGTTTTGCGGGATTCCTGTTTTCGAGTAAACGGCAACGGCTTTTTTCTCAACACTGGGGTCGGAAACAAATGCTTCAATGCAAGCTAATTCGTTCTTCGCGAACGAATCATTCTTTTTTGTTATCAATGTAAAGGCTCCGACGTCGCTGATTTTGCATCGCGCAGAGCCGTTAACAAATGAAAGCATGATTCCGCGTTCAATTTGTTTGGCTCGAATCAGAGGAAGTTCTCCGCGCTTTGCGTAGTTGAGATGCTTACCGTCTCGATACAAAACGGATTGAACAGCCGCCCAAACGTTTTCGGCTTTGGATAGCAAAAATACAGCTTTTATTTTGCTGCCTTTTGAAATTTCTGCCATATCATGGCGCAAATCTTCGAATGTCAGTTTATATTTGCCTTGAAGTTTCTCAAGCACATCAGCAGCGTTTTTTACTTTTTTCTTGACCTCATTATATTCCGCGGTGCCTTTATCCAAAGAGGAAAGCATAGACTTTGCGTTATGATACTGCTCTAAAGCCGCTCGATATGCTTTCGTACGAAATAATTGAGATAAACGCTTTTGCGCAATATTGGTAAGATGGTTACCATAAACCCTTAAATCGTTCGCGATATGAAACAACTTGCGCTTATCGTTTTCCCCGATTTGCGCTTCCAGAACCAATACATGTCGACTTGCTGCGGCACGATGTTCTTTGCGCTTCTCCTCATAAGGAGTTCTGATATGCTTTTTGCGAGTCGCCATGTTTTCACCACCTAATCTTTTTGCTCTTCTATCACCTATACATATATTATACAAGCCTAGCGTGGCAGCATAATGCGTCCACGAACGCTTACGATGGTCATTTTCTACGCCGTTTTCTGTCCTAAATATTAGTCTATGCGGTTCGCAAGAATGTGCAACGAAAAAGGCACAAAAAAAGGAGCTGCCCGAAGGCAACTCCCTGTCATACATAGATTTGCTGTACTAAAAGCGAACTCAGCGATTCTGAGCGACCTCGACATTGAAGTCAAACAGTTCCTTGCTGGTCGAGCACCGGGAAGAAAACTCTCCGTCACGGTTCTGGATGACATCGGATGCCGGGACAGGCTTTCCGAAACCATCGTCCACAAACACAGGATGCTTGCTGCCATCATTGTCAGAACGGGGCGAGAAGCTTGCGGCCGCGAACCAGTCTTCCTCATCGCTGCCCTGCTCGTCGTACAGACGGCAGAACGGAGCGGGGATTTCGGGCGTCGGAAGCTGGAACATTGCTGCCTGCATTTCCTTGCCGCCATTCTTCACATTTACATCGATAAGGGGGCAAATCGTATCGCCTGCGCACTCCCACTTGGTATAGGACTGAGCGGTAATTGCGGTATTGCCGTCAGATACCTCAATACCGAGCGAAAGAATGTCTGATTTGAGACCGAGCTTTTCCTGAAGCATTTCCGGGGTGAGAGTCAGAAACTGACCGCCGACCGTGTTAATGATAAGGTTCATCGTTCACATTCTCCTTTTTGATTTTAGTAAATATAGTTCTCGCTTCGAAGCGCTGCCTGAACGGCGCGGATTTCCTTTTCGGTGAGTTGGTAGCTGCCAATCGGCGTGTTCGCGGAACCAAAGTAAGCGGAATCGAACACCATGCAGGCTTCTCCGTTCTCATTGAGCCGATAGAGGAATGCTTCCTTTGTCCGTGCATCAGTAGGATGGTCTACCAGCGATACGAGAGGAAGACCTGTTGTCGAGTTCTTAACCATCTGCCACTCGGATGCGTTCCGGTCACAGTACCCAGCGATGTAGATGTGCGGCTCGGAGATAAGGCGCAGGTCACGCTTCATCAATTCGAGCAGAGAATTGGCGGGCTTGCAGCTGTAAGTATTGGTCAATTCGGCGTTTAGCTCGAAATTGAGCGAAACACAGAAAACACGGTATCCGCGCTTATCCAAGTCATCGAGCATTGCGGTACCAGCGCCCGAAGACAGGAATGAAACCATCTTGGTGTCCATGTTTTTAGGCAGGTAAAGCACAGCTGTAATGAGGTATTTTTCCGAGCGCACCAGATTCTTAAACATCACGCATCATCCTCCGTCTTGGTAGTCATGCCATGGACTTTTTCGATGGCGGCAGCAATCGTGTTGTTCTCCAGTTCAGTCATCTGTGTGCAAAGGTAACCCCAGTCGATGGCATCGTGGACCTTGCGGACAAACGCATCGTAGGTGCCAGCGGTTTTCATCATTTCGACTTCCGATTCGTAGCAGCCGGATTCCTCGAGCAGATGCTGGATGTCATCGATGGGGTTCATTTCGATAGTTGGTACAGTTTTGTTCATGATACAAACTCCTTTAAGTGTTTTGGACGCAAAAAGGGCGGACCTCTCAGAATCGAGAAGTCCGCCCTTTAAGCGAAATTGTGAATGTACGAAAGGCAGAAAGCCTTTTTGATTTGGAATGGTATCTATCGTACAATACCCATTCTACTTAGTTCGCATATTTTGGCAAGTAAAAAATGTTGCTCATTCGAAGGCGAGTGGTGAAGAGTGTAATTTTAGATGTGGAGAACAGTCCACTCACTCCTTATTCTGTAATGTGTAATTGTAGCGTAGATTTCTAAAAAAAGCCGCCCACCAAATTATGTTGTGGGCGGTTTTTTTGTTGTTAGTTTTCGAAATCTGGATTCTTCCAGACCGTTTTCTTTCCGTAATGGATATCCGAAATGTACTTGAACGGAATCTTATCCTGGTTTTTAAGAAGAGCATCGTTTTCCTCTAAAAATTCCTCAATGCGTTCCTCTTCACTACGCGGAGCAATGTTCCATGTATCGAGATATCCATCATACATGGCATCTATATTGAAAATTCCGTCAACGGGGTACTTGACAGAGTCAATTTCTCCGTTGACGTCCAAGCCAAGGTGGACGTTCTTATAGTTCTTGATGCTGTCTGTCAAGGATTTGAATTTTCCTTCAGGAGTATCGGGATTGCTGTACTTTTTCACGTACTCTTCCGTTAACTCCTCCGTCATGGCCAATGTAATCCAGAACTGGAGCCCGGAATACTCAAGGCTCGCTTTCTTGATTCTCTCCATCGTCCGTTCAGCCCAGCCGGTGGGATTAGCTAGATAATCCACTACCAGTTCATCGGCATTTGTGGATGTCAGGCCAAAGCAAGACCCTTTTCCAATCTCATCTACAATGCTGTCAATAGGGCTGCGATAATTCTTATACCCCTTTATTATGCGACAGAAAGCGTTCTGTCGTGCTGTCTGGTCGTAATAACCGCCCTTGAGAATTTTCTTCTTGTCTTCCTCCGTCACATTCTCTCGGAACATATCGAACAGCTTCTGTGCCATTTCCTCTATGACAGAATCCGAGGTAAAAGAAGAACGGCAGAAAATCGTTTTGAAGTCCAATGTTTCATTGACGGTTTTGGCATTATCGACAACGAGGCAAAGGAAGCGTATCTCCTGGTTGAATGTTACGGGTTTATTTTCTAAGGTTCCATAAAACCGCTGCCCGTACAGAACATCTACCTTATGCTCACCATAGGCGAGCGGTATGCGCATAAAACGGTAGTAATACTCGGACAGCTCACCGGAATCAAGAATGATATTGCCTTCGAACGAAGGAGCGCCGAGCTCGAGGAACCTTTTGAATCCCTCGCGGTTGATATTGTTTGCCATGATATTTTTCCTCCTAAATACTTACTTCGTTAAGCCCTCGAATTCCTGATTTTTCCAGAGCACATTCTTCATATTATTCTTTTTCCATCTGTACAGTCCAGCCGTTCACGTCGGAATAAACCGCATAGAGCAGTGTTGCGAAATTATAGCCTCCGTCATACAGCGTGTAACGAAGGGAAATGTTCAGCGCAAGAGTGCGTTCCTTGACGGTGCCATCACAATCAAGATAGCTGAATATCTTTGTCGGATGGGAAAACCATGCTTCACGTTCTTTATTGAATTTATCTTCATCGTATTCCACGACTTGCTTGAAACACGAATCAAACGTAGCAAGCTTGACCGACGAAAATACATCAGCCATCATCCCACACTTTTCAATCAATTCATCAGGCCATTCGACTTTGATGATTGCTGCACCATCGCGCAGTTCTTTCAGTTCTTTGCGGGGGCTCAGCGAGACATTGTAGCGTTCACTGAGGAAGGTGAACAGCCAGGACCAGTCAATGACTTTCAGGAAGTTAGATACTTCCTTGGAATTCATGAAAATTTTGATTTCTTTCCGTGCCATAGTTTTATCTCCTTATTGTTATGGGGTATTTACTCCTTATGTTATCAGCGATTGTTTTTTAATTCATAAAATTCCAGTTATTGCCCAACCATTCACACCAGCCTGTGGTGGAGGAGGGACAATTTTTGCTGTCCGCGCAGATATGATTCAGCAACATTGCCAAGTGAAACTTATCCAATGTCCGAATCATTTCGAGATTTGTCTTATCAGACTGCACGATTGTCATGTCAACGTCGGTTTTCGTCTTGATGTACGACACGGCGTCGCTCATCTTTTTGAAAAAAATTCCGCAGACCGGGACAAAGTATCCAACCTCGATGGAAAGCTCTGCCAAAAGACGGTAGCTATCAGCAGTGTTCGTCCTCTGGAAAAGTTCATCGAACTGAGTGCGAATTTTCTTCTCATCGTTTTTCCCAATGTCATTCAGGTCAAAGATGTATTCCTGAACAATGAACCCATTATTAGATTTCGTGGGCACATATGCTTTGTAACAGGATGCATCAATCTGTTTCATGACAATCGGAAAGTCATGGGAAGACGTGGAATAGAGACGTGCTTTATCGACTTCCTTTTTCAGCTTTTCCAGCAGCTTTTCAAGAACAGCCTTGAGATATTCGGCGTGCTGATGGCAGATATCCACTTCTGTCTGGAACATACCGGTGTCATCTTTGAGCCGCCCGGTTTCCCATGCTTTGTCAAAGACGCACTTGAGTTTCTGGAACTCGGTTGCATCCAAGTTGTCGTATTTCCCGGACTTCGTTTTAGCCTCAAAAATGGCGATTGCTTCACGCACTTCACTGTACGAATCAAGTATCAACTCAAGGTCCTCCAAAAAGAGTTTCTTGTTGATGTCGATGGAGTAATTGATGTCGGTAATGCGCAAGGTTATGGTTTTTGCTTTTTCTTCGACATCAAACCCCATTTCCCGGCAGATATCCGGGAACTGTTTCAGATACATCATATTTTTCACCTCAAACTTTCTCAGCGATATCTTCGCCGTATACCATGCTCGGGTTGGAACCGTTGTCCAATTCGGCAACATAGCTAAAATCTACAGTTAATGTGTTTGTCGTAGGCAATTTCTCCTTTCCAAGTAAAAAAAGCAGGCCCGCCAAAATGGTGGGTCTGCTTGTTGTTTACAGATTGTGAATTGTACGGTGGCAAATGCTGCTAAGTGGAATGTTATCTATCGTACATTTCCATTCTATTCGGTTCGCACAAACATGCAAGTGAAAATGGGCCTTCCCAAAAGGAAAGCCCACTGTATGGTATTGCTGATACTCAGATAGCTGCACAGAAGTTCGCAAGGCGCTGCCAAAGCAAGTAGTTGTCGTAGCTCATGCGTACCTTTTCGGGTACACCTGTAACGAGATACCACTTGTGTGCCTTAGCCTTGATGTTCGAGATGCGCTGCTGTTCACTGCGCGTAAAGGCTTTGCTGAACATACGGCGTCTGCGCCCGGAATTCCAGTATGCACCCTCCATGGTCTCGCAGATTAGAGCATAGGCAAGTTCGTTCTGAACATCGTCATGGGTCAACTCGATAATCTTACCCATATTCAGGCACCTACCTTTCGGCTGGACTTCTCTCGGCTCTGATGCACCATGGAAAGCGCATAGTCGAGCGCGGCATCATCATCCGGCAGATAGGTGACAGATTTGAGTTCTCCGTACTCGCTGTGATGGCGCGGGATAGTCTTGGGTCTTTCCGTAACGACCGTCTCCTTCTCGAAATGCAGAGCAATCCGATTTGCAGGAACGGCATACCGTTTCTGCCGCTCGCATTCCTTGAAATAGTCGATGGGCGTTGCGAACCCCAAGGGTTTTCTGCCATCAAGTCCCGTAACGGTGACGACATACGCCTTGATGCCTTTCGCTTCCCGTCTCTGCTGGTCCGCATAGTAGTGGTAGGAGATGTACATCGGCGATTCCTTCAAATACGCGTTAGATTCCCGCGCAATGTAGGTCCCGCTTTCCCGGCAAAACCACAGAAATGTCTGAGGCTTGCCGTCGGCTTTTGCTTCCTTTGCGGCTTTCTGAATGACCTTTGTGTCGAGGTCAAAGTCCGACTGATATTGTTTTGTGACCTGCTTCATCGCAGATTTCAGTTCCGGTAAAATCGGAATCATAGTATTATTCATTTCAATTCCCCTTTTAGAACGCTGTGAGCTTGGAAATATCCATGTCATAGCGTTCATATTTGTGGATGTAATCGAAAACGGTGTTCATCTGTGCCTGAGTTGCGGTTTTGGTGGCGTCCATATCGAGAAATGTTTTTCCCAAAGACGGATTACGAACCGCAATCCAACCGCGCCGGTACAGGTAATCGAGACCCTTCCCGCTCCAATCATAGGCCATGTCCAAGACTTCCTTATCAGAGAGGTTCAGGCGTATTCTGTTTTGCATGATGATGCGCCCCGCAAGAGCCGCATGTTCTCCAAACTCGCAAGGATACCATGTTCCGTCCGGAGCAATCATGCCGTATTCAGATAACTTCTGGATATTGTTAGATTCGTTCACGCAAATGACCCCTTTGTAGTCAGGTGTTGTTGTCCAAAAACTCCTGGCATTCGGTATCGTTCATCACGAACCCGAAATACGCCACACGCTTAACGGTCGTCTCCCAGACGCGCATCGTGCGACTCCGGGGCTGTACGACCCAGGAATGACAACGCCAAAGCCCGTCCTCGGAAAGAGCGTACCCGGTCGCAATAGAGCAGTGACCACGGTTTGCATCCCAAAGATAAGCGGAATTCGCGTGACATTGACTGGGCTGACCCTTGCGCATATAGCTGCTGCCATAGAAGAACTGCCCCCGACTGAGTGTTTTTACGGCGTCTTCGTCGTAGGCAGTCATGCAGACCTCATCTCCGCCGAAGCTGAGAATCTTGTCATGCAATGCTTTTATGGCATCGAGCATCTCCTTGGAGAATCTCGATTCGCCGTTATATACCTGATGGCTGTCAATCCACCGCTTCCAGTCATCGCTCATCGGATTCCAGTGGATGGGTGCGGGCATCTGGTCAGGGGCTGTGATGGGTTTCAGGCTATTCCAGCCTTTTCGTGTAAGTGTCATCTCGTTACCTCCGCTGGTTTCAGGAGTTTATCGATTCTTGCAATGATTTCATCGCGCTTCTCTCCGCTCGGAATCGAGTCACTGTGACCCTTATCCGTGAGAAGCGTGTCGAACATGGCAAGAATTTCATTCGGATTGACCGGCTTCTCGGCAGAGGCACGAAGATAGGCTTCGATATCTTCCACGAGATTCCAGTATTCCATGCCATACAGCATCGCACTGTTTTCGTTGCTATGCCGGTCTTCTTCCTCGCTTGCATCACTGCAAACGATAGGAAGTTTTATCTCGGCGAGATAATCGTCAAAGATGTCCGCAGTATAAGCGGCGAGCCAGCGAATATTGGTATTCATGATTTTTCCTCACTTTCTTTCAGCTTTTGCCGCAAGCATCATCCCGCAGCATTTGTTCAGGCAAATGACACTGACCACGAGCAGCGCGATATTGTGCAGCGTGAAGGACTGTGCCAAAGCACTGATGCTCAGGAAGATGAAGAGAACAAACAGGACAGCTAAGGTTTTGAAGAAGGTATAGATGATTCTGTTCATGGTAATGCTCCTTTTTTGCTCCGGTTATCGAAGCATGTCAACGATTTTTCCGACCAACTCATCATTGGTCACAAACTGGTTGCGGCCCCTGGCACCGAGCGATACAGAGGAGTAATCCTTCATATCGGCGGCATAGCGAACCATATTCTTGTCGGCAATCGGCTGATAGCAAGACCGTTCTGTGGTCACATACACGCATTTTCCGTTCAAGATATTCATGATGTGTCCGTAGCAGCCCGTCTGCTTGCCGTTGCGCTGCATGTTTTGCAGGTTATGCGTCAGCATCAGACCGTCGTTCTCCTTCTCAGCACAGGAGAGCATAGACAGTAGTTTTCGGGTCTTATACGCAGTGTTAGTCATGGTAGATTCCCTCATTTCTTTAGAAATACTTGTAAGCAGCGTTCAGCCGCTTGTTGTAGAGTTGTAAGGTGGTCAGGTTCCCGCAATAGACCTTGCTGGACGAGATAGGAACATTCACCCCGGCTTCCATGTGCGAGAAGAACATCGCAAGACAATCTTCTACACTGTCGCTCGTGGTGAGTGTCTCGTATACCGGATACGAGTACCCCGCTGCCTGACTGTATGTGGCATTGAGCTCATGGACAAAGAATTGAACCTGACCGGACACGGAACTTGCATCCAGACCCGATGCATAGCACCAGTTCAAGAGATTCGTCTTACGGCCGTGTGTCCATTGCAGAAGCCCATAGCCTCCGTCGTTCGGATTCTCGGCAGTAACACGAAGCCCGCTCTCCATTGCCATGCACCCCATTACAGCTGCAGTGCCGGCCTTAGAAAGACCTGCATCCCGCAACGCTGTATAGATGGCGTACTCATTGTCAGAAAGGTTCTGAGGCATCGTGTCCGTCACAGGTTCTTCTGCCGGTTCCTGTGCAGTCTCTGCCGTCTCGACAGAAGGCTCAGATACAGGCTTTGTCTCGGTCACCTCCTGCTCAGGTGCAGGCAGCACTGGCGCGAAAGGCGGCTGAGCGTTGAGTTCCCGAAGATGAACCTCCAACGGCGTGACATACTCGATATCAGAATCATCAGCTGGCTTTACCGACGCAGCATACGCAGGCGTCGAGAAAAAGCAGGCTAAGCAGCCTATGATGGTGATGATGCTGAGCATAAAAGCGGTGGTCCCGGCATAGAATTTCTGTTTGTCGTTCATTTTCATTTGTGATTACTCCTTTGAATAAAAGTTCCCGCCGACAAAAGCTGTCTGGCGGGATGTGATTGATGTTCGGTTGTCGGAAAAACTTCATGCTTCACGGACTACGATGGCGGTATATCCGCTGTTGGCAAGATACCGATACGCTGCATCATAGGCGTCGCCGAGCGTTGGGGCTTTGACATACCCGATAAAATCGGAGCAGATAACCATGCCGGAAAAACCTGGGTTACCGGCATAGATGGCGAAGCGTGTGTTTTTCTTGGAATTGCGATTAAACATAGCGGACCTCCTTGCAGTCACGTTCAAAAAGATGGATACGGATTTCTGAAAACAAAAAAGGCAGACCTACCACGAATGGTAAGTCTGCCTAATTTGAAAACAGAATTGTGAATGATGTACGCACGAAAGATTCGGCTGTGTAGAATGTTATCTATCGTACAATACCAATTCTATGCCGTTCGCAAGGATACGCAAGAGAAAAACAAAAAAAGGCGAAGTCTTCCGAAAAAGACTCCGCCATGGTTTTGTGTGCGATTTTTGCATTTCAGTGTTGTTATTCACGGCACATTTCTCGCATCTTATTCTTCCTCAAGCCATTTCTTGGTGATGTCAAGAAGGCATTTTCGGAATTCAGGAGCGGGCTGCATCGGAATCGAAGACCACTGAGAATCGAGAACGACTGGGTATTCGTACTGTTTGCCGTTATGCGAAAACGGTATGAACTGAACTTCTCCGTCCACGAGCCATAGCTTTTCCGTTCTGATGGGTTCGATGTACTCCGTCAGCCAGCATTCGTGCGTGACAACGGAATCCGCCACGAAATACTTTGTCTTATCGTCCAGTATCAGTGCTGGATTGTTATCCTCGACACAATACACTCTTCCGACGAACGGCAGGAGCATCGTCTCGGCGGCGTGTTTCGCGCTTCTCCCCTGCCGAATTTCCGATAGCAGGAAACTCGATATGAAATGCGGGATACCGATGCCGGTCAGGCAGTCATCGAGTGTGTGTCCGGTACAGATTCTCGGTGTTTCCTGGTCCTCCCCCTTCATCCGATTCGTAGGGATTTGCGGAACGACCTTGTCCGGCAAGCATCCGGTATTCGCCATGAGATGAAATAGTATCTGCATTATGGGACTTACTCCTTCGGCAGTTTCTTGCGAAACGGGTCAAGGTCTCCTGGCCTATAGACCGACTTGACATAGGATTTGATGTCGTCTTCTCCAAGGCTCTCAAAGAGATTCAGCCAGCATTCGGCTTCAATCCGCATCTCGCCGCCCATTTGATACGCTTTCTCGCACTGCACCAAATCAAACTGAAAATCGTTCTTGTAGCGGCAGTTTTCGGCTGCTTTTGCAAATTTCGTAAATGTTCTGGTATTCAAGGTTTACCTCCTTTTCTGAAAATGAAAACAAAAAAGCAGACCCTCATTTCGAGAGTCTGCTCTAAGCACATAACAGATTGTGAATCTACCGGTATGGGGAATCAGAAGATGGTATCTATCATGCACTTACTATTCTATTCGATTCGCACAACTGTGCAAGGGGGATTTTAAGATGCAGCTACGCTTTCGATGGTTTCCCCGCAGCTACGCTTCCCGCTCATTCAATGGCGGCAGCTACGCTTTCTATGTCGTCTGCGTTCAGGTTGATGTATTGCCACGATTGCGGGGCGCGTTTCAGGTGCAGCTGATGCATGGGCAGAGAAAGTTTGCGGACATTTGAGATATTCCAGCCATACAGCATGCCGGTTTTGTTGCCGTACTCGAACAGCGCGGCTATATCGATACAGCTTTCCCGAATAAACTTATCCGCCATACCGGACAGCTTTTCGCCGTCTGCATAGTAAGGAGACAATCCTGTCAGGCAGTTCAGCTGGTCGATGTCCTCGCAGGTAAAAGCCCCGATGATTTCCCCTGCACCGCCGTTTGCCTTTGTCTCATAGCAGAATACAGCGAATGGAAACGAGATTTCCCAAGGTCGAGATTTGCGGACTTCGAGCGTCTTTTCACCCGACATGATTTTAGCAAGCCATTCGCGTTTTATCGAAATGACGACCGCTTTGCCGTCATTTACCGCGAGTGCATTTTTGAGAGCAGTCATGATTATCAGTCCTTATCATCATTACAGAAGTTATCAACTTTCCCTTCTTCCCGCTCGTATGCGGACATGAACTGTGCGACAGCCAATTCAAAGTGACTACGGCTGATACTGTTGATGTCCGAGAAATCGAGGAACGCATGCTCGAAATTGCTGGTCATTGCAACAAGAACGTGCATTTCGAATTCTTTGGCGAACTCTTTTGGCGTGCCATCGAAGTGGATGATGATATCCTCGGGCTCCACATCGGGGTCAACATAGTTCGAAATAGCATCATCCTTCGCGTCACGAAGAAACTCGTTGACACTGTCCTCGACTTCGAGTTTGGTATAGTCACCGAGCGGCACCCCCTGCTCCTTGGCGGAATCAGTTGCAGCCATCATCTTCATGACATAGTAGCGGAACATGAGAAAGGCACATGCGCCCGTCGGTTTGAAGTCCCAAATGACCTTTTTCAGCTGCGCCTGACGGTTGTTTACGACTTTATAGTTGGCTTTCATGAAATCTCCTTCTTAAAAAATGCTTTACAACGCATGAAGATTTGATTTGCAGGGTGCATACATCAGCGGCTCGTCCGTTACTTTCAGAACGGTGCCGTCCCCTTGTCTGCACGCATACAGGATTGCTTTGAGCATCTCATAGGCAAGTTTGCTGTTGTAGGCAAGCCCTGCGTTTGAGATGCCGAAATTACCATTCCATCCAACCCTGAGTTTTCTCAGCTGTGGAATCAGAAGGTCACGGGCTTCCGCTATGCCGATGCCGCCCCAACGAGCGTCATGATACGCCTGCAGCTGCGGTTTGTTGTCGGTATCAGCTATATCGAGAACCTCATAGATGATGCTGAACTGTCCCATTAGGATTCTGGAATACGCATCGAGGATGGCAGCAGCTTTTACCCAAGCACTTTCATTCATGTCGATGCGCTTAGTATACGGGGTTTCCTTGTTCCCTACCTCGATATCCGCTGCCGCGAGCGCAGTCTGATAGATTTCCCCTGCTGCGTTTTGCATGAAAGGTACGGGAGCGGTGACCTTGAAATCCGTGAACATCGTATATGCCTTTTCAATATTCGCGTCATGCACACCGTAGGCGTCACCCACTTCTTTGCAGATGGAAGAAAAATCATTGCCGTAGAATGTCTGCATCACCTGCATGATATGCAAAAACAGCTGATACTGCTTTTCGGTCATTTCGAAAATCATGGCGCACCTCCGTTACTTTATTAGCATTATACCACAAATGTGTATTCAGTACAACCATGAACGCTGATTCGTAACAAATAAGATACAAACAAAAAAGTGCCCCTATATTCCTCGACTGAAATCGAAGATTTTAGAGGCAGTGGCGCTCATGGAAGGATTCGAACCTTCGGGCGATTTCTCACCGGCGGTTTTCTGGACCGCTGCCATCGGCCACTCGGCCACATGAGCATATGGCGCAGAGAGCGAGATTCGAACTCGCAAGCCGGGGATTGACCCGACGACGGATTAGCAATCCGTTGCCCTACCGTTAGGCGACCTCTGCAGATTTGCACCCGTTTTGTTAAACAATAAAGTTGACTACCGAACTCTAAACTTTACTATCTCGTTGTGGGTGCTTGTATGACCCCTGGCAGACTCGAACTGCCGACTCCAGCTTGAGAGGCTGGCGACTTAGACCAACTTGTCGAAGGGGCCTTATGGTGTGCCGGGTAGGATTCGGACCTACGAACCGTAACGGAACGGTTTTACAGACCGCCTGCTTTAACCTCTTGCTTACCGACACATATGGTGCTCCCGGCTGGAATCGAACCAGCGACACATAGGGCTTCAACCTACTGCTCTACCAACTGAGCTACAGAAGCAGATGGTGACCGAAATGGGGCTTGAACCCATACTCTCAAGCGTGAAAGGCTTGCGACTTAACCAATTCGTCTATTCGGCCATATAGCCGCAATCCTGCGGCGAGGGTTTATGCGATGACGAGAATGTCATCGATTTTCGTATCGAGCATCGCGGCGAGAATCACAAGGTTGTCGATGGTAGGAAGTGCAGTGCCTGCCTGCCATTTGGCTACCGCCTGTGTGGAGACACCGAGCGTATCCGCCACATCCTTTACCTTGATGCCTGCCGCTTTTCGCAGTGCCTTGATATTGGCACCTGTTTGCTGGATATCGATTGTTGGAACGTTCATTTTCTTTTGCTGCCTTTCTGTATTGCAGGCAACAAAAAACGCTGCCTGCCGAAATGAATCGACAAGCAGCGTTCGGAATGCAAATGCCGTCAGAAGACGCACCGCAGCCGTTCGAGGTCTGTTTTTGCCTGTCGATGGGTATAGGAAACAAAGCTGGATTCGTAGGACTCGAATTCAGATTCATAACTATACTCAGCAAACGACATAGCATTAACAGTCTTGCACAGCATCTTCGGTTGTCTCCTTTCGTTTCGTTCTGTTTACATTATACCACTTTTGTGGTTCTGGTCAATCAACTTGTGGTTGATGTTTATTCGCAGTAACCAGCTCCTTCGTGGAGAATGCGGTCTGCACCGAGTTTGTGCTTGCTCATCACACATACTCTCCGTCCGGAAGCCTGTCCGCATCCGGCAATTCATCGGCAGTCAGTTCCCTCAATGTTCCTTGGTCTGTATCCAAGCCGATGGTATACATATACACTACACGGCTATCCCGGAATACTTCGGCCGGGGTCTTGCTTTTGCTGACGATTTGTTCGATTTGCTGCTTCGACGCCGGATACAGGACCCAGCGTTCTTCGCTTCGCACTTCTGTGCAGTTACAGAAATACAATTTTTCGTCCTCATCCTTGCATACGCAGAGCAGCGAAATGCCGTCATAACTCCAAAACACTTTATCGACAACAAGTTCTTTTCCAAACAATTCCTTGAAATTCAGTCCCTCAAACAAGGGCTCTCCGCGTAAACTCATATCCGCTCCTGCTTTTGTGCTTCTTCATGCCTCAACCAACTTGTGGTTGAGATTTTGGGCTTATCTGCGGTCAAGACGCGAGGATTCGAGGAAGTGAACCTATCGGTGTGCGATTTTTACTTTTATGCTTGCCCATGCCTAGTCCTTCTCAAGAAAATGTTCCCACTGCGTTCGCCTGATTGGTGTGCCGCCGAAAGCATAGTGCTTGTCATAGTAATCCGACATCGCCTCGGCATATTTGGCGGCATCAGTCGGATTATAAAACACCGTTTTGCCAATACTCTTTACTGCAACCCAATGAACAGCAGTGTGACCATCCACATCCACACCGACGCAATGCGCATCGACATATTTTCCCTTAAAGAATCTTGTAATCTTGACAGGGTATACAACATATTCCAGTTCAACGAGTCGCTTTTCGTTGTAGTACCGATGTTCCCAGACGCCCCAGAGAGTGTCGCCAATTTTCGGCTTCATGCTTTTCATAAGAGCCTCTCTTATTTGGTGGTTTTGGTCGGGAAAACCTCATACACACTAACATACAGCATCCCCGGCTTATAATCCGCATATTCTACCGGACGCTTCTGGTCGTATACCTTCACATCCGAACCATCATCTGGCGTGAGCCAGAGATATTTGACGTGCTCGGCATAGCGCGGGTTTTCCACGCGATAGACTTGACCTTCTTTGATTTCGAGACGTCGCATACAGGCTTGGACGCGGGAAAACTCAACAAATGCACCATAGTCACCAATCACGATACGGTTGTACCCGTTGGTAATGACTGTGCCATCAGCGGTTTCGAGCGAAATCGTGTCACCGGACACATTGCACCATTCCGGCAATGTCTTTTGAAACTTGGCTCTCACATCGCAGAAGAAGGTACGCGGGATGGGTTTGTATTTGTATTCACGGGCAAGCTGTTCTTGGTACTCGAGCATCTGAGCGCCGATTTCTGAGATTTTGTGTTTCACAATTTCACCCCTGACCCAGCATCTGTGCGGATGCGATTTCCCGAATATTGCGATTTTCTTTTTCTGGAGCCGATACAATACGGCGATGAGAGCGCATCAGCGTCAATACGCGGTTACGGAGCTTTTCATCTTTGATAAGCTGAGCAACCTGTTTGATTTCCGATTCGCGCAGATACATTGTACTGTTGATGAGAACACCACGTACCTCGCCGTTTTCGGAACTTTTCTCAACCTTATCGACATTGTCATAGGCGTAAATCACATCAACATCAATGCTGACGGACGCTTTCTCAAGAAGTTCAGTTCCTCCTTGGGCTACCAGCCACTTGTGTGTGTAGCTTTCGTCAGAAATGTATGTTTCGCCAATGAGTCCCAGCGGCGGCGACACAAGGTTGTTCGTGGAATAGCGGATATGGTCCTCACTTTCATTGAGGTTGTCCTGCCAAAGTTGCATCGGCTTAAGGCTCTTGTCCTTGAAGTGAATGTAGGTGTCCTGAATGAATGTGCAGACGGTCCGCTTAATATAAGCGATTTCCGGCATCTCTTCTACATTACGGAAGACAAAGCGCGTAGACTCGCCTTCACCGTACTCCTCGTCATCCGTCACATAACGGACCTTCTCCAACACAAACTTGGGTTTTAATGCCTCTTTAACGGCTTCGAGAGAAAATACATTCCACTTCATTAGATAGTCCTCCACTTCTTTTCCCACTGGTCATACTCGGCAATTTCCCGCTTTATGGTTTTGCCGTCTTTCTTATATACGGTGATACGATGTGCATAGTTGGCAGAGTGTTTCAGCAGCCGTTGCAATGCTTCTTCCTCGGAAGTCGCTTTTGTAACTCCGCGATAGGAACCACCAGAGCCTAAGATTTCGGGTTCGTACCAACCCGTTTCATAGTATACAGTCTGCTCGTCTGCTTCATCCAGAACGACTTTTCCCTGTTCGCCATAGTCACCCGTATAGTTGCTGCGGATGATGTTGGCGGCACGGTCATTTCCCTGCTGTTCATAGGCTTCGGCAATGAACTCGACATAAGCCCTGAATTTTTCCTCGTCACCTTCACGATGCGCGGCGATGAGTTTTCCGATAGTTACAGCGTTAATGATGTTCATGAACACACTCCTATAAAATCGATTTTGACTTCTCCCACGGTGGGGACACCGTCTATAGTTGCTTGCGACTTAGGCGGTGAGGAATGCGCTAACCAAGAGGCAATTTGAAGTGTACTCAGTTAGCACAAATACCCTGCTACTCCTTTCTTTAAATGATTAAGATACTTTTTTCCATGCGGGATGTATGGAATCAGCTGCTTTTACAATTTTAAGCTTTTTAAGGCTTGCGGATTTTTGACCGCTTTTTGCGGGTGTCTCGAACTCTACATATACAGCACCATTCTTTTTGGTATGAGTGCCATGCACAATGAGATTTTCTCCGTTGAGAGAGACTAAATCACCCGGATTGAGATTCACCTTTTTTCGTAACAGAGCACGATGCCCTGCGTATGTCCTCTTGCCACGGTATTTGTGCAGATTTTCCGAATCCTTTTTGTGGTTACGGTTAATTCTACCGTTGAAGAGTTCTTTTCCGGTGGCTATTTCTCCTGTACGAATGTCAATGTAGCGAGAATCATAAAACTTTTCAAGGATACGGTTGTTACGCCTTGCCTTTTCATAGTGCTCAAACGTACAACGGAGATTTGGATGAAATTCACCCATTGCATATGCATCATTGTTATGGCTTTTTTCAAGCTGAAGCGCGATACGCTTTTCTTTTGTCATTGCGCCGTAAGTGATTGTAACAAACGGCTTGCCAAAAGCAACGTAAAGTTCATTGACAATTTGCCACCTAACAGTGTTCATAAAAGCCGCACCGGAAAGGTCGGCAAATTTAATCTTTTCTCCGAAACCATAAAGCTTACCGCTTTTTTGGTGATTGGCAGGCGTATGGCACTTTTCGCATACTGTTAGAAGTTCGTCCAGGCCGTTGCCGTGACGACCTTTCCAGTAGAACATATGGTGCATATGTAAAATCGCACCTTCGGTAGCTTTACGCCCACAAACTTTACAGACATAGTTATCGCGGTAAAATACCGCTTCTCGCAAGGTTGCCAAGTTGTAGCGAGGACCTTTTTGATAGTCCGCTCCTTCTGGAACAGCTTTTCCTTCCTGAATTGCTTTTACAAGCATTGTATCGAAGGAACCAACTTCAACCGTTGCATGAGTAATGGGCATTACCGCACAATACATCTTGACAATGTTGACATTGAGTTCTTTTTTATGCTTCAAAGAAGGAGCAAGCCAACCTTCGCCGCGTTTGCGATTATCGAAGCGAGGTTTACGGTAGCGCAATCTGTTTCTGCGTGTACGACGGTGCATACGGCAGTCATCGTGATGTTCCTTCTCATCCTGCAATGTATCATACTGAGCAGATACATACTCGTGAGATTCGCTTTTCACGCTGATGCCGATATAGTTGTAACCTACATCTTCGCAGATTTCGATGGGTTGGGTGTTTGTTTTGCTGTCATACAGCAGTTGGATGGTAAACGGGTGATGCTTAACAATTTTTGCTTTTCCGTCTTTCAAGAGTCGGCGTACCTTGCCGAGACGGAAAGTAGGCATTAAGCGTTCACCACTATTGCTGAGAACACAAACGCAAGTGTTCATGCAAGATACTCCTTTCGTAAAATAGTAATGAAACTATAAGTCAGGGCTTGCGCCCTGTGGTCCACTTCGCCAATGTTATGCACTGTTTTAGCCTTTCGGCATGGCAGACGCACATCTCCTACCCTTAGAGGTTTTTAACGTAATACATATCAACGGTTTGCACCATTGACACATACACTGCCCGCAGAGCCCGACACTTGTGGAACATATCGGGGTGCCTATATTATGAAGATGATTGCTCATCAAATGCATAACGGAGTTCGCGGCAACCGAAGTTGCCGTTCACCAAGGCTAATCAACCGGGCTTACAGGTTTCCCCGCAAGCCCCGTCTATAACCGGTGAACCGGTTTAGGCGGGGTTGTTGACCACTGGAGCATAGTATGTCGTCCGCAAAAGCAGACGACAGTTGCATAGCTTGATTTTACAGCGAATATCACATTTTATCGCTGTTTTTATGATTGTATTATACCATATTCTGATGCAAATTTGTAGCGAGTACAAGTATGATTCACAAACAATTAACATCTGAGCGAGTCGCATTTTGTGCGCTTGCTTGTCGTATTCGTCTGGCGCGAATCAGTGCTGAATCTGCCTCGAATCTGCCCCGTCAGAAAACAGGCAAAAGCAACAGCAACACAAACGCGAGTCTTTGCAAGTTTCAGAAATAGCGCTTTCCTCGGCTCAGGACTTGCTCTCTGCGGGCGCTGGCGTCCAGTATAAGAGCGTTCCGAGGATATCGCACATCGGTGCCGCCTCGAAGACGCAAAGCGTTTCCAGAGCATCTCTGAGGCGCTGCTCGTAATCTGTACGCAGTATATCAAGGGGAACCAGCACCTTGTAGGAGCCGGAAGGCGCTTTCAGAACGGGAGATTCGGATGCTGAATTCTCAGTAGGGTCATTCTCCCATCCGCAGGTGATGAGATAGTCATACAGAGCATAGGGGTTTACGGCAGAGACTGTCTTTCTGCCATCAAGCATCTTGTAGGCACGGAGATACTTGGCTTCTCGCGCAAGGTCTTTGCTTGTGAGAGAATACGGGATTCGGTTAAGGTCCATATTGCTGACGAGGTCTGCGCGTTTTACCTTGACGGCAATGTCGTTTTGCTTAACACGCCAGATATACTCTGCGTAGGTCGTATCTTTTTCCCGAGTCAGTACAGAGACCGCCTCAGCCACTTCCGGAGGGAATTCCGCTCTGATGGTATCTATCGTGGTGCCGGTATCCTCCACCGTGTCGTGCAGGTAGGCGGCAGTTTTCACCAGCGGGTCAGGCTCAACGCCGTCTGCGACAACGGCCACATGCGCCGTAAAGTAGTCTTCCCCTGCCTTGTCGGTCTGGCCCTTGTGCGCCATCATGGCGAATGCCTTTGCTTTCTCAATATAATCAATCATTCGTATCACCTTTCTTTGGTTTGTAAGCAGCACCATGCGGGTCTGCCGGGCAATAAAAAAGGCTTGCCAGTTTCCCGGCAAGCCTCGATAGATTCAGGTCTTTGCGGACCTATGTTGTAGTGTTGGAAACGGGAGATTTACTCCGCAGCGCCCTCAACGATTACGACCTCAGCCTCGGTCTCCTTAGGCATGTCGGCATCTTCCTGCTTGGTGTCGGTGCTGTCCTCGGAAGTCTCGGCAGACTTTTCGGTCTCAACAGACTCAACAGGAGCGGCAGGCTCGGCAGGAGTTTCAGCAGGTACAGCAGACTCAACCGGAGTCTCTGCGACATAGGTCTCGGTGTTGATGCTCTCGGCGCTCATTTCCTGCGCCGGAACCTCGACAACAGGCTTAGTCCCGGCTTCGATAGGGTTTGCAGCCACCTTAGCACTCGCGGGCAGACGAGCGATAGACTCAGTCTTGGTCTCGCCGCAACCAGTGCAAGTGTAGGTCTTGACACCCTCATGCTCAGTGGTAGGCTCGGTGGTAACGACACCGTTATCCCAAGTATGGTCTTTCTTGGGCGTGGTAGAGAGAACGGTGCTCACTTCACCGCAGACGGTGCAGTAGATTTCGGTGCGACCCTCTTCCTTGCAGGTAGGCTCAATGACACGCATCTCGGCATGGTGACCGGTGGAGTGTACAATGTTGTCCTTGTAAGAGAAGCTGTCATCCTCATTGCACTTGTGCATCGTATAGCCGTCCTCGGTGCAAGTCGGCGGGACAACGGTAACAGTGAAGGTGTACTTGGTGGGCAGGACCTTTTCGGTCATGGTCGCATCGCAGTTCTTGCAGTGCAGGGTCTTGACGCCGTACTCGTCATGAGTGGGCTGGGTAGTGATGACACCCTCATCCCAGATATGACCAGTACCACCGTAGGAGTAGGTCATGGTATGGGAAGCATCGCGCTTGCAGTGCATCAGCATAGTGCCCGGCTCGGTGCAGGTAGCCTTTTTCAGGCATTCGGTGTGCTCGAAGTCCCAGTCGTGGCTGCCGATAGCGGGCATAGGAACGAGAATTTTGCTGTCGCAGCCATCATTGGTGCAGTACATCCAACGCTCGCCCTCAGTCTCGCAAGAGGGCTCCTTGACGATTTCACCAAGACCCGTGTACTCATGGACATGGACCTTGGCAATGCTCTCGGTCTTGGTCTTGTTGCAGACGGTGCAGGTATAGGTCTTGATGCCCGGCTCGGTGGCAGTAGGCTCCTTGGTGATAACACCCTCGTCCCACTGATGCTCCTCATTGACGGGGATATCGCGGACATGCTGCTTATCGTTGCAGCGTTCACAGACCTTATCTACGCTGCCAGCGTCCTTGCAGGTGGCGGGAGTAGTGACTTCCTTGTACTCATGACCCAGTGCAGGGACGATGTTGTCCTTGAAGGACTTGGTGGCATCTTCCACGCACTCGTGCATGGTATAGCCGTCCTCAGTGCAGGTAGGAGCGACCACGGTCTCGTTGTAGGTGTAACCCAGAGCCGGAATGCTCTCAGTGTAGGTATCACCACAGTTGTGGCAGGTGAAGGTCTTGACACCGTTCTCGGTGTAGGTGGGCTTGGTGGTCACAACGCCGTCATCGTAATCGTGACCGGTTGCGGGGATGACCTCGGTGTAGGTATGGCTCTTGTCGTTCTGGCAAGTGAAGGTCTTGACGCCATCCTCAGTGCAGGTAGCAGCCTTGGTGACAACGCCGTCATCGTAGTTATGACCAAGCGCGGCAATCTCCTCGGTCTTAGTCTCGGTGCAGCCATCGTTCAGGCACTTGTAGGTCTTCACGCCGGAAGCCTCACAGGTGGCGGGCGTGGTGACAGTACCATCATCCCACTTGTGACCCACAGCCGGGATGACCTCAGTCTTGGTCGCGCCGTCACGAGAGCAGGTAAAGGTCTTCTCGCCATCCTCAGTGCAGGTAGCAGCCTTGGTGACGACACCCTCGCCCCAATCATGGTCCAGAGCGTCCACGAAATCGCGGTTCTCTGTCAGCGTAGCGTCCTGGTCGCAGATGTAGACGGTGTAGCCCTGCTCAGTGCAGGTGGGAGCAACCGTATCACCCTTGTGCCAAGTCTTCTCCACCATCGGGATATCCTCGGTATAGGTATCACCGCAAGCAGAGCAGGTAAAGGTCTTGACGCCCTTCTCGTAGATGGTCGCTTCCTTGGTCACGACACCCTCATCATAGGTGTGCGGGGTCTTGTCGGTGAAATCACCCTTGTAAGTAAGACCCGGAACCTCATTGCACTCATAGATGGTATAGCCCTCGGAAGTGCAGGTGGGGGCAACGACCTGCAGGATGTGGTAGGTCTTGTCCAGAGAAGGAATCTCCTCAGTACGGGTCTCACCGCAATCCTTGCACTTGAAGGTCTTGATGCCGGTCTCGGTGTAGGTGGCAGCTTTCGTCACGGTGCCGTTATCCCAGCTATGACCCTTGGCGGCAACATAGTTGTCGTTGTAGTTCATGCCGCCCCACTCGTTGCAGATATGCTCATCATAGCCCTGCGTGGTGCAGGTGGCGTCATGATGGCGCACGGTGAAGGTGTAGACGGGCTGAGACTTCTTCTCGGCGGGAGTGGCAGCGGGAGTCACAGCAGCAGGCTTCTGGGCAGGAGTCTTGGTGCCGGTGGTGGTTTTATGGGTGTTGTAGACGGGAGCCTTGGCGGGACCATCCTTAGTAGAAACATTGTCGGGGTTCGTGTTCTGGCTGGCAGCGGGCTTCTCAGCCTTGTCGGAAGCAGCCTCAGACTCAGCGGTCTTGTTCTCGGTGCTGGCAGCATTGGAATCGGGCTTGCTCTCGGCTTCACTCTCAGCCTTGCTCTCGGACGCCGCCGCGCTGGTATCTTCCTTCTCGGCAGTGTCGGGGGTTTCGGACTGTGCGGTGCTTGCAGAATCGCTCAGGCTGGTGGAAGGAGCAGAAGAGGCAGCATCCTGATTCTTCTTGCCCTTACATCCGGTAACAGAGATTGCGACTGTAGCAGCCATGGCAACTGCAAGCACATTCTTCATCATAGATTTTTTGCGCATGATTTTACTTCTCCTTTTTACTGTGTGGGGTGAGTCCCCACATCAACGAAACGATGTGAAGAGCGGAGGACTTCTGATATTTCGTTTTCCCTGTCGCTCTATATGCATTATACCACATTTTTCCTTGAAAGTGTACTGAGTACAACCATGATTAACGTAATGTTCACAAATCGCAACAGAATCCGAGAGGCTCCTATCGGAGAAAAAACGATTCTGGTACGATGAAAAGAAGCGCAAATATGTAAAAAGCAGCCGGGTACAGAGTGTATCCGACTGCTGATGGCGGATAGGGTAGGATTCGAACCCACGGACGCGGATGCATCTCTGGTTTTCAAGACCAGTTCCATAAACCACTCGGACACCTATCCAAGAATCAGAGAGTGTTAGCCGCAGAAATCTGCGTTGCCCGCCATCTACCGCGTGGAGGTCGCTCTCAAAAGATGGCTGACGAGACGAATTTGTCTCGCCCATGCCGCAGCCGTTTTCGCCACTCGGCATGATGTTTTCGGCTTGACGTAACCCTGTGTAAATGACCCTCAGGTGGGGGCGGTGCGGGCAGGATTATCGTCTTCGTGGTGTAGTTAAGGAGTACCGCACCAAATAAATGACCGTACTGCGCTTGTGTAACAGTACAATGCACGCCCAGAGACGATTTCCAAGATGGAGATGTGTCTGGTGGTGGAAGCAAAGGGATTCGAACCCTCGACCCCCTGCTTGCAAAGCAGGTGCTCTCCCAACTGAGCTATGCCCCCATGATGGCGGGAAAGACCCGCCAGTAATTACGCGTAATGAAGTTCGCCGTACTGTTTGACCTCGCGCTCCAGATGCAGCGGAATGGTCTTGTCGCTCTTCTGCGTGATATCCTCACGCGTCAGAAGGCGCTCATCGACGCCAGCTGCTTGCAGTACTTCGTACAGGTTCGAGGGGCCGGTGCCGTCGTAACCCGCAGTCAAGCCATTGACTTGCAAAGCGAAGCCGTGCAGATGCGGTGCCAGACCCGGTACAAAATCGAGTTCAACAACGACTTCGTTACTGTTCTCGTCCACGCGCTTGACCGAGAGAGCACGGATGTTCTGACTTCCGAAGGTCTCAATCAACTTCTTAGCCGCCGCTGCGGTTTCAATCGTTGATGTGCCTTCGACGTTGATAATTGCCTGCTCCATCGGAATCATCTCCTTCCTACTTAGAGTTGTCATGCGCTAAAGCAGATAACGCTCTGCCGTGCGGGGCTTTACGTTGCCCATTCGTGTTCGGTTCCGGCTACGACGACTTCCGTAAGGACTTAGCCAACCGTCAGCAAGTGCATGCCCCCGCTGACAGCTTCTTGGGCGGATTCTCAAAGAGCGCGTCACCCAATCGGACCGTGGAGCTTGATGGCAGACTCGAACTGCCGACCTGCGCGTTACGAATGCGCTGCTCTACCAACTGAGCTAACCAAGCACGGTAGGGCGTTTTATGCTGGTTATCACCCCTCAGCGAGGAAGCCAACCTCGCGTCCAGCACCATCCGGTAGCAACCCCGGAGGATTCTGCGCTGTATCCTCTCCGATGTTTTTCAGCACCATTCGCGACTGATGCCGAGACTTTCGGATACCTTCAGGTGCAGCACCTGTTTGCCGATTGATTTTTTGGCTGTCCGTGGGTATTCGACAGCGGACCACAATTGACGTACTCCCACCCCTCACGGAGTGGGATTCTATGCTGACGCAATGCAGTTACAGGGTTTTCCAACAGCAAAAGCTGCCGGATACACTATCTTTCGATAGACCAGTGTACTTACTACCCAAAGCGAAGCTTAAAGGCAGGACAAAATGCCCGAAAAGCCAGCATAAAAAGTGTAGATATCCCCTTAATAAGGGTTTCACCTATCAAGTGCTACTGAAAGCAGCACTTCAAGGCAATCAATGGGGCTACGTCGAAACCCCTTAAATTGTAAGTGTTTTAGAATCCTACGCTAGAAGGCAACCACTCGTGGCTGTTTTGCAAGCGCTCTTTTGTTTCATCGTGCAGTTTCTTAAACTGCGGGAAATCTTTCTTAATGTTTTTTTTGTTATAGGATTGAAGATTCTTTCTAAGATGTAATAAAAGGAATGCGGAATACAAATCTCGCTGAACAATGGTTCCGTCGGAAAGTTTTGCAAAACGCTGGGACAGTTTTTTCTTTGTATAACTATCGTCGGTATGGTCAAACTGCGAGGCTTTCGTCTCAAAGGTGCTGACCTTGATAACACTGCCGCCGTAACGACTTGCTTTTTGCCCCAAAATTGTTATAAACAAAGCAGGAGCGCAGCGTCCGATAGATTTACCGAACCGCTTTTTGGTATGCGCTCTACCGGTTTTCGGATTGATTTTTGTTTTCTTGCTGCGCTTCTGCAAGGCTTTGTAGTTCATATCTTCAACTACGAATTCGTTGCCGTATGTCAGCAATTCATTGGCGAGAATATAATGCTCCGTCTTGCGTACAGCAGCAAGTTTGCGGTTCAAGTCCCGCAGCCTATGCAGCAATCGATAATAGTTCTTGCTATAGTTCCAATGACGAATTTGCTTATGTCCATTCTTGCGCTTCAAGCGTTTGACGGTTCCGTTTTCGTTAAAGTATTGCGGATTCATCGCACGACGCGAACGGTCCATCTGCCGCATAATGCGAGCGATTTCCTTGATAAGACCATTGCGAGCTTCCGCTATAGCAGACGGTGCAAGTACACGAAGGTCGCAAACATCTTTACCGCAAAACGCGATGGTTTGCGTGCCGATATCTATGCCAATGCGACCTTCCTTGACAGGGTGTTTTGCAACTCCGTTACTGTCACATTTGATGGGCGGATAGCCTTCCAAAATAAGTTGAGCGTAATACTTCCATTTAGTACCGACCCATGAGCGAACAATGCGGCAATACTTAACGCCGCATTTTAGCGCCTCCTGTTGATACTTGCCCGTTTGAGTATCGGGGTTGCGCACTTTGACAAGGAATTCGTGCTTCTCGTAAATGATACGCAGATTGCCATCTCCGATATACGGTTCAATTTTCGCCGTGGCATCGGCAATCTCTTTTTCTATTTGTGCTTTCACTTCATCGGGAAGAACTACCTCTTTGCCCTCTTTGGCATCTGGCTTTCTAAAAGCATCGAAGTATCTTTTTTCGATAGAGTTTTTCGCTTTTCGCTTGGCGGACTCCAAAGAACTCACCGTATGATTTGCTGGGCGAAAGAATATACCACAGTTATTTTTCTTCCCGGAAAGGGTTACAAAATCGTCCAACTTTTTATAGTGTACGGTTTTTCCTTTCCCGTAAAAGAAATCGTTCCATGCCTTCCAAACGGCGGACGCTACTTTTTGAGCGACATCGCAATTTACGTTATACGCTTTTTGGTAAGGTACAACCAGCTTGTGGAAGACACCCTCGGAAAAGCCTGCCTGCTTAATCAAATTGGAACGCTTCACCAAGAGTGCTTTTCGTTCATCACTATTGGCAGGAGCAGCTTTTATGGCTTTCACAAGATTTTTGTATTCACGCGTTTTACGCAGTTGATGCCACATCTTTGTGGTTTTCGTAACCATTTGGTTGTAAACCATGCATCCAATGCGAAACTTTTTGGAAAGAAAAATTTCATCCTGCTTAGTTACTTTCATAGGAAGAGTCAACGCAAACGATGGCGTACTATTCTTGTTTCCGAAAGCCATAATAGCCCTCCTTTCCTTGATTGATTATACCGGCATTATAACATTTTTTGATGCAAAAAGAAATCAAGTGGCTTTCTTATTTACAGATTGTACACATTCATCATTCTTGAAAACTCATGCGCCAATTCCTCCCACCGCTCACGCAGTGGGCTTCCTTGGCGCGGGTTCTCTGAACCATGCTCGCCAGTTTAATGTCGTGGCGTACGGTGACGGCGACGGTGGAGCGGGCAGCGGGATTCGAACCCGCGTGACCAGCTTGGAAGGCTGGTGTATTAACCCCTATACGATGCCTGCATGAGAAAAAGCGGGTGAACCCTCTCTTAGCCCCGCCATGATGTCCGTTTAGTAGGTCGTCATCCCCGAAACATCATCTTTATGTCTCTTAGCGATTCCGCGAATCTCTGCGTGGACGATACGAAAGAATCCGGAAAAGCATTTTGGACACTGGTCAACTTCAATTCAAGCCCTGCCGTTACTTCCCTGTCAATTCGGGTCAACGGAATGCTATGGGCTGTGTAAGACTGCGGCAAACTTACCAGATGCCGCGCAGCAGTCTCGCCTTTTTCGGCTATGTCGCGTCTGGCTGCGCCCCGGCTTAACGGGGATGCTCGTACGATGCATGCTTAGCGGGACGAGATTTGTTGTTTCTGCGCCGAAGCACAAGAGGAAGCACTCGCCACACGGCTTCCTGACCGTTTAGGATACCGCTTGCACAGGGAATGCAATGCGGTTCCTGAAAGGACATTCGTCAGCGGCAATCATAGTCGCTGTCCACCACCCGCCGCGTGGAGGCTGTCCCATCGGGTGGCTGAGTGCGCCGAGGTATGGACGCACTCAGATAGGCGCTACCTATCATGGTGTTTTAAGGCGGGAGCTGCCCGCCATCAGGCAAATCAGTACATCGGTGTGACCCTTTCCTTGATTTTGACATTCGGACGCGGTAATTACTGCATCGGAGTGCCCCCCTGTTTTATTTGACCTGCTAGAATCGCTTCCAACAGGTCATGGCTCTGGCAGGTGGAGTTGAACCACCTTTTCCCGTGCGCTGCGGGCGAATTAACCATGGTGCATTGCAACCTTCGTATTCGATACCAGAATATTTCGGTCATTTTACGTCCGACCGATTGACATGAATAGCCGGTTTAACGTCATGGCATGGACGATGGGTGCGGAGACAGGACTCGAACCTGCAACCGCCAGCGTATGGGGCTGGTAAGCTACCTTTGCTATACTCCGCGTGGCGGGTCGTACTGGGTTCGAACCAGCGACGCTCGGATTAACAGTCCGATGCTCTGCCGACTGAGCTAACGACCCAAGAGAAAAGACATTCGCCACGGGGAGCTCAATACCCGTGTTACCGCCGCTCGCCGCGAGGAGGCTGTCTTTATGAGCGGCAACTCTTATGGGATACCAGATACGATGCTTGCCGCCGCTCTACAACCAGCTGCAAGCAGATGTGTATGTAAGTGTGTGTAAAACTATGATGTTGTTTCGGAGCATATCTGGTATCTTCTAAGAGTTTTATGTTATCTGCGAAGATGTTTGCCAAGCTAAGGGAGGTTAAGCCTGTTGCCCGATGCCGACCGCGTGGAGGTCATCTTCCCGGCATCAGCTTCCGACAGGATTCGAACCTGCAACCTGCTGCTTACAAAACAGCTGCTCTGCCATCTGAGCTACAGAAGCATATTCGGGAGAAGTGACTATCTCCCGAGTGCATACGCATTATACCATAAATGTGGTAATCCGTCAACGCTATAAACACTATATATAGTATTCAGAACGGAAAACTCAGAAAACCACCGCAATATATAGGGCACGCTGCAACCCGCTGCTTTTCTGTTTCTGTACTTGCATTATACCATATTTTGGTGCGAATGTGTATCAAATACAAGTATGATTTACAAAATGTTCAAACACTTTCCCGGGCTCGATGCGCTCCGGAAATCGCAGACTCTTGTTGCCGACGCGATGCATCCGGTGGTCGATGACATCAGAACGGCGCATCTGCTCCGCGTTCACGCAAAAGCCTGTACCGTAGTATTGCATGTAGTTACTTCGTTGCTCTTTATTTTCCGCAGCCCTTCCGAAAGGTCTTCGTTCATCGTGGACGAACACTGTATCCGAGCACAGAGCGAAATCGAGATAGTGCATTGCCGCCATGCGCTCAAAGACATATATCTGCCTCGTTTCGGTGAAATAATAAAAGATATAGTCAGCTTCCTTATACAGCCATCCCTTCGAGTGCTTGGCTATCGCTTTTTGGTATTTTCCAAACCGCAGCAGCTTGTCATCTTCGCCGATTGCGAAACTATTCACCGCTGTTTCGAGGAAGACATTTCCGGTTTTGTATGTGTCAGCCTTGGCTTCAACCGTGAACGAAGAGCCGTCCTTCCGGTATACAACGAAGTCGATGTCGTCTTCCTGATATTTCTTGTCATCCCGTACATCCGAAAATCCTGCAATCCTGTCCTTGTGCTTTTCACAATAGTAGTCAAGATAGTGCATGGTGACAGATTCACCAATCAGACCTACCTTCATCTGACCCGCCATGTTATAGGGAGTCTTGTTTTTCTGTCTGTACAAGGGTATTACCTCACGATGTTACCGCAAAACGGGCACTTTGCGCCTTTCCGGCAAACATCAGCAATCGAAGACGTCCAGTCTTTGTCTTTGCCGTACCCGCATGCGGTGCATACGAGCGGGATATTTTTGCAGCTGCCGGTCGTATACATGTCGGGGCCGAATTCGTTTTCAGGATGCCACAAAGCGGCGATTTGGGGGCATGCAACTGATACTAAAGGTTTCCTTGCTGTCTTGGCGTAGTGGGCTCTCATGACCTTTCTCAGTGAGTTTCTGGCGCATTCGGGACATCCGGTATGTACTCCCCCGGACCCGCAGGCAAAAGCAATCATCGGATGCCATTCTCCGTTTGCGCCGTACCCGCAATCCTTGCAGACAAGGTATACATGCCTTGCGCTTCCGGAAGTCACTCGCGTGGGCGGGAACTCATTAAGTGTAGGATGCCACTGTGCAGCAATTTCGGGATGAACGGTAGCTACATCATTGACGCCTTCGACAAGGACTTTTCCGGAACACGCCGGGCATCCGCCGCCTGTTCGACAGGCACCGGCGATAGAGGGACGCCATTCGCCGTTCTTTCCGTATCCGCATTTCGGACAGATAAGAGCGATTCTGCGATTGCTGCCGCAGGTGACTTCCTCCGGTGATACAGAATTGGCTGTTGGATGCCACATAGCAGCAACACGGGGACATTCCTGTGCTACCGTGCCACGATGCCTGCGATACCGCCACTCGAAATCTTTCACGGTACAACCACCCCCGCCCGTTTATGGATGTTTTCGGACTTTGCGATATTTACAGCTGTGCTGTAGGAGATACCATATATATCCGCAAGGTCACGCAGATTTTTGCCGGTATTCATCCGTGCAAATTCCGCAAATTCCCGGTTTCGGGCTTTTACATTATCCGTGATAGGAGAACGACTTTGCGTGGCTTTACGAGTTTCGGCTTCTGCCAGCGATTCAGAAAGCTTTCCGTAGTCATGCAGAATCTTATAGGTCTGACCCACGGCAATCTTATGGTCTTTAGCAATGTCGGAGACGCTTTTCCCGTTCTGGTATTCTACCGCAATCCCCTCGCATATTTCTTCCGGCAGCTTCTTCCTCATTTTAGCGTTGCCGCGCAGGTTCTTGCGGTAGAGGGGATGATGTGCCCGGTATTTCTGGATAAGCCCCGCAATGAATCGCGGCGTGACATTGTACCGTACTGCGATATTCTCTACCTTGACACCCGCTTTGTAGTCTTTCAGGATATCGTTGTTCCGCGCTTCGATTTCCTCCGGGGTCTTGGTGTCTTCCAAGGCTTCACGCCGCAGCCCCAATACTTTCGGGCTGTGCTTGAATTCCGGGATGTTCATGGGCGGTTCAGGACCGAAACGGACAAGACCACCCGAAATTGGATGCCCCGCTTCGCGAAATACCTGATAGGTGGTGGATTCCGATAACCCATACTTATCCATGATTTCTCCGACAGTCATGTACGGATTTGCCCTGACATCCGCAACGATTTCAGCATTGCGTTTGCGTTTTTTGAACTGTACAGCTGACCCGATATTCTCTTTGTGCGGGGTATAATCAGGGCTTCTGCGCAGGATATGATAGACCTGTTGTCCAGAGAGATTGTATTTCTCAGCGATTTCAAAGGTCCAGGCCCCGTTTTTGTAGTCTTGCGCAATCTCAATATTCCGCTGCTCCATGTCGGCTTTCGACAATCGTTTCTGATTGTTGGGTTTCCGATTCGGGCTTTTGCGGTCATTGCGGCGCACAGCATCAAAACCCTCTAACACTTCAAGAGATTTCTTAACATTCGTGCAGCCGATACCGTATTTCTCAGCCAATTCCGCGATGTGCATTCCGGCGATATAATCGTTCAGCATTGCCTTATCGCGGTTCAGCTTTGCTTCTCCGGTTAAACTTTTCCGATGCATGGTGTATCCTCCTGATTTGCTACCCAGTCGATGATATGGTCGATGCAAAGATTCGTGATTTTGCTTGCGGTATAATACTGTGAAGTGTCATTGAGCAGCGATTCAATTTCCGCATCGGATGCCGAATACCCTACTGATGCAAAGAACATCCTTGCGAGGGTACGCGCATCGTCCCGGCACAGAGGTCTTACCGTATGCCCAAAGGTGAAGCGCCGGAGCAGAGCATCGTCCAGAGTATCGGGACGGTTCGTGGTCCCGACAAGGATGATGTCGTTGCCGAGTCGGTCAAGCTCCTGCATCAGGGCAATCGTCACACGGTTCATTTCCGCAACATCATCCTTGCCGCCGCGCCGTGTCCCGATAGCGTCAATCTCATCGAGGCAGAGCACGCACGGACTTTTTCTTGCATAGTCGAATACCATACCGATATTTTTCTGTGTTTTGCCCAGAGCGGAATTCACCAGACCGGAGAAATTCGTGTACACGAAAGGAAGGTTCGTCGTGTAAGCAATATACCGCGCCAACTCAGTCTTTCCGGTTCCCGGCTCACCCATGAGCAGAAGAGAACTCGTATAGTGAATCCCCATCTCCTGCAACCGCAGCGCAGCACGGCGCGTCTTGCACATCTTATCAATGACAGCCTTCTCGCTGTCTCGGATGAGGAACCGGTCTTCTCGGAAAGCGCTCGAATCCTCCGCGACCAAAAGCCCCTGCAGGTTATACGGCAGTTCGATTAGCGTAGGACTTTTACTTGCAAGTGTTCGTAGACAGGTTTCCTTGAACGTTTTGTCCTTGATAGTAGTAAGGCCCTCCAACACGATTTTCGCCTGCTGCTGAGATTTCCGAATATCCCCTTCCACCACATACCGAAGCAATGCCCGTTCGTTATCGTTCACTTGATTTCCCTCCTCTACAAAAAGAAAAAGTCCCCTGCAACATTCTGCAGAGGACTTAGTCTCTTTTGCATTTCTGTTTTCTAACGCGCCGGATGATACTGTAAATACCCGGCAAGGAATAATGGTATGCCTTAGCGAGGTTTTTGGCGTCGATGCCGTTTTGGTATTTCTCGAAGATTTCATCGTTGCGTTTTTGCTGACGGCGGGTGATGCGACGATGACTGAGTTCTTTGTTGCTGATTCCGGCCTGAACCGCGATGGCACTACAATACCCTACGGAAACGCCGTACTTTTCGGCAATGTCGCGGACACGCGTATTTTTCTGATACTCCGCCACGATTTTATCGACCAGATTGGTATGGTCCTGTTCTTCCGCAATGCGCTGCGCCTGCCGCTCCTCATCGAGAGCGCGGTAGCAAGTCCTGATGCAAAGCCCGTATTTCTCGGACAGTTCCTCAAACGATAGACCGTTCTCGTAGTCCTTTACAATCTTCTCGTTTCGTTCGATGATTTCGCTGCGGGTTGCTTTCCTTTTCCTCATACTGGTTCACCCCTTAGGCTTTGCTGCCTTCTTTTTGCGTCCCTTGCCGCGATAGATACCGGCCTCATGAAGATACTTGAATCCGGAAGAGGGACTGATACCGTATTCCCGAGCAAGGTTCTCGACCGGCGTGTTGGGGTTCTTCTTCGCGTAGTCCACAAACCCCTGCTTGAAATCTTTAATGCGGCGCAAAGTAGAGGTCTCGATTTTCGTGTCGAGGTGCCGGTGGTAAGAGTCCCCGCCTTCTTTAAGAATACGAAAAATCGTGGCGCGGTTAAGGTTAAAAGCTTTTGCCAGTTCTTCGGCTGAAATGCCTTCCTGATACTGGTTGCGAATCTCGTCGTTGCGGTTATCCTTCCACTCCGTAAAAGTCACTTTCCGCCGCTTCTCCATCTCAGCCTGTGCGATATGGTAGACGGTTTGTGGGCTGAGTCCGTGCTCCTGCGCGAGGTCCGTGACCTTTGCGCCATTTTGCAGTGCATCGGTAATTTTTCGATTGCGTTCCAGCAACTTCTTATGCGTCATAGAAACCTCCCAAAATAAAAGAAGCAAGCTCCCGAAAGAACTTGCTTCTTGTATTCAGTATTCACTTTTTTCTCGTGATGCGGGCAAAAAACTCACCCACTGATTCACTTTACAGTCTTCATTTTACCCAATTCGCACGAATGTGCAACAACTTTTTACGAATTCAGGTCCACTGCATGTACGGGATGTCTGAAAGCATCATAAGGCAGGTCTCAAACTCGTCTTCGATGTATCGGGTGATGGCATCGAATCTCTGCATCAGGGGCAGTTCCGCGAAAGATGTGCCGGTTTCCTTGCGGCATTTCCCCTCTGCGCTCGTATATATCACATTCAGCATGACATTCAAGGCGAGAAGAATATCTTCATCCTTGCCCTGAACCGTGAAGTAGAAGTAGTGCTCCGACTCACCGTCCGTAACGCCGATTCGGTTGTTGTATTTTCCGTAACTCGCCAAATCACCAAACACACTGATTGCAATATATCGCAACTTATCCTCAATAGGAACAGTTCCCCATAGAGGATAGTGTTCATCCGGCTGAAAATCCGCCTTGCCGCCGTTATATTCCCATTCAACAAAATCACGGACGGAAAGTTTCTGACCGCCCGGAATGATTATTTCAAGCTGTTCCAAAGTGTTCTCACCTCTTTGCGTTGTCTCGATATTTTCTATTGTATCCGGTTCGCACGATTATGCAACATTGAGAGAGAAATTACCGGACACAGGAATCTGACGATAAACAAAAAAGCCGCCTCCAATGCGGAGACGGCTCGATGGTATCACATTCCGATTTTCTCAAGATACGGGATAGCGGCACGCATTCTTTCGCACTCCCAACTCTTGCGGGGGTTGCGTTCGTGCTTCTTGATGAACTTCTTCATCTCGGCGGAGGTTTCGGCACCCAGTCCGGTGGCGGCTAAGATTTCCCTTGCACCGTCACACTTCATGGCTTTTAGGGTATCCGAGTCAATTTCGCGTCCGCCCTCAAACGGCTGCATAAATTTGAGTCTGCAGAACGGGAGATAGCCTTCCGGTGCATTATCGCCGATATTCCAAATGATATAGCCGAGAGGCGGTTCCGTTACGACCTCGTAGGTGTCGCATACGCCAAGCGCAGTATGATAGATTTTCATTGTTGTACTCCTTATTTTTGTGGCGGTCTTTAGACCGGCTGTGATAATTACAAGTTCAGGGTGACATTGCGGGCACTGGGCTCGTATTTCTTAGTCTCTACCCCGGTAATCTTGAACATGTGTCGTGCAGCGACATTGTTGTTCGCATCCCGGTACTTGTCGTCAAGATATACGATACGCTTTATCCCGCTCTGAATGATTGCTTTTGCACACTCGTTGCACGGGAAAAGCGTGACATACATCGTAGACCCGTGCAGGTCTTTCCCGGCGTTGAGGATAGCGTTCAACTCCGAGTGGCAGACATACATGTACTTGGTTTCGAGTTCGTTTCCTTCCCTGCCCCAAGGCATGATATCGTCATCGCAGCCAATCGGCATACCGTTGTACCCAAGAGACAGGATTTTATTGTCGCGCACGATACATGCGCCCACCTGACTGTTCGGGTCTTTGCTGCGCATCGCGGACAGCATCGCAATGCCCATGAAATACTCGTCCCACGAGATATAGTCGCGGCGTTTGGCGGTGTTGTTCTGATATGCTTCGTTTTTCGGTGAAATGCTCATATGGTTCTCCTTCTTGTCTGATTTAGACAGTGGGTTCGTTTGCGTATTTTTGCGAAAAAAGGCGGTGGAGTGTCTTGCCCCACCGCATTGGTATTGGTCAGATGTACTTTTCCCAGAATTTCTCGAAGGTTTCGTCCGGCATCACCATTTCCGTCTCATCGAGGACTCGGCTGAACTCGCTGCTGCTGATGTCGGTGCCGATGAAATCCGTGACGGCATCGCGGCCACGCTGCATCAGGGCATCTTTCAGGATATACCAGCGGTATTTGTGGATGAGGTCCGTCAGAGATTCGCCATCGTTCTCCCAGTAATCGTTCTTTGCCTGAACATGATACAGAGCATCGAGAACTCCGTCGTAGTCATCGCTGTCATACTCGCTCACGATGTCGTTGAGATTGAGCAGACGGCGGTCAACGCCATCGACCTTCACGGTTGCGTTGTTGAACGAGTCATCGTCGCAGGGCTGTGCAGGAACTTCCACAGCAAACACCTCGCGGGTTTTCTTGTTTACCTTGCACGGCAGATAGAACGATGCACCGGAATCAAAGTTCGAGGTGATAACGCCGGATACAATATCGGGCATCGGGTTCTCGCGAGCCTCCTCAAACTCCGGCAGATGGAACACATCCACGACATTCTCGATGTCGTAGTCAAGGGCACGGACCTTCGTAACGATATAGCCGCTCCGCTGCAATTCGAGAACTGCACGGCAGAGGTCAAGCTTAATCTCGTGCTCATTCAGAAGACTACCGTGGCTGTCTTTTACGAGGGTGATTTCGATTGTTTTGTTCTTGGCGGTCGTTTCGGCCAGAAAATAGGTCTTGTCATTGCAAATTTCAAACATGTCATTACGCTCCTTTTTGTGTTGGACGCAAAAAGAGCGGGCCTCTCAGAATCGAGAAGTCCGCCCTTCAAGCGAAATTGTGAATGTACGAAAGGCATAAAACCCTTTCGATATGGAATGTTATCTATCGTACAATACCTATTCTATGCCATTCGCACATTTTGGCAAGAAAAAAGTCGCTGCCCCCAGCATAGGCAGCGACAAAATTATAATGCTGTTAGATATAATTAGGATTCCATTTTTCACAGCCATAGGAAACAATGGATTGCAAAAACTTTATCGGAACAAGATTCTCGCTGACCGAGGCACCGTTGTTTTTTACATATTGATTTATTTTTTTGCGCTCCTCTTCACCTGCGGACTCAACATTGATGAAAATCTCTTTTGTGGTCGGCTCATAGAAGAAAAAGCTGCTGCAAGAAATCTTGACAGTGATGCCCTCACCGTTGCCGTTTCCGATTACGATAGTTATATTTTTTCTTGCGTCAAGCGTCCGTGCGCAGTATACAGACACGCTTTTTGCAATGCGTTGTGACTCATTATCATCGAAAACAAACGCAGGGCTCATTTTATCAGCCATTCTTGCTGCTGCAACTCTTTTTGGAAACTCATTTGCTCGTCTGCTATACCAGGCTCCCTGAAGCGCCAAACTTCTTAGCACATAATCCTTGAGCGTTTCCATCGCACCTCCAAGATAACCATCCTCGTCAATGATGTAATTCACAATGCTCTTATAATTGATATTACGCACAATACTTTGCGCGTTTAGAAGAAGAAAGTTATAGTGAACCGGTCTGCCTTCGAGCATGGTATAAATAGCATATTGTTCCGCCCGCTCATTCGTTTCCTTGCCATCGCTTAAGGCATGACAGAAGCTTAATTCTTCAATGATTTTCTTGCAGTATGCCTGCTCGAATTTCTGATGATAATCTATCAACTCTGCTTTAAGCTTTGGACACACGCTGATGAGATAATTTGGTAAACTCCAAAACCGAGTAGAGTCAATGCTGTAACCGGCTTTTTTGAAATTGTTCGAGTAATCACTGGGAAGCGGTGTGTTGTAACCGTTTTTCCACGCTTCCCACCGAAATTCCTGCATATATATCTCGTTAACTCTACTGTTGACCGGCACCTTAAAAATCTTGATATATACCCCACTTTCGCAATTTCGAGGGCAGAAAATGGGGTTTTCATCTACAATAAAGCCTTCGAGAAAAGCTTCGTTTGGATTGTGGAAATATTGATAAATACATTCTTTGTTCAAGTATTTCACGCTTTTTATCGCTGCCATAATTCATCCTCCGTTTTCAACTTTTTTGTGTTGGACGCAAAAAGGGCGGACCTCTCAAAATCGAGAAGTCCGCCCTTTAAGCGAAATTGTGAATGTACGAAAGGCAGAAAGCC